TATGCTCTAGCAAAATACAACTCAGGTACTGATCTATGGACATCGGTTCAAGCCCCAGTATATGCAGACGATGACGTTGCAAGTGCAGACCTTATCGATGCTGGCGATGTATATCTTGCGACAGATGGTGATAACAATTACGTTGGATACCTTCGCTTCCGTGTAAGAAGTGCAGCGCAAGCGGCAGTTACAACATCGGCTAATGTTCCAGACGTTAACAATATCAATTCAGTTGTAACAGTTGCAGGTGTTGACTTCACATTCTCAGGTGCTACATTAGATACAGTAGTAAGTACAATGCAAGCAGATGCATCCCTAAATGCAGCAAATGTTCGTGTTGAAAAAGTTGGGACATCAAAAATACGCTTTACAAAAACAGACGGACTGCTTCTGATTATCGCGTTCACATCAGGTTACACAGACTTAGGTTTTTCACAGTCAGAATATTGGGCATCAGTTTGGAACGATCTTGAATATGTTGCTTCAACTACTGCACCTACTGGTGACATCGCGGAAGGTACACTATGGTACAATGCTGATCTACGAATTGAAATCATGCGCAATGAGTTCAATGGTGTGGAAATGGAATGGACAAAGTACGCATGGTCAGAAGATGTATATGGTCTAGGTCAAGCAGACCTACAACTACGTACTGCGACTCCTACAACACGCAAAGATGGTGTGTCACCTTTACAAGTTGGTGACCTTTGGGTGAGCGGCAATGCTGCTACATTCCCGAATGTTAAAATCTGGAATGGCTCACAGTGGGTACAACTAGATGGCGCTGATCAATCTTCAACAAACGGTCTGATTTTCTCAAACTATGCAGCGGATGCGCCATGGGATGAAGACGGTTTTGTTATTAACCGTGTTGCACACGAAAACACTGCAAACCCAGAACTTCTACCAGAAAACATCCTAATGATTAACATGGATTACACAACTCTAAACGTAAAGCGTTACACAAACGGCGTTTGGGAGTGGGTATCAGGTGTTAATGCAGATGGTTCAGGTAAGTTTGGTTCAGAAGCAGTTCGCAATATGGTGGTTGAATCAATGCAAGCAGCAGTTGCAAGTAATGATGGTATTCGCGCAGAAGCTACATACTTCAATCTAATTGCAGCACCTGGTTATCCTGAACTAATGGATGAAATGATTTCTCTAAACAAAGACAAAAAAGAAATCGCATTCGTAGTAGGTGATGCTCCACTAACACTAAAATCAGACACTACATCAATCAAAAACTGGGCAGACAACAATCTACCAGCAGATGCATATGCAGGTGTTTACTATCCACACGGTCTATCAACAGACCTATCAGGTAATGATGTTGTGATGCCAGCGTCAGCAATCGCGCTACGTACAATCGCATTCTCAGATCAAGTGTCATTCCCATGGTTTGCTCCAGCAGGTCTAACACGTGGTGTTGTTTCAAACGCAAGTGCTGTTGGTTATGTAAATGCAGAAAACGAGTTTGTTCGTGTTCGTCTAAGTGAAGGTCAGCGTGACGTAATGTATACAGCACGTATGAACCCAATCGCTGATCTACCGGGCACAGGTCTAGTAGTTTATGGTCAAAAGACACTACAGGGTTATGCATCTGCACTAGATCGCATTAACGTTGTGCGTCTAGTAAACTATATGCGTCACAACCTAGATCAAGTTTCGCGCGGCTTCTTGTTCGAACAGAACGATAAGATCACACGTGACAACATCCGTGATGCAGTAGAACGTTTCTGTGGTAACCTAGTTACAGAACGTGGTCTATACGACTTCCTAGTTGTTTGTGATGAATCAAACAACACACCGGCGCGTATTGATCGTAATGAACTATGGGTAGATGTTGCAATTCAGCCAGTTAAGTCTGTTGAATTCATCTACATCCCACTACGTATTCGCAACACAGGTGAATCTCTAGCATAATATTCTAGAATAACACAAGAAACCCCGCTTCGGCGGGGTTTTTTATTGCCAAAAATAAATGCAGATTTAATTATGTCGTTAAATGATAAATACTTGTATAATAACATAGTTTGCAAACTATAACAGGAGACATAATTATGGCAAGAACACTAAACAATTTCGGCGTACCTACAGAAGGCGCAGGCGGCGAAGCAATCGGTATCCTACAGCCAAAACTAAACTATAGATTTAGAGTGCAGGTTGCTGGCTTCGGCGGTGACGCAACAGGTAAAGAATTTACACGCCAAGTAATGAATGTTACACGTCCAAAAGTTTCTCACGAGTCAATCCCAGTAGATTCATACAACTCACGTATGTACATGATGGGTAAACACACATGGGAACCAATCACAATTACACTACGTGACGACATTGCAAACAACCTAACAAAGCTAGTAGGTCGCCAGCTACAAACACAGTTAAACCACAGAAATCAAAATGGTCCAGCTGCTGGTACAAACTACAAGTTTACAACACTAGTTGAAATCCTAAACGGTAACGATGGTACACCAATCGAACAAATTCAACTTGAGGGTTGCTTCCTACAGAACGTTGACTACTCACAGTCAGATTATTCAGTATCAGATCCAGTACAAATCATTCTAACACTACAGTATGATAACGCAATCTTTACTGATAACGAAATTATGCCAGGTGACAACCTATTCTCAAATAACTCAAGTATTCTAGGTTAATAGGCGTTCGCAATGGCACGAATACTAGCAGATAATTTTGGAGCTAGATCGCGATTTGGTTTTATGGGGGAACATGGTTCTCCCATTACCTCTGCGCCAAAATTATCTGATATGTGGTTTGTTGAAATGATGGGGACTAACGGACGGGTGGAATATTCTCACCACGTTAAGTCTGTATCACCAATATCAATAAACACAGAGTATCAGTCAGTTGATCAGTATGGTAAGCGTATACACGTACCAACGCGTGTAAACTTTCCCGAAGTACAGATAGATTTATATGATATTGTGGATGGTAGTACGTTCACTCTTGTGAAACAAATTTATGAAACATACTTCAAAAACAATTCATTGCCTACAGACGAAGGTGCATTGAACGGTACGATTGCAGACAATAATTCTGGATTAAAGTTCAATAAAAACTCAGGCGCGCAACAGTTTAATCATTTCTTTAAACGTTTTACAATTTATCATGTTTTTGCAGGCGGAAACAATTCCAGTTCTGCGAAGATTCAAAAGATTGATCTTGTTAATCCACTGGTAACTAATATGACATTTAGTCAGAGCGATTATTCAGATGCGGCACCAAGAACGATTACATTAACTCTATTGCCAGAAAACATAATCATACGAGATACAGTTTCGGATGTTAATGTCCCATATTGGATGCAGCAAGGCGCAGAAGGTATGGCAGAGGCGTTGTTATCGGAAAGTAGTGTAGTTCGTTCTGCATTCAATGATCAAATTTCTCAGTTAGAAGCTGCTGGTTTTGTAAAATCACAGGGTATTACTGGTACTGAAATCTCAACCGCTTCTGACAATCTTAACCTAGATACTAGATCAATCGGTTATATGTTAGGTGAAGACGGTCAGTGGGTTCAAAATCTACAGCAAGTTCACAACTTGACTAGATTATACAATGCTATAGGCGCATCCTCTACGACAGAAGAACGTGTTCAAGCGCAGGCTGCATTTTTAGAAGCACGTAACAATGCGCAACCAATCCCAGCGTCAGCAATAAATTATTGGGATTTTAATACGGGTAGCAATGGTATTACTGGTACAAGCACCAGCAGAGATGTGAAAAACATTCAATCATCTACAAAAGTACCAAATGACATTCCATATTTTGCTGACACCAGAACACAAGCAATCAACGGTGGCGGCGGATTTAGTAATGTAGACTTGGGTAACATTCTTACAAGTGAATTGTTAAATTCATTTTTCAATGGCACTAAGTTTAGTTTTAATAATGTTGGTGATCGTGTCGCGCAACAGTTGATCGGAAACACGGGCATTGGTCGTGTCGGTACTCTAAATTCTACTGCACAAAGTAGATTTGGTGTTGCAGGTGACATGCTTAAAGATTCAATTTCTCAGTATATTGCACCTACACAACAGCCATCATCGCGTCCTACAACAATATCTGCATCTGCAAAAGATACAACACAAGGTCAGATTGGTACTATTAGAAATGCGACTAGGAATAAATTAAGATGAATATAGATATCGTAGTTGCAAAATTAGTAAGAAAAGGCTTTACTGAAAGTAGAGCAAAATCTTATGCCAATGAATTATTAAAATATTCAAAAATCTATGGTATAGAAATATTTTCTATGATAGATCAAATTTCGCCCGACTTTAAATTGAATGATTTGGGTGAATTCATAATGAATAATACAGTGCGACAGGGCTATCAAACAGGTAGAATTTCGGGAAGAACCCCGAACAAATATGTCGCAAGGTCAATCATTGAATGAGTAAATTTCACCAAGGCAAATATCAAATCATAAATGAATCCAAATACTCAGGTTCGGGTACTCCAACCTTCAGGAGTAGTTGGGAGTTGACATTTATGCAATTTTGTGATACAAATAGTAATATAGTGGCATGGGCAAGTGAACCTGTACGTATACCTTATCAACATCCATTAACTGGCAAAATGTCAAGTTATGTCCCTGATTTTATCATTGTCTATATGGATGCAAAAGGTCAAAAACGTGCAGAATTGATAGAAATAAAACCCACATCACAGAGTAAGCCAGAATTCGCTAGAAAGCGAAATGATCAAGCACAAGTAGCAGTTAACTATGCAAAATGGGAAGCAGCGAGTGCATGGGCGAAAAAGAGAGGTATGGCGTTTCGTGTAATTAACGAAGGTGATATATACAGTAACACCAAGAAGCCAAAACCAAAAAGAGTTAAAAAATGACAAAAAGATTAGAAGAAGTTTTCGGAATGTCACCGTCTGAACCTGAAACGGAAGAAGACATTGTGGAAGAAGAAGCACAATCAATCGAACAATCCAAAGAACTTATACATTTGATAAACAGTGAACTAGCAACAACTGAAAAGATTGATGCCGCACTTCCTATGGTTGGTGATCTAAATGAACATGACACTGATATGGATGAAATTCACAAACATGCAATGGAAACATTTGAGAAACTTGTTGACATTGGTATGAATGTAGAAGCACATGCGGGTTCTAAGTTCTTTGAAGGCGCAACTCAGATGTTAAAGACCGCGATGGAAGCAAAAGATAGTAAAGTTGATCGTAAACTAAAGATGATTACTCTACAGTTGCAAAAGGCAAAACTCGATTTAGCAACAGAAAAAGAATCTAAAAACGGTAAAGATGCTGATATTGAAACTGAAGGTGCCCTTATACTTGATAGAAATGAACTTCTAAAGAGAATCGCAGAAGCAAGAAAAATTAGCGATTCTGATAAATAAGAATAGTATTGGAGAAACCAATGAAGAATTTTAAACAGTATCTATCAGAATCAACAAAAGAACACAAAGTAACTATCCGTTTTGCATCGGACTTGGACGAGGGAACAGTTGATCGTATTGAGCGTTTCTTGGGTAAGTATGACCTAAGAACGATTTCACGCGTGTCTACTACACCTATTACAAAGAATTCAATTTTCTTTGCAGAGGATGTAACAAACACTCGCGTTTCAAAAATTGACATCGTGACTGGATATCCAATGTCAGCGGACATTCTGCGTCAACAACTATCGGATCTTCTAGAAATGAACATTAAGTTTATTGCAGTTCATCCAGAAGGTTGGGAGCCACTAGATGAGCCAGATGAAGCTGGTGAAAAGAAAGCACTACTTGACTCGGATTATGAAGATGAAGCAGATAACGGCAAGCATTATGGTCGTACATTTGTAGACAACTTCTTAAAGTCATTGTCAAAACGCGATGAAGTTACCGTTGAAAACGAACTAAGTGTGAAGCCAAAGCGGGATGCATCGGGTGAACAAATGTCTATTGAAGAAGGTTCAAGCGATTCTGTCATTTCAGGAGACGAAGAATGAAGAAACATTTCAACCTAACAACTACAGAAGATAATGGTAAATCTCTTACAACTACAAACGTAAGCACAGAATACCCAGAAGAAATTGTAAGACTTCTTGCTCTTGCAGGTATGGCAGCACCAGAAGATGCTCCTGTTGAAATCGTAGAACCAGAATGTGGTTGCGGTGGAGTAGAAGAAGATGCAGAATATGTTCCCACACCGGCAAATGACAAACTTGATCTTGATGATTTCTCAAAAAAGACAGCAGATTCGATTTCACGCCAGAAGAAAAAAATTCAACCAAGTGCAGGGGATAATCCGCTAGAATATTCAGTAAACGAAGATGAAATTTACGAAGCACTTATGCGTGATTGGGATAACGAATAAAAATACGTCCTAGCGTATAGACGATTGGCCAAGGAAAGCAGTCTTTAAAGACTGCTTTTTCTTTATGCTATAATCATGATAAATACTGTTATAGAAATAGTTTAGGAGACCTATATGAAATACAGAGGTTTAAAAAATATCGGTACGGCAATGAAAAAGGTAATTCTTCGCCGTTCTATTGATTTGAGAGAACTTGGCGATCTGGGTTTAATCACAGACGATTCTGGTGACCTACCAACTTCTGGTGCGGCGCACCGAGGGTCTCTGGGTGCAACATCAGCCACTAGAACACGTACAGATTTAAGTACAATCACAGACCGCGTTGTAGTTGATACGCAGGATATGGGATTGGTAACAGAAGGCAACGGTACAATTACTCATGACTTTGCATACGCAGATGTAGCTGGTCCATACTATGGAGAAGCAGATGCACTTGGTTCATCCACCTCAACTCCATCTGCACCTGCTTGGCCTATCGCAGTTACATCATATACACCTATCGTCAGACCATCACTAGGCGCATATGATAGTTTTTCATATCACGGCTTTTCAATCAGTATGAACGATACACACTTAGCAGTTGGTGCATACGGCGCGGCCGAAGCATATGCAACACGTAACTCTGGTGCGGTAGCAATTTACCAACTATCAGATGGTATGAATACGGAAGTTCGTAAAGGTTCTTCTCTAAGCCAATTAATTGGTCAAAACGTTGAGGTTTCTGGTTCTACACTGTATGTATGGCAACTAAACTCAGAACGAGTGCAGTATTCACTAAGTGCAGAAGGTACTACTGCATATCAGGCGAATATTTCATCAACTCCTCCATTCCCTAATGGTACACAAACATTGACTGCTGAGTCCACAAGTTATACTGCGGTGTCAGATGGTCAGACAGTAACTATCACAGATAAAGCAACATCGGAAGTTAAATATACAATTGATGTGTCTGATATGAATACTATTGGCACTGTGTATATTATTATGAATGATAATTATCTTGTTGCAAAATACTCATATGCAGGTTCTCCTACAGGATACGACTACGCACTTCGCATATATCCATTGACATAATATATTGAAATTTTTAATTTAAAATGGCGGCTTCGGTCGCCATTTTTATTTGATAAATACTTATAAATTAAGTGAGTATTTAATGGCAGATTTAACAAAACGTGCGTATGCAAAGACTGAATATACTAATGAACAGTTATCAGAATTCAGTAAATGTGCAAGTGATCCATATCATTTCTTAAACAATTACTTTATAATTCAGCACCCAACTAAGGGTAGCATTAATTATAACGCATACCCATACCAAGATGAACTTGTAAATTCATATCACAACTATAGATATTCTATTTCGATGCTAGGTCGTCAGATGGGTAAATCTACAACTGCGGCAGGTTATTTGCTGTGGTATGCTATGTTCAATTCAGACCAAACTATTCTTATTGCTGCACACAAATATTCAGGTGCGCAAGAAATTATGCACCGTATACGTTATGCATATGAAATGTGTCCCGACTTTATCAGAGCAGGCGTCACTTCATACAACAAAGGGTCTATTGAGTTCGACAATGGTAGCCGTATCATAGCACAAGCAACGACTGAAAACACAGGTCGCGGTCTTTCTATTTCATTGCTATATGCAGACGAATTTGCATTCGTTAGACCTACGATTGCTAAGGAATTCTGGACTTCTATCTCGCCCACACTTGCTACTGGTGGTAAAGCAATTATCACAAGTACACCTAACTTGGACGACGACCAGTTTGCTCTAATTTGGCAAGGTGCAAACAAGATGATAGACTCTTATGGTAACGAAACCAAAGTCGGTATAAACGGATTTAGACCATACAAAGCGACATGGGATCAGCACCCAGATCGCGATGATAAGTGGGCTATCGAAGAACGCGGCAGAGTAGGCGACGAACGCTTCCTACGTGAACATGAATGTGAATTCATTGCATTTGACGAAACACTAGTTGACAGTATCAAGTTATCACAACTTGTTGGTTACGAACCTCAGCGTAGAACCGGACAAGTTCGTTGGTATGAGCCTATTAAGAAAGACACTACATACGTTGTTGGTCTTGATCCAGCAATGGGCACAGGCGGCGACAATGCAGCAATCCAAGTTTGGTGTTTACCTGACCTCAATCAGGTAGCAGAATGGCAGCACAACAAGACAGATGTGAGAGGACAGATACGAATATTACACGACATACTCAGTATTATACACGAAGATTTACGAGACATGGGAATGAGTTCGGCTGACAATTTATATTGGAGTGTTGAAAACAACAGTCTGGGTGAAGCAGCACTGGTCGTTATTGACGAAATGGATGAAGACAATTTCCCTGGTGAATTCTTGCATGAACCAAAGAAACGCGGTATACAACGTGCAGTTCGTAAAGGATTTACTACATCTTATAAAACAAAAATCACTTCATGTATGAAAATGAAAGCGTGGATTGAAAGCGATAAGATGATACCAAAGAGTAGAAACCTTATTAGAGAATTAAAAACATTCATTGCTAAAGGTAAGAGTTTTGAAGCAAAGACAGGCGAAACTGACGACTTAGTAAGTTCGACATTGTTGTGTGTTAGACAAATGCAAGTTATTACTAACTTTGATGAAGAATATGAAAACCTACTAGGGGAAAGTCTTGGCGATGGCGACAACGATTGGGATGCCCCACTTCCAATAGTATTTTGATAAATACTAAAAAGGAAATCTAAATCATGGCAGTAAATTTTGACACCCTAGCAGAAAAGATTATGCGCTTCATTCAAGGTAATGGTTTGAAGTTAACAATGTTTGATAACGAAAATGGTAAAAGTGTTGCGGATCCGTACAAAGCACGTTACTTCTACGTGGAAGAACCAAATCTTATGGTATTCTTAAATGATGATACAAACGAATTGAAATTCCATGTTGGTGAGGATGTAGACATTGATCGTCCAATGATTGAAAAAATGATCAAGAGCCTACGTCAAATGTCAAAAGAAAACATGATTGATTTCGATATCAGAACATTCGGTAAGCATATCGAACCAAAAAATTATGCATACAAAGTAGAACAAAACAAGGAGCAGACTATGAGTGATATTATGTCAGAGGGACTATCTTCACTAGAAGGATCATCACGCACAAGTCGCCAAACACTAGAAAACGCAAGACTAATCGTCAAGCACCGCAAGCCTGTAAACGAAGAACAGCGTGGCGCACGTTCACGTAACATTTCTGCAATCTTTATTGAAAATGCAGAAGGTGAACGTTTCAAGTATCCATTCGTTCATTTGAATGGTGCAAGAGCTATGGCGAGACACGTTGCGCATGGTGGTGTCCCAAGTGACATGGTTGGCGAAGCAATCGTAGAATTATCATCAAATCTATCAAAGCTAAAAGAGTTTATGAACATCGTTAACAAGCAAAATCTTGTTAACGAAAGTAATCGCGCAATCGTTTCAAACGTAAAGCTAAAGATGGAATCAATCAAAGAGTCAATTAAACGTATTCAAGGAAACAAAGGTTATGCTGCGTTCGTTGAATCAATGGCTCTAAATGAAAATACAGAAGAAGTTGAAATTTCAGAAGAAACAGTAAACGATTATGTGTCAAAATTCACAAAGACAACATTCGAAGAAACTCTAAAAGACATTCTTCCACTAGTACATCGTGTGAACGAAGAAGAATACGAAAATCGCCGCGCAGGTCTTGCAGATCGTGTTAAGAAAATTATCACAATGAAAGACAAAGATGGTAATCTAGTAAACACAATCACATTCCCAAAAACTGCAACAGCATTTGACATGGATAAGATTAAAAACCAATATCGTGATCCAAAGAATGATGCAGAAGCACGACAGCAAAAGTTTGATAAGTTTGCAGCAGAAATTGCAGACCTTTCAGATCGTGTTATCGTTGATTCATCTGATGACAAAAAGCGTAAGAACAAAGGCCATGATCGCGCAGCGGAAATCGCAATGTTCCTAGGTGATGTTGCTGAAAAGATTCGCACAAATCCAAAAGCGGTTGCAAAAGAAGATACACAGATTGTTGCGTATCTAGTACAGATTGCAAAGAAACCAGTACAAGAAGATGTTGCGGAACGAGTTTCAGCAGAAAAACGAATTGACATGATGATTTCAGAAGCATTCTCAACATTTAACAAGTTCGACTAAACTATATCTTGACATTATAGCAATTAAGGGGCTACATTCAGTAGTCCCTTTTTTGATGCATAAACCCAACTTTTCGCTTGACTTTGCTAAATAAAACATGTAATATCAATACATGCTCTAGAGAGGGTGATGTTGATATTCATTCAGGCACAAACAACTAGGCTAATATCTATCTAACATAGGCTAATAAAGGAAAAACATTATGGCAACACTAGCAGAAATCCGTGCAAAGCTACTGGCACAAGAAAACAAAGCAGCAGACAATTCCAATTCAACTCGTAGCACAAGCGCAATTTATCCATTCTGGAATATGGAAAACGACTCAACCTCAGTCATTCGCTTTCTACCGGACGCAGACCCATCGAATACATTCTTCTGGCGTGAGCGTCAAATCATCAAAATCCCATTTTCAGGTGTAAAAGGCATTGCAGAGAACAAGCCGGTGACACTTCAAGTTCCTTGCGTTGAAATGTGGGGCGACCCTTGCCCAGTTCACGCAGAAATTCGTCCATGGTACAAAGACCCATCGATGGAGAAACTTGCAAGCACATACTGGAAGAAGCGTTCTTATCTATTCCAAGGTTTTGTAGTACAGAACCCAATGTCAGAGGAACCAATTGAAAACCCAATCCGTCGTTTCGTGATTGGTCCACAAATCTTCAAGCTACTAAAAGCAGCATTGATGGATCCTGATATGGAAAATCTACCAACTGATTATGATGCTGGTACTGATTTCCGTCTTGTAAAAACACAAAAAGGACAATATGCAGATTACGCTACATCAAACTGGGCGCGCAAAGAGCGTTCACTTGATCAAGCAGAACGTGATGCGATTGAACAATTTGGTCTATTTGATCTTAATGATTTTATGCCAAAGCGCCCAAGCACAGACGAACTTCAAGCTATTGTTGAAATGTTCGAAGCATCGGTTGATGGTGAACTTTATGATCCCGCACGTTGGGCGCAATTCTATCGTCCATATGGTGTAGACCTCGGCGAACAATATAACAACACTACTGGTGCAGCACCTGCTCCAAAGCCAGCAGCACCAAAAGTTTCGGTAAAACCTGCACCACGTGACGAAGACGAAGACAAATATGACGATGAAATCCCATTCAAGTCAAATGAGGAAGTTGCACGTGAGCAAGTAAAAGAGTCAGTTTCGGCACCAGCAAAACCTGCTCAGGATGCGTCCGACATTCTTGCGATGATCCGTAATCGTAAAACTGATAGCTAATTAGAACGACGACAAGGGGGGGGCGCATGCCTGCGCCCTCCTTTTTTCAACATTTGGAGTAGAATATGGCAAGAGCATTTGATGCGAGTAAATTTCGCAAAAGTATTACAAAATCTGTTCCAGGTATGAGTGTTGGTTTTCGCGACCCAAATACTTGGATTTCAACAGGTAACTACTGTCTAAACAAGTTAATTTCAGGTGACTTCAAAAAGGGTATTCCTCTTGGTAAGGTTACAGTTTTCGCAGGTGAATCCGGCGCGGGTAAGTCGTATATTGCATCGGGCAATGTTGTGCGCAACGCACAAGAGCAAGGTATTTTCGTTGTTCTTATTGACTCAGAGAACGCACTAGATGAAGCGTGGCTACATGCGTTAGGTGTAAGCACAGACGACGATAAACTTCTCAAACTTAACGTAGCAATGATTGATGAAGTAGCTAAGATTATTTCCGAATTCATGACAGATTACCGCAAAGAATACGGTGATATGGATGAAGATCAACGCCCGAAAGTACTTTTCGTTCTGGATTCACTCGGTATGATGCTGACTCCCACTGACGTGGATCAGTTCAACCGCGGTGACATGAAAGGCGACATGGGTCGTAAGCCAAAAGCACTAGCTGCATTGGTACGTAACTGTGTTAATATGTTCGGTGACTTTAACGTTGGTCTGGTTGCAACTAACCACACATATGCGTCACAGGACATGTTTGATCCAGATGATAAAATCTCAGGTGGTCAAGGCTTCATTTATGCATCATCAATCGTTGTAGCAATGCGTAAACTAAAACTAAAAGTTGACGCAGACGGAAATAAAACTTCACAAGTACACGGTATTCGTGCAGCATGTAAGATTATGAAGACACGTTACGCGAAGCCATTCGAAAGCGTACAAGTTGAAATTCCTTATGAAACTGGTATGTCGCCGTATTCTGGTTTGATTGAATTCTTTGAAGCAAAAGGACTCTTGACAAAATCAGGAAATCGTTTAAAATATGTTACTAAGTCCGGAGAAGAAATGCTAGAGTTTCGCAAAAACTGGACTGATGAAAAGCTAGATATCGTCATGCAAGAATGGAACAATGAAGACCTAGATAGCGAAAAGCATGGGTTGACTGCACTTGAAGTTGATGTTAATGGAGACATCATCGAAGCTGACATTGAACAAACGGAGGAATAATATATGGGCAAGAAGTACGTATCAACAAAATCATATAGACAGATAGCACCATGTGCATATCGTCAATGGCGCGCGAATTCGCATTGTAATTTAATTCATGGATATGCATTTAGTTTTGGTTTTGAATTCGAAACTGATGATCTAGATGCACGTAATTGGGTTATGGACTATGGCGGTTTACGTCCACTAAAGGACAAACTTGAGGAATGGTTTGATCATACGTTGCTTCTTGCCCAAGATGATCCACAGTATGATGAAATCAAGCGTCTAGGTGATCTTGGTCTTGCGAAGATTACTGAGGTAGAAAAAACAGGATGCGAAGGTATTGCAGATTTTCTTTATGAATACATAAATACGATCTTCTTACCGAGTTATGGTGAAGGTGAACGAGTTTGGTGTAGCCGGGTTGAAGTTCGTGAAACAGATTCAAACATGGCATACCGACAAGGGCATCGGGAAGACGGCGAATTTGAAATATAAGGAAATATAAATGGCATCGTTTAGTTTGGATCTAGTTGTTGAAATGTGGGAAACTGCAAAATCTGTTATTCCAGCAAAAGAACGTTTGGGCGCAGCGGAAGCGTTCATTAAAATTTTCGATGAATATGGTTTTTCTAAAGAAGATTATGAAGAACTTTGTGACGGTGATAAGATCATGCAAACTGCATATGATCGTTACTTTGACGACGAAGACGAAGAAGACGAGGATGATTGGGATTAATGAATTGGTATAGTGCAATCGTCAAAGATTGGAGCAAAATCCCAGATTGTGTCGAACACTTCGAAAAAGAACTTGCAGAGGCGAGAACAGAAGTAAAGATACAAGGTAATGTCGAAAAGAGTGCAACAAATCTTCCTGCATATGTAGAACTTCGGTTTGCACAATTGCAGGAGATTGAAGCTATACTAGAACATCTTAACATTCAACTGCGTAAGAAGCGCAGTGAGTATTTTCGTAAGTACCTAGAAAATTACAATAAAGCATTAAGCAGCCGTGATGCTGAAAAGTATTCTGACGGCGAAGCAGAGGTAGTAGCAATAAGTGAACTAATCAATCAAGTTGCTTATGTTAGAAACCAATTCCTCGGCATCACCAAAGGGTTTGAAATAAAACACTTCCAACTTTCAAACATAATTAAGTTGAGAGTTGCGGGCATGGAAGATGCTGAAATAAACAACAGATATTAATTAGACGCTCACTTGTGTAAATACAATGCGTTTTCGGAGCAATAATAATGAATCAAATTCAAGTAACTAAAAGAGACGGTACAAAAGAACCACTTGATCTTGAAAAAATGCACAAGGTCGTGTTCTTTGCGTGTGATGGCGTAAATGGCGTTTCTCCAAGCGAAGTGGAGATAAAATCATCAATTCAATTCTTTAATGGTATTACTACCACAGAAATTCAAGAAACACTTATCAAAGCATCGGCTGATCTAATTAGCGAGGACACTCCTAACTATCAGTGGGCTGCTGGTAACCTAATCAATTATCATATACGCAAAGAAGTATATGGTCAGTTTGAACCTTGGCATATCCTAGATATCGTCAAGAAGAATACTGAACAGGGATTTTATGATCCCGAACTTATTAATTCATATTCAGAAGAAGAATGGGAAAAAATTAATGGGTTCATCAAACATGAACGTGATTTCCATATTTCATATGTGGGTATGGAACAATTCCGCGGTAAGTATCTGGTTCAAAACCGCGTGACGAAGCAGTTGTACGAAACACCTCAGGTGGCATATGTTCTTATCGCAGCGACACTATTCAGTCAGTATCCTCGCGATGAACGTATGAAGTGGGTCAAAGATTACTACGATGCAGCAAGTAACTTTGATATTTCCCTACCAACACCTGTAATGGCTGGTGTTCGTACACCGCAACGTCAGTTCAGTTCGTGTGTTGTTATTGAAACAGCGGATTCTCTCGATTCTATTAATGCAACTGCGAGTGCAATTGTAAAATACGTGTCACAGAAGGCTGGTATTGGTATTGGTGCTGGTAGCATTCGTGCAATCAACTCTCCAATTCGCAATGGTGATGCATCACACACTGGTGTTATTCCATTCTATAAGCATTTCCAGTCAGCGGTTAAGTCATGTTCACAGGGTGGTGTACGTGGCGGCGCAGCGACATTGCACTATCCAATTTGGCACTTAGAAGTAGAAGACCTACTTGTTCTAAAGAACAACAAAGGCACAGAAGACAACCGTGTTCGCCACCTAGACTACAGTGTGCAGTTTAACAAGTTAATGTACGAGCGCCTAATGACCAGTGGTGACATTACACTGTTCTCACCTAACGATGTACCTGGGTTGTATGATGCATTCTTTGCTGATCAGGATAAATTTAGAGAATTGTATGAAAAAGCAGAGCGCAACACTAAAATTCGTAAGAAGTCTGTTCATGCGATTGATCTTTTCTCAGCATTCATGAATGAACGCAAGAATACTGGTCGTATCTATTTGCAAAACGTTGACCATGCGAACACACATGGTTCGTTCTTGCCAGAAGTTGCACCAATTCGCCAGTCGAATCTATGTCAAGAAATCAATCTACCAACAAAACCACTCAATGACTTTAATGATCCAGAGGGCGAGATTTCTCTATGTACACTTGCTGCTATCAACTGGGGTAATATGAAAACAGTATCCGACTTTGAACGTGCGGCACGCCTCGCAGTTCGTGGTATTGATGCGTTACTTGATTATCAACGTTATCCAGTTCTTGCAGCGGAGTTGTCAACAATGAAGCGCAGACCTATTGGTGTTGGAATCATCAACTTTGCATATTGGATGGCAAAGAATGATATGACTTACACTAATCCAAATCTTGATCTAATTGATGAATGGGCAGAAGCATGGAGTTTCTATCTAATCAAAGCATCAGTTGAACTTGCAAAAGAAATCGGAGCATGTTCTGGTTCAAACGAAACCAAATATGGTCAGGGTATTGTACCAATCGATACAAGAAAACTTGACATTGATGAATTAGTAGAGTATAAAGAGCGTCAAGATTGGGCTGGGCTACGTGAGGATCTAAAAACATATGGTATTCGAAATTCCACACTAATGGCCCTGATGCCAGCAGAGACAAGTGCGCAGATTTCAAACTCAACCAACGGTATTGAACCGCCACGTAGCTATGTTTCAGTAAAACAGTCAAAGCATGGCGTTCTAAAGCAAGTTGTTCCTGGAATCCACAAGCTAAAGAACAAATATGAATTACTATGGGATCAGAAATCACCAGAAGGCTATCTAAAGATTGTCGCAGTTCTACAAAAGTACATTGACCAAGGTATTTCTGTAAACACTAGTTACAATCCAATCTTCTTTGAAGACGAAAAGATTCCAATGTCAGTGATGTTGCAACACTTGATCATGTTCTACAAATATGGCGGCAAGCAACTTTACTATTTTAACACGTTTGATGGTCAAGGCGAACTAGATGTAAGTAAAATGGTTACAGAAGAACTCCCACTATCAGACCTAGATGATGATGCAGCATGTGATAGCTGTGTAATTTAAGAAAGAACGTATAATATGTCAGTTTTTAACGCAGAGAACAAGTCCGATCATACTAAAGCACTAGCATTTCTAGATCCTAACGGTGGAGTTACCATCCAACGTTATGATATGCTAAAATACAAACAGTTTGACAAGCTAACAGATAAACAACTTGGCTTCTTCTGGCGCCCAGAAGAAGTTGACGTTACAAAAGATGCAAACGACTTCAAAAATCTAACAGACCATGAACGTCACATCTTTACATCTAACCTAAAGCGTCAAATTCTTCTTGATTCTGTTCAGGGACGCGCACCAACTGAGGCTTTTGCACCTCTAGTGTCTATTCCTGAACTAGAAGCGTGGATTCAGACTTGGACCTTCTCTGAAACTATCCATTCTCGCTCCTATACGCACATTATTCGCAACGTTTACGCGGATCCGTCAAAATTATTCGATGAAATGATGGACATTGACGAAATTATGGATTGTGCGGACGATATTTCACGTAACTACGATGAATTGATTGAACAAGCAGCATATTTCAACCTTCTTGGTGCGGGCAAGCACACAATTAATGGTAAGGAGGTTGTTGTAGACCCATATGAAATCAAAAAGTCACTTTATAAGACGCTAATGAGCGTAAACATCCTTGAAGGTGTACGTTTCTATGTTTCTTTTGCATGTTCATGGGCTTTTGCAGAACTAAAGAAGATGGAGGGCAACGCAAAGATTATCAAATTGATTGCACGTGACGAAAATCTCCATCTTGCATCGACACAAACGTTACTAAAGCTACTTCCTAAGGATGATCCTGATTACATCAAGATTGCACAAGAGACGGAAGAAGAATGTATCAAGATGTTTGTTGATGCAGTGGAACAAGAGAAGAAATGGGCTGAATTCCTATTCAAAGATGGTTCTATGATTGGTCTAAACGCAGAACTACTACGTCAATACATCGAATGGATTTGCTGTAAGCGTATGCAAGCTGTAAATCTACCATGCCCCTACAAAGTTCCACAGGCAAACCCACTTCCTTGGACTCAAAAGTGGATTGCAGGTGCAGAAGTACAAGTCGCTCCGCAGGAAACCGAGATTTCTTCATATGTAATCGGTGGTGTGAAACAAGACGTAAGTAAGGATACGTTTGGCGGGCTATCATTGTAAATAGCATAAATACAATATAAGTATATAGTATTAAGGAGATACACAATGATCCCGAACTTACACGAAGAAATGAAAAAAGCGGTAGTTAGAAGCCAACACACTCAGAGAAACTGGGACCTATCAAAAGAAATGCCACAGGATGACATTGATATGTTGGTGCATGCCGTAACTACATGTCCTAGTAAACAAAACTTTGCATTTTACAACGTACACGTAATCACAAATAGAGAAACTATTGAACAGGTGCACGAACTTACTACTGGTTTGGGCGTGACTGATCCAAAAACAGGCGTTCGTACTGACATTACTAATTCTCAAACATTAGCAAATCTGCTAATTGTGTTTGAAGAAGCAGACGTATCAGAGGCTTATAAGTATAAACTAAAATCTAGGGATTCAGATTCAGAGTTTACATACAATAAAGATAAAGACATGGCAGTTGGTATAGCAGCTGGTTATGTTAACGTAATTGCTTCTATGTTAGGATATCAAACTGGATGCTGTGCATGTGGTCAATTTGACAAAATACAAGAGGTATTGGGCTTAAAAAATGCACCAATTCTATTAATGGGTGTTGGATACAAAGATCCGAACAGAGAAAGACGCGAACACCATACTCTAGGTGTAAAAGTAACTAGACGAGTTAAAGAGCCAATTTCAGTATCTTATATTAAATAATCAAGGATAACAATGACAGATAACATTCTTAGACGATTTCATTCTGCAATGACAAATGAAATTTCATATCAACCAGAGACTCCTGTAGACCGAAAGGTCATTGATGTATATCTACCGAATTTTGCCGCGGCGGTAACCGAAGAGGATAAACCTAAAGTAAATGTTATCGATCTTGGTTGCGGCAGTGGTTATGCTTTAGAAAAATTCAAGGAATTGGGGTTTGAGCATGTTCAAGGTATTACTTTGCATCGCGAGGACCACACCACATGCAAGTTGAAAGAACTTAATGTAACACTTATGGACTTCACTAATAATGGTATTATGAGTGGTTACTTCAACGTGGTTTGGGCTAGACAGTTTCTACAATACTCTCCATTTCCTTTCTTGACTATTCTAGAAATGAACAGAATTATGCGTCTAAATGGACTTGCATATATTGAAGTTCCAGAACCTGGTGATCATGCAGTGTATACGACACTAGGTGCGCAGAATTACAGAACATTTTTGCAACGTGCGGGTTTCGAAATTCTACAACAGTCTGATTTTGAACTAAGTTCGGGTGATATTAGTGAAAAACATAACTTCTTTATCGTTGCAAAACGATTGAATGTTAAACTTCCAGAATTAGAAGACGAAGAAGAATAATTCAAAACACAATAATAAAACAAAAAGGTCTGTTCGCAGGCCTTTTTTATTGGCGAATCTTGACTTTTATATTGTAACGTGTTATAGTTATAAAAATGAGGTAAATGATGCAAGACAGACAAGAACAACGACTGCGACAGAGATTTGACGCAAAGATAGAACGGACACATGAGCGAAAATATCACATGCGTCAAATTCCACTAGATTATTCTACTGCATCTAAATTTGATAAGATACTTCCAGAATATCAAACAGAACACATTTGGGTGATTAAGATGGGAGAAAGAGATTTAGAGAAGTTTTTTGACTATCTAGATTGGCTTGAACAAGATTCTCGCCATGAACCCATTCAATATGACGAAAATCGTTTCATTCAATACATGCGCAAACACATGGATACAGAACACAATGAAGCACAACTGAGAAAACAATACCCAATGCTACAAAGTGCATGGGAACAATACAGAGCCGCATTGGCATTGGTAAAATAACATGTGCAATTCTTTATATATAATCTCATATCACGGGTCTGACCCAGAAGTCAGACAAAAACGCCTAGATAATCATAATAAACAAATAGACTGGTGGCTAAACTACGATGAACTTATCAACATATATATTCTTGCTCAAGATTATCAACCGAGTGAATATTGGAATCATCCTCGCATTCACTATATCGATAGACTTGATGCTCCTGTGCCACCTGCATCTGCCAGAAACATATTACTCAATCATTTCTATGACACAGATAACCGCTGGGCAATATTTGCAGATTCAGATGCTATTCTCAATTTACACCCCAATTTTGAACACACTCACATTAATATATGTGACATTCTTCGGAGTTATCCCGAAAATTTTGACAACATAGATTTGTTCTGGCCGCATTGGGATGGCAGACCTGGTGATGGTGCATTCTATGACAAGTATAACAATGTGGATCCAGATTACAAAGACGTTGATTGGAATTCAGAACTTAGATTTGATCGTAAGTTTGGAAGCATGAAAGGTACACTTTTCTTTCTAAAGAATAACAATGATCGGGTAATGATGGATGCGAATTTCAATGGTACTGGAAAAATCATCCCAGGCGAAGACGATGAATTTGCAATTGCTATGGCAATGAATGGATACAACACATACATTCTTAGAAACATCATGTTAAAAGAATTTACAGCAGGTTCAACCCATGCCGGAGAACAATCTACTCGCAAAGAAGAAATGCGTAAAGGTGACGATATTATTAGAGAAAAATATAACTTACCGGACGACAGAGGAAAGTGGTATAAGAGCGTGAAGCAAAATCGTTCTGGTATGGCTAAGATACAAAAAATACCTTACACAGCAGCCATACAAAAAAATGCGCTTTTTTCGTTCTAAGTCCACGTTAACAGGTAGTATAAAATGAAATATAAACATTGGCTTACGGCTCCATTTATTTACAGTGTACTTATACCGCTTGTTATTTTGGATGTATTGATAACATTGGCACAAAAAGTATCATTTCCTATTTATGGAATTCCAACGGTAAGAAGGTGCGATTATTTTCAGTTTAATCGTCACAAATTAAAAAACTTGCCGTTCGTGCATAAGGTAAATTGTATATATTGTGAGTACGTAAATTGTTTACTAGAATATTCAGTTGAAATATCCGCACGTCTGGAGTATTATTTTTGCCCATTGAAACATAAGACCAGACCAAAAAATCCCCATAGATTGTATGATGATTTTATTGAGCATAATGACAAGTGCGACCTGGAAGAAAAAATTCAGACACGGAGAAAAAAAATTCGCGCATGTGACACGTGTAATAAATGTTGACAATATAGCGAATCATGCTATATTAAGTATGTAATCAAGAGAGGGAAATAAATGACTTACTTCACTTTTAAAGCATACGGTTCTATTTTCACGGCAAAAGCAGAAAAAGGCCTTGATGTGATGGAACAAGCAAACAAAGAACTTCTTTGGACTAATCCAGAATTTAAAGACGGTACTTGGATGGAAGCTGGTCCAACCACTTATGTTTGGATTGAAGGAAACTTTTTTGATTAAAAAAGGTTGACAGTTGCTACGAATCACTATATAACAGTTATGTAATCAGAGAGAGGAACACACAATGGCTTACATGTCTCAGGAACGTAAAAAAGTTATCGCTGTAAACATCAAGAAAGTCGCTGCCAAGTACGGGTTCAAAGGTCGTGACATTACTGTTGGTGTTCAACATCATTCTTCCCTCGTTGTCAACATCAATGCTGGTCCGATTGACTTCATCGGTGATGCAAACGCTTTCAATCGTGAATACGCAGAGCGCCGTGGTCAGCAGTTCTACGAAGTCAAAGGCAACTACTCTGTCAACCCTTACTACTGTGAGGAACATGCCGTAGATAAGAAAATCAAAAAGTTTTTCAAAGAGTTGCTGGCAGCAATCAAATCGACTGGTTACTACAACAACAGCGACATTATGACCGATTACTTTGACCATGACTTCTACATTGACATCAATGTTGGTCGTTGGGATCGTGAATATGTTCTGAAGGATGCAGCATAATGTACATCGTAAAAGTAAAAGATACTAACGAAACTGTTGCTATTTGTTCTCGAAAGGAAGATGCGGAAGCATTTGTGAGTGCAGGTAGCTTAGATAAAAAACAATACAAAATCGAAATCGCGTAAGGAAAATAAAAATGAATATGGAACGTGCTGTAGAAATTCTTGGAATCAATCGTACACAGGACGGCGATTTGCGTCCTATGGTCGTGGCACTTAAAGTGTTTAGCGCACTTAATACTCCGGAAGAAAATGAACGGCTTGAGGCAGCACAATACGTTCTTCGACGCTGGACTGCGTATCAAGACGCGTGTAACGAAAAACGTACTAAAGTACTTTGCGCTTAATTAAGAATACTGGGTGGAAAACATAATGAACGTAGCTAAAACTGTCTCTATGGAAGCGGCGATTAATAAAGGCCATGATGTGTATGTTGTTTATGCAGAGGACACTAAAGAAATTGTAAATTGGTTTGTATTTGGTCAAAAAATGGCACAAGTTGATACAGAAAATCGTTGTAACCGTTATGGTCCGGACACACACAACTATGCTGAATGGAGTCGATACGTTTTCATCCGGGATCGACATGACCGCCACCTGAAACAACTCGAGGAGATTGAACGGAGACTCTGATGAAGCTAGGTGTTTTTGGTGATAGCTTTGCAGTATCTTGGTGTGACACCGACCCATATTGGGTAAACGTGTTGCGGTACGATTATGGTTACGATGTGACCAACTACGCACATGGTGGTACGGGATTGGATTACTCGTATTACCATTTCCTTAAAAATTATGAAAAGTTTGATAAAATAATTTTTGTCGTCGGTCACCCACACAGAAAAACATACTTCGATTATAAGTGCAAAGACGCTATATTTCCTAGACTTGATCATCTGTCAAAGATATCACACCTTGAACCAAATTCGGTTGTTGGTGCATTTGATGGCTATTTAGATGTGTCCCATCATATATCAGCAGTGCATCCAGATCGTACAACTAAACGCGTACTTTCCAACAAATTGGAAGAATGGGCGACATTTCCAGAATCTGATTATCTAACATATTATGCGATGCAACGGGACATAATTCATACGCACCCGGAAACCACTCTTATACCTGCATTTGCACATTATACCCCTTATGGCATGTACAATATTTCAGATATAGATTACAAAAAATTCCGCACACATTCAGAAATACATCACCGTAGGTTTAACCATATGTCGTCGGTTCAAACCGCAGAATTTGCAAAATATATTGCACTATCAATTACTGATGGTTTTGATGTAAATTCAACACTAGGGGACGATGTGGAAAAGTATTATTCATCATCAGAAAATACAGAGGAAGCCGGATTAAATTCTTGACAATGCGACGAATCATGCTATATTAATAGAGTAGTCAGAAAAGAGAGGAAATAATCATGGGTTGGATTCGTGCAGTATTAGTATTCGTTGGTTTGATGATGCTCGTTGTAGGTGTCAGTGCAACAGATGATACTTCGTTGTGGGTAGTTGCAGCATTTGCATTCCCAGGTCTTATGCTAATGTTCGTGTTTGGCGTTCTACTTGAAACCGAACGCGATTATTAATTCTTGACAATTGTAGCGAATCGCGCTATAAACAATCTGTAAGTTAATGACATAACAGCAAAGGAGTGAGATTCATGGCTGTAGTACAAATCGAAAATGGCTTCTATCGCAATCAAGAAGTCAGCGGGGTGTTTCCCGTTGTTTCACCGATGAAAGAGGCAAAAGACGGTACGTTCTTCATCACTGTAGATGGTACAGGTACCGAATTTGAGCGTGATAAGATGCGCGTCAAAGTAAATCCTGAATGTGTCACCGAAGTAGGTGCAACTAAAGAATCTGACGAAGAAGCAATGAACCGCATTGCAGAACGCTTTGCAATTCTTGATCAAATGACCGAAGCAACGATTGATGGCGTTGTGCGCGGCATGGTCGTCTCTGGCCCTCCGGGTGTTGGTAAGACGTATGGCGTTGAACAAATTCTTGAAAAAGATTCGCTGTTTGATGTGATGGGTGATCGTCCACTTCGTCATACTTTCGTTAAAGGCACAATGTCTCCGATTGGTCTGTATGCTACTCTTTACAAGTATAGCGACCCTAAGAACATTGTTGTTCTGGATGACTGTGACTCTATTCTGTTCAACGAGGATGCGCTGAACATTCTTAAGGCTGCACTTGATAGCGGTAAGAAGCGCAAGATTTCGTGGAACTCGGACTCGCACTTCCTGCGCCGTGAAGGTGTTCCGGATCAATTCGAATTCAAAGGTTCTGTGATTTTCATCACTAACTTGAAATTTGATAACGTCAAGTCTTCGAAGATTAAGGATCACTTGGAAGCAATTATGTCGCGTTGTCACTATCTTGACTTGACTATGGATTCTACTCGCGACAAGATCCTGCGTATTAAGCAGATTGCACGTGACGGTGGGTTGTTTGATACCAAAGGTCTTGATAAGCATCAGGAAGTGGAAATCATTGATTTCATGGTCAAGAACCAAAAGCGTCTGCGGGAAATCTCACTGCGTATGGCACAAAAGATTGCAGACTTGCGTAAAATGTCTCCCAACGGTGATCGTTGGATGCGTCTTGCTGAAACTACTTGTATGAAAAACCGAGTAGCATAAGCATCGCAAAGCGACCGGGTTTTCTCACTCCTCCCGGTCGCTTTTTTATATCTTGCATTTGGGGTGAAAATTTGTTATACTATAAAAATGAAAAAATGTACAATCGTTATTAAAGACGAAGTAAACGTCAAACTTGAAGGACTCGACCCTGCAACACGTAGAAAGTGTTCAGACAAGTTGAAGTTCTTTTTACCACATGCGTATCATATGCCAGCGTACAAACTAGGACGTTGGGATGGTACTGTGCGTTTCTGTGATATCGGAGGCAGAACATACCTCAATCTGCTTGATGACATTCTTCCTATCATTATGGAAACAGGTTATGATATTGACATTGATGATCGCCGTGAAACTACAGAACTACAGTTTGATGAAATTGGTGAGGACTATTGGGGCGACACGGTGTGGCCCAAAGGACACCCTTTCGAAGGTGAACCAATTCGTCTACGTGACTATCAAGTTGAAGTGATCAATAAATTTATTGAAACTCCGCAAGCATTGCAAGAGATTGCAACTGGTGCGGGTAAGACCATTATGACTGCGACTCTATCAAGCATAGTAGAAAAGTATGGTCGGTCAATTGTCATTGTACCAAACAAGGACTTGGTAACACAGACAGAACGAGATTACATTAACTGTGGTTTGGATGTTGGCGTATACTTTGGTGATCGTAAAGATATTGGTAAAACACACACTATCTGTACATGGCAATCTCTCAATTCCCTGCTAAAGAAGACTAAAGCAGGATCAGACAACATCATGGATTTCATCGAAGGTGTTGTGTGTATCATGGTTGACGAAGTTCACCAAGCAAAAGCAGACGTTCTAAAAGACTTGCTTACAAGTGTGTTTGCAAACTGTCCAATTCGTTGGGGTCTTACTGGGACTATTCCAAAGAGTGACTGGGAATTTGCGTCATTACGTAGTTCACTTGGAGAAGTGATTAATCGTCTTGCAGCAAAAGAACTACAGGATCAAGGAGTTCTCGCACAATGCCACGTGAATGTAATTCAAACACAAGAGACTGCGGAGTATACAAGTTATCAGAGTGAATTGAAATTCCTACTTGAAGACAAGACGCGTATGAAATACCTCGCAGGACTTATACAAGAACTATCAAAATCTGGTAACACTCTTGTGTTGACCGGACGTATCAACAACGGTAAAATTCTACAAGAGTTGATACCCGATGCAAAGTTTGTTCAGGGTGAAATGAAAACCGCTGACAGAAAGGATGCATACGATGAAATCAATGAAGCAAATAATACAATTACTATCGCAACCTACGGAGTGGCTGCCGTGGGTATTAACATTCCTCGTATCTTTAACTTGGTTCTACTTGAGCCTGGAAAATCATTTGTGCGCGTTATTCAGTCAATAGGACGAGGTGTTCGTGTAGCAAAGGATAAAGACTTTGTTCAAATCTGGGATGTGACTAGTCGTTGTAAATTTTCTAAACGACATCTAGCAGAACGTAAAAAATATTATAAAGATGCACAATACCCATACAGTGTAGAAAAGGTAAACTACTAATGAAAATTCTAACTCCCGAAAATAAATGTTTCGAAATGAATTCGTTACCAGAAGAAATCGAAGATATTCGATATTGTGTAATGGATGTTACAGATAAAGCAGAACCTGACTTTTTCTTTATTCCACTGGTGTTTATCGAAACGTTCAATGCACCAAGTATCAGTATGAATATTGGTCCGCATAAGATTGAAATGCCACTTGATTGGAACATTTTGATCGGTGATCGTGAGTTAGGACAACTCGAATTTGTTCCACTCACTAGTATCAATGAACGAGATTTTGATACAATTGTAACCAATCCACTTGCGGGCTTTACAATGGGTTGGGAACCTGTTACAGTGAATAATGTATTCGCAGACGTAAAATGGTTCTTTCCAAAACTAAAGTATGGGCACATTCTTGCTATTCCACTAGAGCATGGTGAAAAGCCTCGATGTGCATATTTCGTAAAAGACTTGAATAGAATCCCAGACACCTTGAACAGCTATGACTTCTTCTAAAGATAACAAACTTCCATTAAACGATGTGCTTGCTGCGATTGATCGCAAAGACTTCGATTGGTATGCGTCATTGTCAGTAGATGATAAAAAGAAATGGTCCAGTTGGTTGTTTTTGCGATATGCAAGTAGTGTAAAAGGTTCTGGAGCGGATGATGCGCTACTAAACACAAACGAGTTCGTCAATAAGTACTATACTGATTTGTATAAGCATGACGAACTAATGTGGAAGTTAATGTGTCTCACTGGTAGTGGTAAGAAACAGTTTCATGAATGGATTAAACCTCCAACGTCCAGAACTAAAACTGATAGTGTTTCACAGTTTGTTTCACAATTATATCCTCATATGAAGGGTGATGAAATTTCACTGTTTCGCCAACTGAATTCAGATGATGATTTGAGACGCGTTGCAGAAGACATGGGTATGCTTGAAAAAGAAATTGAAGAAATTTTTGGTAAGGCTAAAAAGAAGAAAAAATGAAATTTGAATGTAAGTTTTGCGGAAAATCATTTGCTAGGGAGAAAACTCTTACTGTCCATCTATGCGAACAAAAACGTAGATGGATTAATAAAGATGCAAAATATGCGCGTCTTGCACTTCTCGCTTATAACCGATTCTATAAACTTACTCAAAATGCTTCAAAGGAAAAAACTTACGAAGAATTTATGAAAAGTCAGTACTATCTTGGATTTACCAAATTTGGTAAACACATAATCAATATTAATGCGATTGATCCAGAAAGATTTATTGACTTTGTTATCAACAATAGTGTACCATTAGATAAGTGGTGTAGTGATTCGGTGTATGAAACCTACATACGTGAATTGAATAAAAAAGAAACCGCAGAACGTGCATTAGAACGTGGTATTCTTTTGATGGAACAATGGAGCAGAGAGTATGATAGACCGTATAATGTATTCTTTAGGGAAATTAGTAGGCCGCGCCTTATACATTGGATCAAATCCGGACGCGTTAGCCCTTGGATTATTTTTAATTGCGATAGCGGCGATGCAGCAATTGCATCAATGACTGACCATGAATTGAATATGATCAATGAATATCTCGAACCTACATTTTGGACTACGAAGTTTAGAAAACAACCAGAAGATGTAGACTTCGTAAAAACAGTATTAGCACAGGCGGGACTTTGATATGGAAGAAGATAAAGACTACACTGCGATGATTGAACAAATCTACAAGTTGATGGAAGATAATAACGGCAAGATTGAATCAATTGCGAAAACTGAAAAGTATTCGGGAGACACTAGTGGTCACTTAACTTATTTCCCAAATAAACTAAGTGGTGGTTCTTGGGATTATTATAAAGATTACAGGGACTACAAAGACTATATTTGGAACGATACGCATATTACATCAACAACTTCGATTGGTCCAAATACAGTCCGACACCAAGAACTTGTAACACGATTGGAAAAACTAGAAAAACTTGTTGAAGATCGTTTGCTTGTTCTACGTCCAAACAAAGAAATGCTAGAAAAGTATGAACTACTTCAAAGCATTTATGAACAATACAAAGCGGCAGAGGCGTTACTTTATGGCAATGAAGACGACGACAGTTAAGGAAGATCCAGTAACTGGTGAATTGTTTATTGAATTTGATGATGAAACAATTGCACAACTTGGTTGGGAAATTGGCGATACTGTTGAATGGATTGAAAATTCAGATGGCACTTGGACCATACAGAAAGTAGACAATGACAAAGATTTATGAATCGCCAGATGGCGGCAAGACAGTATATGAACGTGAAAGTGGTTCTACATCTAGAACACGAGTAGAAACTTCATGCGGCGATTATGGGTGGCTGTTGGATGATTTTGATGATACAGTTTCTACAGAAACAGTAGACGATGATATAACGCAGAAAACATACGATTGGTTGGCGGATGATACAATTGATGTTTCATCATTGAGTGTATCTAGTTCTAGTATTTCAAGTGGTAGTATTATTCTTAAAACTAACAATCCAACCCCAACTGATATTAGAATTCACGACGAAAACGGAAAAGAATACAGCTTCCGTAACATGTTTGATCGTTTGGATACAATAGAAAAACGCTTGACAATTTTGCGACCAGATGATAAAATGTTAGAAAAATACGAACTTCTACAAAGTTTGTATGATCAGTACAAAGCGGCAGAAGCATTGCTTTATGGAGAAGAAGATGACTCAGAGAATTAAGACTTACACTTGGCAAGACGTAGAAAACGCAGTACGCAATATTGCAATGCAAATGTATAAAGACAATTGGCGGCCAGACTACATTGTTGGTATCACTCGCGGTGGGCTTGTTCCAGCAGTTCTACTTTCGCATATGACTGGAATTCCTATGCATACGTTGTGCGTTCAACTTGCGAATGAAGACTTGGAAGAAAACACGGAAAGTAACTGCTGGATGGCAGAAGATGCGTTTGGTTACGTAAGTGAAGAAGAACGTTCCATACCTCAAATTTATAGCGATGCAGATCGCAAAAAGAATATCTTGATCATTGATGATATCAATCGCGGTGGCGATGCAATGAAATGGATCAAACAAGATTGGCAAGGCGGGTGTCTACCAGATAATCCAAACTGGGATACTGTTTGGCATGGCAATGTAAAGTTTGCTGCACTACTCGACAACGTGAATTCTAAAGTTTCGATGGATTATTGCGATGAAGAATTTGCAGAAGGCACAGATGATCTTTGGATTGAGTTTCCTTGGGAAGCATAAACATGTCTCTTTTGCGACATAGTAATGTCAAGGAGCGACTTGAACGATTACGCAAGTTACAAGGCAAAGTAGAACACCTGCGAAAATTTGCAAAAGAATTCGACAATGATGAATTCATGCAATGGAACAAGGTTGAAGTTTCGACATTAAAATTCGAAAACGAAATGATACCCGGCGCAGGTGTACTAACACAATTGATTGATTGGTGCAATGAAAATTGTACAGAAAGTTACGTTGCATTTCGCGGAGACTTTTATTTCAAAAGTGAGCAAGATGCGGCATTGTTAATTATGGTATGGAAATGAAAGTTAACACTGATATTGATATTGACGTTGTTAATCGGGACGAAGTTTTAAAATTCTTCCCGCATATTCCAGCCAGTATCATTAGTGACAAGGGTCATAAAAAGCACAACAGCGGTGTATATCTTAATGATATTCCAGTAGATCCTATTACTGGATTTGCAAGTATAGATTACAAAGAAGCAGAAGAACTTGGATACTTTAAACTTGACTTTCTGAACAACAGTTTGTATGATGGAGTTAAAGATACAGAACATCTAGATTTTCTAGCATCACAAGAACCTATTTGGGAACTTCTAGAACACGAAGAAGTCGTGTCTCAGCTTGCACACCTTCATAATCATTATTCTGTAGTGAAAGCGATGAAGCCCAAATCGATAGAACAACTAGCAGCGGTTCTGGCAATAATACGCCCAGCCAAGAGACACTTGCTGGGTTCAGATTGGACTACGGTTATGAATGAGGTGTGGATCAGGCCAGAAGACGATCAATATTACTTCAAGAAAGCCCACGCCGTTGCTTACGCAATTAGTATTGTTGTGCAACTTAATCTATTTTGCGAACAAGTTGGATCGAACGGCGCTTAATACGTTTTGCAACGATATTATTTAAACTTGTTTCTGGTCCCCAAACTATTTCAACATCTTTGGAATTCATATTTACGATCCAAGGTTTGAAGTGTTTGATTTGCTGTCCTAAGAACAAATTAATTGGAATAAGTCTATTTGATTCCCACCACCATTGTTCTCCAAGTTCTATGAACGCTTTTCTCAACTCTGGTGTCGGTATTGCTTCGAAGTTATATATTGAGGTAATTACTTGATCGGTGTTTATAACAATACCGAAATAGTCGTCATACTCTTTTTTTCCATAACGTACATACGAGAAGAACGGATAGTTCTCTTGTATCCACTTTTGTTTTTCATCATCAATCATCGTACAGTTATTTAGCATGGGAAAAAATGGCTCTCCTGGGAGATAAATACATCTATGATAAACTATAACGTGTTTCAGTATAATAGAGAAATTGAAGTCGTCTGTGTTGATGGTGACAACACTGAGACTATGACAACCTACCTAGGAAATATGCCAATGTATGACGGACATCACAAGCTACATAAGGGTATTGATAATACTCTAAGATTTAAAATCAAAGATACGGATCGTAAACCAATTGACCTGACAAACAAAACAGTCATTTGGAAGATGTATGATCGTGAATCTAGAGAAAATGTACTATTCCGATATCCAGTCGTAACCAACGCAACAAAGGGTATGGCATCGCTGACAATCACCACAGCAGAAACAATTATGCTTCCTGAAGGTTTCTATCAATTTGCTATGTACACTGTTGAAGATGGTGTAGAACAGATCATTTATACTGATACATATGACAACGCACATGGCGTTGTAGAAGTAGTTGACGATGTATATCCAGAATTCGAAGATTCACAAGAAACATCTGTTTTCTATTTTGATGGTACGAATTATACATCAAGTGTTCTTGATGGTTCTGGTAACACAGTAAAATCAAAATCAGTGCATACATTCGCTCTTTACTTTGACAACTTCACTGGTGTAGTTCATATTCAGGGCGATTTGAGTGTGCAACCAAGTTCAGCAGAAGACGATTGGTTTGACTTGACACCAAGACTGATGTATGATAGTGACATTACAATCAATAACGAAACTGGTGTTCAGGGCTACGTTATTCAAGCAAACGTAAACTGGATTAGAATTCAATACACTGCAACAGCAGGTTCAATTACAAAAGTTCTTCTTAGAAACTAATTTATATAAAATATTAAAAAATGTGATCCCGGCTAGAAATAGTCGGGATTTTTTCTTGACATATTAAACGAATCTCTATATACATAATATGTAATCGAATGAGAACCTTATAATGCAAAGTACATATGTAGAAAACTTTTACGATCCTCCTCGTAGACGCTACGCACACAACGATGAAATTGTGTGCGCTGTTCCGAGTTGTAACTGTAAACCAGATCCGCTGCCAAAATCGTATAAGGATAAAGTTGGAGTTCAGGCGGGTAAGCAGTTATATAAGGCATTTTGCCCTGCGCATACTATAGTATATGACTATACTGTGAAGGGTAAACACAAATGGAGTTCAAACAAGAAGCGAGACGGATTATGGTGCCGTATGCCGATTTTTTATGAGGCTATGGGGCTTGACCCGTCTGAGCTAAATTGCAACCATACCAAAGATTATATGGATGTGCAACTTGAAAAGTTACAAGAACTTATTCATTACGGGTCGCCGGCAGAAGCATTAAAGAAAGCAAAAAAACTAAACATACGTTTCACAAATGAACATATATTTGGATCCAAACAATACGGTGAACAATATACGGTTTGTGTATGCAACAATTGTGCTAGTATCAAAACTGAGGAATTTGAAGACAACCAAGCACATAGCGAAAAAGTTAAGTTGACTACATTCACTAACATAAAAAATAACTTGACAGATTCGATTTTGTCAGATAAGATGCTAGTTGAAAGTTGGACAATGAGTGAAGCACTGAACGCAATCAGAGGAGACAAAAATTGATGCGCAACGAAAATTTTGAAGACCTTACATCACGACTGAGCGTTGCTCTCAAGTCACTAAAAGAAGTTCGCAAAAGCACAGGTATGTATATGCCTCCAAATTTGCGATTTGAACTAGGAGAACGCGGTTGTAAGTTTTCTACTATTGCAAAATATTATGCATCAAATGCAATGAACCTCTTTTCCAAGACAAATATGGAACTCATTACAGATGTAAAAATGCAAGAACTAAGCGATAGTGTCGAGACGCTATATTTGAAGCGAGGCCTACAGGCGCGACAACGTGGTGAATATGAAGAAATTGCACCAGGTGTGTGGTATCACGATTTGTCTCGTAGCGGGTTCGCACTGGCTAGTGTGATTGAAATTCCAGTAGAACAGCGGACCCCAGTGGTAGCGGCAAACCTCTCATGCCTGGCTTCGCCGACCGCATGGGCGTCAGATCAAGAATTTGTACGCGTCTGGGATGAAGACCTAACCAAACCAATTGAAGTTGTTTTTTCTGACTGCTGGGATGATGCGAAATCTCTAGTAGTAAGTGCAACGGACGGATTGCAAAGTATGTCAATTCGTTTCTTGGCGTCTCTTGGTGGAATTTCATCTAGGTCGATCACGGTCGATGAACAATTGAATCAGATGTTTGTTGCATTCAGCGTAAAAATTGATGCACGTGGGAAGTCACCGGATGTGGTCGTGTCTAGTTTTGCCAAAGCATTCGGCGCGCAAGAGTTTGCATCTGAAATTGAAAATGCAATCAAGCATCGTGGATATCGTTCAGGTCTGCCGCAAACTACAATGCGTGAAATTGCAGATATCGTAGACGATACACTGCGTATGGCAGATATCCAGATTGTTGAGAAAAATGATACCGACAATTTGCATGGCAACACAGTTGCAAGTACATCTGACATTTTTGAAAAAGTAGTCAATCGTTTTGGTAGGGATGAGCTTGCATTCGGTTCCAAGATCATTGCAAAACTGTATCAAAAAATGGCAAGTTCGACGTTTTATGGCGATATGAACATCAACGATATGAACATTGCGCATATGATGACCCGATTTATTCAAACTCAATACCAAATCAAATTGTCTACCTTGAGTGAAAAACAGCGCGATATACTTTCAACGAACTGTGCCGTTACACTAGCACGTATCTTTGATACCAGTTTCAGTAAATCAAAAGACGCAGCAGGAAAAATGCGTTCGATTTTGAATATGCAAGGTAGTGACGAGGATAGCTCATTTCTTTCAAGCATTGGAACCAATCATGACATGATTTCGGTTCAGTTTGCTATGGCTCTAATGCACATGTCTATAGGCGATCAGTTGAACAAATTGGGCAATACACAACTAAGCGATTATCAAATTCTGTCGTTGTTCCCAAATGGGACAAATTGGGAGGCAAGTGAACACCGATTTGAATTCAAGGCAAAGTATTGGGGATTCGTGGCAAAAGAACTTGCAAAAGAAATGGACTATGTTGCATTGATTGACGCAGAAGACGACATTCAAATGGTAATTGCGAAAACAAAGTCAGGTACCCGCGAAATGACATTGTCCGAAGCGGAAGATTATGGGCTTGAATACGAACTTGTTTAATGATATAATGTTGTTATGAACTTAGAGCAAGTAGTATATTCGCACGTACCCGGTAAGTCACGACAAAGTTCGGGCGGTTGGTTGAGTTTCAACTGCCCGTGTTGTGTTTACGAAGGTGAATCTAGGTCAGATACTAGGATGCGCGGTGGAATACGCAGCGATGGTGATACAATATCGTATCATTGTTTCAACTGCGGTTTCACTGCGTCTCACCGCCATGGGCGAACTATCAATAAAAAATTCGTCAAATTGATGCGATATCTTGGTGTTACTGAAAGTGACATTAAGCGTATGCAGATTGATGCAATTCGAGAAAAAGAACTTGCTCTAGGACCTCAACTATTCATATCTCGCGCACAGACAACCCGTATTCCGAGTTTTAAAGATATTGAATTACCAGAAAACGCACTTCCGTTAGAAGAATTAATCCGACAAAAGGAGCCACCAGAAGGTGCAATCTTAGCAGCACACTATCTTATAGAGCGCGGGGTATATGATTACACTGATGCGTATTGGAGTCCGCAGATTGGATTCAGGAATCGAGTTATTTTTCCATTCTGGCAAGGTGATCGTATAGTTGGATACAGCGCACGTGATTACACTAACAAAGCCGAATCCAAATATATGATGAAAGTCAATGCTGGGTTTATATACAATATTGATAGAATAAAAGAAAACACTGCATATCTAATTGTAGTTGAAGGTGTTATTGAAGCGGCAGCATTGGATGCAGTTGGGGTACTAACTAACGAAGCGTCACAGGACCAAATTGATTATATCAATCAATTCAAGGGAGAAGTGATCGTTTGCCCAGATAGAGATAAGCCGGGCGAGAAACTAGTAAAGCAAGCACAGGAAAATGGCTGGAGTGTATCATTCCCAAATTGGGAAAGCGACTTGAAAGACGCGGCAGATGCAGTACAGCGTTATGGAAAGTTGTATACTTTGAAAAGTATTATTGACGGAAGAATAAGTAATAATACAAAAATCAGCGTAAAGATGCGCTTAAAATAAGGACATGAAAATGGCTAAAGAGACTAAGAAGAAAAAAGTAGAAAAGAAGGAAGAGCCAAAAGTAACGCCAAGTGTTATCCCAACACCGCGCGAAACTCCGACTCCTCCCCCACCCCCACCGCAGATGATGCCACCAAGCCCACCAAAGCAACCGGGTGAGTATCTACGTGATAACGGTGTCCTGTTCATGGACAAAGAATTCAATCAAGAAAACTGTATGCCACTGGTAAAGATGATCCTAGAATGGAACTTGATGCCAGAAGACAAGCGTCCAGAAATCATTCACTTGTATATCAACTCACCGGGCGGCTACGTAGCAAGTGCGTGGCATTTGATTGATACTATTAAGCAATCAAAAATCCCAGTATACACTTATGCGATGGGTATGGCAGCATCATGTGGTTGTCTACTACTAATGAGTGGCGAAAAAGGTCACCGTTATGTAACGCAAAACACAACAGTCATGTCACACGTTTATAGTGCGGGTTCTGGTGGTAAAGAATTTGATCTATATGCACGTGTTAAGAGTTTTGAACAAACATCAAAGAACATGGTTGAGCATTACAAAAAATGCACTGGTAAGAGCGAAGAATACATTCGCAAAAATCTACTACCAGCAGAAGATGTTTGGCTATCACCAGAAGAAGCAGTCAAGCATGGTGTAGTAGATCACATCATCCAAACTTACTAATTGACAATCATCAACAATTTTGATATAGTATAAGAATGTCCGAAATAAAAGATTATAACATTGATGTCCAAAGACTGTTCGTACAGTTTATGTTAACTGATCCCGAACTCTATACAAGGGTTCGGGGCATTGTAAAACCAGAATATTTTGATAGAGGTATTCGTAACGTTGTTACAATGCTTGTTGAGCATAGTGAAAAGTATGCTACACTCCCTACGATTGAAATGATCAAGGCCGAGACCGGGCAGACAGTTGAACTACTGGCAAATACGGCCCAACATAGCGATTGGTTTGTGGACGAGTTTGAATCTTTTTGTAGACATAAAGCACTTGAGAAGGCTATCATCGAAAGTGCCGATCTTCTGGAAGTTGGAAAATACGGCGAAGTGGAGTTGAGGATCAAAGAAGCAGTACAGATTGGTCTAGCGAGATCATTGGGTACTGACTACTTTGAAGATCCGAGGTCGCGGCTTGAAAAGCTAAAGGACGGAAACGGTCAGATCAGCACTGGCTGGAAAGGTCTAGACGACAAATTGTATGGGGGCATCAATCGTGGGGAGATCACGATTTTTGCAGGTGGTTCCGGCGCAGGTAAATCTCTATTCATGCAGAATATGTCACTGAACTGGGCACAGTTGGGCCTGAACTGCGTCTATTTTACACTAGAACTTTCGGAAGAACTCTCTGCGATGCGTATGGATGCGATGTTAACAGATCGTAGTACAAAACGCATTTTCAAGGAGTTGGATGATGTTGAACTAGAAGTTAAAACAAAAGGCAAAAAATCTGGTATGCTAAGGGTTAAATATCTCCCTTCTGGTTCAACAATCAACGATTTGCGTTCGTATCTAAAAGAATTGCAAATTCAAACAGGTAAGAAGGTCGATTGTATGTGTATCGACTATCTCGACCTTCTTATGCCAGCAACAAAGAAAGTACCAGCAAGCGACTTGTTCATCAAAGACAAATTTGTGACAGAAGAAGTTCGCAACTTTGCAATGGAAATGCAAACAGTGGTTGTTACTGCGTCACAGTTGAACCGTAGCGCAGTCGAAGAAATCGAATTCGATCACTCTCACATCGCAGGTGGTATTTCTAAGATTCAGACTGCGGATAACGTGATCGGTATCTTTACATCAAACGCAATGCGTGAGCGTGGTCAATATCAGCTACAGCTACTAAAGACACGTTCATCAAGTGGTGTTGGATCAAAAGTAAATCTAATTTTCAATCGTGACAGTCTTAAAATTATGGATGACACTTCCGAAGACGGTAGTGTAGATTCTAGCGCAACTACTATGAGTGTAGTAGATACACTTAGAAAGAAAACTATTGTGAACAAAACTGAAAAGTCAGAAGAACCAGCAGAGAAAAATGACTCTGCCGCAAGTCTTCGTGCAATGTTAAAGTCAAAAACGCGTTCTGCATTTGACGAGATTTGATAAATACATTAACGGAGATTTTTCTTATGACTAGAAACAGAAAGAGCCTTTTTGAAGAACTAAACTCGCTGGCTATGACAGGCGAGAAGGATCGTCTTATTGAACAAAAAGGTGAACATATCATCACTGGCGCAATCAACCTTATCGAATATATTCAACGTGAATATGACGAGGAAACTGCGAATGACCTTGTGAAGCGTTTAGTCAATAGTATTAAATCACAAGACCCACGCAAGTTTAAACGCGGTTGTGGCAGTTTGAAGAAATGATATGGATTTTGCAGAACAGTTAAAGAAACTTAAAGTACTAGCTGGAATTTATCAACCATATAAGATTGATAATACACAAGAAAATATGTCTGATACTGGTATGGAAAAAGGCGAGTATCAGCGTAAGCATAATATTCAGCCTGGAACTCCGGAATGGTTTAAACTGTGGTTCGCTCGTCCAACAATGACGGGTGAAGATCCATATGGGAAGAAAAAATGAAGATTAGCGAAATTATACTAGGTGCAGGATTAGAGCGTAGATTTAGAGGCCCACGTAAGCCTCGCCTAAAGCAAGTAGGCTTTCACAGTAGATTGAAAGCAAAAGGTCTATTAGACGCAGACTTAAACGAAGCAGATGGCAAGAACACACACCTAGATCATGCCGAAGAACTTGTATTCATGTATGGTACTGATGGTATCAAGCGTGTTGTTACAACGTTTGCGGGCTTACTAGATTCTCTTGATGGTGCAGGTGGTGGCGATGCTGTTACTACAAAGTGGGATGGTTCACCTGCGGTGTTTGCTGGCACTGATCCGGCAGATGGACAATTCTTTGTTGGTACAAAGGGCGTATTCGCAAAGAATGCAAAGCTAAACAAGACACAAGACGATATCGAACGAAATCACCCTGACACCACAAATAAAGGTGAAGCAGTAAGTAAGCAAGGCCTGCGTGATAAGCTAAGTGTGTCACTTGAAAATTTAAAAAATCTAGGTATCAAGGGTGTGCTACAAGGCGATCTACTGTTTACTAAAGGTGATCTAAAGCAAGTAACAGTTGATGGCGAAAAGTATATCGCATTTAAGCCAAACACTATTACATACATGGTACCTGCAAATAGTCAGACTGCAAGAGAAATGCTTGCGGCAGATATGGGTATTGTATTCCACACAGCATATAACGGTGACAGCATTGAGGACATGGAAGCGACTTTTGGCTTCGATGCAAGTTCTCTGCGTAAAAACCCAAAAGTGTGGTTTACAGATGCTAGAATTAAAGACGTATCGGGTCAAGTAAATCTTTCAAAACAAGAAAGTGCAGCAATTCGCGCAGCAATTAAAGATTTGGCAAGTATGTCAGTTGATGCAAAAGCATTCAAAATTCTAGACAATCAACTTCCAATTAATCTAGTACAAGAACTAAAAGCACACGCAAACTTGCCAATTCGTTCTGGCCAAGCACTAGAACCTGATGCAGATAAATTTGCAGCAGATTTTATACAGCGTTTGGGTGACAAGTTTGACGCAGATGTTGCTAAACTGAAAACTGGTCCTGAAGGTAAAGCTGGACAAGCGAAACTAGCAGCAAAGCAGCAAACACTAGATTTCCTAGAACAAAATAAACAAAACATTGCACAAATGTATCGTGCATATATTAAAACAGAAGCAATCAAAATGATGTTCCAGCGTCAAATGAAGCACATCAAAGCGATTGATAGTTTCATTGAACAGCCAGATGGCTCATTCAAAGTTACTGATCCTGAGGGATTTGTAATTGTAGATCATCTAGGTCGTGCAATTAAGATTGTAGATAGATTAGAATTTAGCGCAGCAAACTTCGCGCCGAGAGATTAATATGTTTAGTAAAAAGTGTAGACAACATTATAAAGATAACAACATGACATGCTGGGAACATTTTCGTTTTGCATGGTGGTTCTTAATTCAATTAAAGAAAGCGGAACTGGCGTTGTTTATACATTCGTTTGCACCACAGTACTTTCAAACATATGCGAGTGACAAAGTTAAAGAATTAGCAAAACTGTTGGAGAATCATAATGGAAGAAAATAAAAAGCTACAATTGATCAATACTCTAACAGAGAGTAGATTGTTTAGAAACAAAAATATCGCAAGTGAAGTAAACGTAGATGACGCGGCAGAATTAGCGTTTGTATATTTGATGACACTGAATATGTGGAATAAAGACTATGATTTTGCTCCTCTTGCAAAAGAGTATGCAGCACGTACAGCCGCATTTGGTAACTTCAATACTTTCAGAACTAGTGGTACAGATTTGTATATTGCATTGAACAGACTTCTAGGTACTGATCAATCGTATGATAATGACAAAGACAAGGTTGCTATAGACAGAATTAAAGTGTCACAGCAGGAACTTAAAAAATATCTACAGCATATTGCAACGAATAGTGTTGATCCTGCGTTTGAACAACGTATGCTTTTACGTTTTCAAAAAGGACTTAATATTCAAGATGCAATGCTAAAGTCAATTCGTAGACTAGTAGGTGATTGGGATAATCTAAATCAACATCAACGTGCGCTAGTTGTAACACGCTTAACACAGTACACACGTAGTAAAGCAATGCGCAGTGAAATGATGCAGCCTCTATTAAAGTTTCAAAAGCGCGGAAATTATATTGTAGACGACAGCGCAGATACTAAAAAGAGTTTGTGGGACAAGCCGATTGTGAAAGCAGCGGCGGCAGCCGGCGCGATTTATGGTGCAGGTAAATTGGGTAAGCAATTAGCAAAATCCACATACAAAACACAGCGTACAGGTCTTGCTCATAGATTTGGCGCAACAGATAAAAGTAATAAACCAAAATAACCCTTTAGGGTACAAAAAAGATAAATAAAAGTATAGAGATACAATATCTCAACAGACATTATGGAGAAATAAAATGGTAGCAAAAGTACACGAATCATTCGACGCAGGTCAGTTCCTAACAGGTTCACTAGTTCACTTCGGTATCGCATATGACGATGGTGCAGGTGACACAACAGTAAACATGAAAACACTAGTTGAAACAGTTGGTACACGTGCAACTGTTGTAATCCTAGGCGCAGACGGCGCACGTATCGCAGTTGAAAACAACGGCGCATGGGATGCAGCAGGTCTAGAAGCAGCACTAGGTGCAGACTGGACAGTAACAGACTTCGCATACTAATCTTTTAGCGAAAGCTAGATTAAAAAGACCCAGCAATTGCTGGGTCTTTCCTTTTGTAATTAACGTATAAATACTTCTATATAAGATCATGGAGAACTATCATGGCAAGAATTCATGGCGCAGCCCGCGCAGGCGAAAATCTTTCAGGTAATATTAATTTTTATACACTTTACGTAAACGGTGGTCTGGATATCACTGCGACAGGCAGCATTGCAGATCAAACACAGCAAAACTTTGATGACGTTATTAACTTAATCAATCTAGTAGCACAGCCGGTGATTATGAATAACCCAATCGGTGTAGATTTGACTGGTATAGCACCTTCACTAGTAGGTCCGGGTTTCATCTTCAAGTTTGCAGTTGAACACGGTCGTATCTTTGAACGTAATGGCGACCCGGTTGCAGTACTGGGTGAGCTATTTGATGGTGTCACAATTGATGGTATTCTGCTATCAATTGTGACAAATATCGAATTTGCAATGTCAGACCTACTATAATGCCACGCGTTATTGTGGAATAACTCCCTTTTTAATAGTAAGCTAAATCAATAATGCCCCCCAGAGGCCTACGGGCTTCTGGGCTTTATTTTGTGCGAAGATAAATAGACACGTTCTAAATGATAAATACAAGTATCGGCAACAGTTAAATTAAGTGCCTTCGGAGTATATAATGGATATCGACCCAAGACTAGCGCAGTTGGAAACAGAAAGTCTAGAAACGCATGTAGCAGTAAACCATGAACGTTTCAAAGCACTGGATGCAAGTATTGTTCGTGTAGAACATTCAGTTGAAAAACTTGCGAGTGACACAAAAGAACAGTTTAACGAATTAAAGAAAATTGTAGTATGGTCAGCATCAACATTGTTTGGTACACTTCTAATCGCACTACTAACATCAGTATTTAAGGTAATCTAATGCTTATAGAAGAAATCATATCAGAAGAAGAACTAGAGGAAGCGAAACTTGTTTATGCACGTAAGGGTAAAACAATTGTTCGTAAGTACCGTTGTTCTGCTGGTAGATTAAAAGGTAAGACAGTTGCAACTCCGACAGCATGTTTTAAGCCAGTTGATATTAAGAAACGTTTTACACTTGCACGTACAAAAGCGAAAATGGGTTCACGTATTGCAAGAAAGTCAAAGATGACACGAAAGATGAACCCAGCAAGTAGAAGACTAAAGAGTCTAAACAAGTGAGATAAAAAATGAGTTTGAGAAAAGATATTGAAAAAAGTATGTTTGTTGAAATGAAGGGCACCCGCATTGAAAGTATTGCGGAACTAATCGGTGCAGACATTCAAACAACTCAGGCTCGAATGAAAGAATTGGGGTTCAAAGAGTATGTTGATCTTATGAGAGCATTGCGCGACCAAGACGAATACACTGCGAAACAAATCATGGGCATGAGTGATGATGTTGAAGAAGCATACAACATGGGTGGAACAGTAGCACCAGGTCAGATGCGCCAACAGCAACAAGCGGATGCAGAAGACGAAGAATCTTCGATGCTAAGTAAACAAAAGAAAACAATGGCAATGCAACGTTTAGGTCGTAAAAACTTGGGAGGTTCAACTGCACAGCAAGCAGCGGCAGCAGTTGACCAAGCACAACAAGGAAAAGCACTTACCCCAATTCAACGTAAGGCGATGGCAGCACAAGCAGCAAACATGGACGCACTTGCAAGCGACCCACGTACTGCACAGCAATTTAGAAATTTGTTAAACAAGTTAAATCGTTAACTTAGGAGTCCTATTTAATGCGACTAACAGAAGTTTTAGGTGGTCTATATGTTATGATCACAGAAGAAGAAAACGACCTAGTTGTTAAATTCTTCGCTGAAAACGAATATGTGAATGAATCACAACTGTCAGAGCGCGAAGCTCTATTAGCGGACAGCCTTGTGCGCAAGGGTGTTCTTGTACCTACACTACGTGGGTTCAGAATAAACTAACGAAGAGGAAACAAAATGACTGCACCAAGCAGAAAAGACGTAGATGCAATGGCAAACATTCTGAAGGCGCTTAATGGTAATTCTTCAGGTGTCAAAGCAGAAGCAGAAGCAACCCGTTCTGCACAAGCGGCATCTGGTGAAATTGATCTAACTCCGGGCATAGGTGCTACGGACATTAAAGCTATGGAAAACATTCTAAAGAGTTTTCACGGCGCGTCACAGAACGTAGCAAGTAAAGTAGCAACAACAATAAACGAGTCAAAGAGAACTCAAACAGGCGTAGATATCGGACTATACTCAGTGGAGAAAAATGCCGATGAATATTACGACATACGTGATAATCGTACTAACGATACCTTGTTTGAAGATGTACGTCTATATGAAACTGCTTTCATACTTGCAAAACACCTCAATGAAGGTAAAAAAATCAATTCGCCTGAAATCACGAAAATAATTTCTTCTAATGCGATTTTTGAGCAATATTATCATGATGCGATACAACACAAGCGTACATACAATACTGCAAAAACGCGTGGCGATTTTGCAAAGATGGATATTGCAGAAGCAAGATTTGACAAAGCAAAACAAGATGCTTCAATCACAAAGCGTCATATTAAGTCAATATACGAATCCCTAAACAAGTAATAATTAACAAAAAGATAAATACATAATATAAATTTATGTATTGGGGCTAATACCATGAAAAATTCATTTTTTAAAACAAACACAGTTATGATTTCATCACGTATGAATGAGTATCTAAAGAATAACTTCGGTTATGAAATCGAAGGCGACCTCGCTTCCCTACGTGAAGCGAAAGCGAGTCTAGAAGCACAGAAGCGTGACATGAGAGCAGATCATCAGGATCGTGCGTATGTCGAAAACATGCTAATGCTTGAAACAATAAAATCATTACTTAAAGCGCATGTTGCTGAAGGTGAACTGCCGCCAGGACTTAAGGCTTACCAAGATAAGAAAAAAGGTAAGAAAAAAGGTCCGCTAGATGCAGGCAAAGTAGAAGATAAAGTCGAAGAAGGCACAAAACTTGATGAAGTTTCAAATGCAGTTAAAGATCAGTTGGCCAACATTGACTTGTCAATTCGTGATTGGACAAGACGTTGGAAAAATAAGAGTGCTGGCAATCCAAATGATATGAAAGCACCTCAGAAAATCAAGGATCTGAAAGCTCAAAAAGCTGCACTTATGAAAAAGCACGGCATCACAGAAGAAAATGTATCAGAAGCAGCGGAACGTCCTTATGTTTGCGTACATGCTAAAAAAGGTAAACATAGCTGCACAGCAGGATCATCATACGAAGCAGCAAAGAAAGCAGCTAAAGCATGGGGTCTAAAATCAACAGCAGGTATCGATGCTCACCTAGCAGATGTTAAGCATACTGCAACTGAATCAGTACAGCCTAAGGTTGATACAAATAAGAAGAATTATGAAAATTCTTATAAAGCACCAAAGGAATATAAGATGAAAAAGACAAAACTAGAAGAAGGTCTACTAGCACAACTAAATGCGCTTCTAGAAGGTGATGCAGCGGAAGCAGAAATCATAATGGCAGCGCGTGGTATCGTAGACGAACTACAAGACATCATCGAAAAGCTAGGTAAAATTCAAAACGATCAACTTGGTCCTCTAGCAGATGAAATGAGCTATACACACGGTCCTGAACAGGCAGATGCGTTCAAAGCGTCAACTGATGCAGCAATCTCAACACTACTTGATACAGCGCGTCAAACAAAAGACGAAGTAAACAACGCAGTACTAGTTCTAAACGGTCAAGCACCAGCAACAGACATGACAGCGGGTGAGCCTGAACTAGGTGGCGACATGGGCGATGATTTTGAATCAGATATCGAAGTTGATGCAATGGGCGGCGATGAAGCAACATCAGGTCCAGTTGATGACCCACTAGGTCGTGCAAAGAGATAATCATGAAAATTAAAACACTTTTAAGCGAAAACTCAAACTATGATGCGCAGTTACGCAATGACATAAATGCGTATCTTGTTCGCTTAAAGGCGAACGGTATCCCATCAATTGATACCGAGATAATTACACGTGAACTAGAAGATATGGGGTACAGTGTTACCCCAGAATCTTTAGTTGACATTTTGGCTAATAGTAAATACATTCAAAAAGTTACAATAGACACAATTGACCTTGCAGGAGCCCCAAACTCGCAAGGCCAAGATGCGGAGAAGGGCAAAGAGCAAGTTAGAAAGCTCGCTGTTAAGACAGCAAAAAATAGGATGAAATAAATGGCACTAGTCGTTAAAGGTCAAACAAACATTATCTCTAAAAAAGATATGCGTAAAGCAGATGCAGAACGTGCAGCAAAAGCACTAGCAACAAAAGAAGCAAACGCAAAAGCAGCAGCTAAACCAAGAGGAAAATAATATGCCACTGATTGTCAAAGGTCAAACTAACATTATTTCAAAAAAAGAAATGGAAGAAAAGTTAGCAATTGAGAATGACAAAAAGGATCCACTTGAAGGACTTTCTGAATCTCAAAAAGAAATACGAAAAGAAATTCAAGCCGCAAAGCGTCACAGAGAATTCATGGAGCGCGTTGCAAAGAACGAAGTAGAAACTATTGCAACAAGCGAAATCGTAACAGTTGCAAATCAAGAAATTGTAAAATTTTCACTTTCTGACATGCCGCGCGTTGCACTACCAGAATTCGAAACGATGACAAAAGCACAGATCGGTACGTGGGCAGAAGAAAATCTTGGATTAGTGCTTGATCTTAGAAAGTTAAAAGCATCTTTGATCGAAGAACTAAAAAATCACTTGTAATATTCTTTCATTTATAGTATACTTTACGTATGCTAAAAAATGTTTACAAATACGACCCCCTGAGTAGAGTAGTAATCGACGGAAGCCGACACTACCAGACACCGGGGGGTCAACCATTACCAAGCGTCACTACAATTCTAGATGCGCTTAAAGATAAAACTGCACTACTTGAATGGAAAAAACGTGTTGGCGACGAAGAAGCCGCCCGCATAACTAAACTTGCGACAAACATTGGTACGCAAGTTCACTTACACATTGAAAAATACATTCTTGAAGAAAATCGTCCATCTGGGTCGAACCTTATTCATGAAATGGCGAAAGAGTTGTCAGACATTGTTATTAATGAAGGACTTTCCAATGTAAACGAAATGTGGGGGACAGAAGTTCCGCTATATTATCCCGGTCTATATGCTGGTACAACTGACTGTGTTGGTGTATGGAAGGGTAAACAAGCGATTATTGACTTTAAGACTACGCGTAAACCCAAGAAACGCGAATGGATCGAAGACTATTTTCTTCAAGGCGCAGCATATGCGGCAGCCCACAATGAAGTATATGGTACTGATATTAAGACAATTGTTATCATGATGATTGGGTGGGACGCGGAAGCAGATAATCTAGGAAATTATCAAGAATTTGTTGTAGAAGGTGACGAATTTGAACACTATTCCCGTGAGTGGGCATTAAAAGTTCAAGCGTACTTTGATAAATACATGTAATTCAGGAGTTACATGAAATGGCAACAGAAAACGTAAAAATTCTACTAAGACGCGGATTGCGGTCAGAACTAACAAGTGCAGCATTAGACCCATCAGAAATGGGCGTTACATCCGATACAAACCAAGTGTATGTTGGTACAGAAAATGCGATTGATGAAATCATATTTGATCCATTTGCTAATGCACATGCGGTTGTACAGTCTTGGTTGGATTCACCGGATAACCCAGAGCCGGGTCTGTTTATTGAAGAGGACCTAGTTATCAGAAACGTAGAAGACGTTGATGCACTGTTGCTTGCGATGTTCGAAACTGGTCCGTTTAACGTGTCGGAATATGGCAGACCTAGAAAACACGTTGAAGTCTTAACTGAAAACTCCTATACACAATTGTTTACAGAACAGCATTTGACATCACGTGACGCAATTACAGGTCGCCGCCCTAGTCTTTACATGAAAACTCTAGACACGACCGCTGGAACATTTCTAACATATGATAGAGACATATGCACTACATATTTTGTGGACTATTCACTAAAGCAAACAGATGGTGTAGTTACATATGTTCGTGTGGGTACGTTACAGATAATCAATGGTGCACCTCATGGAATAGAACAAGTCAAATTAACAGACAACAACACTGAAATTTGGCAAGATGATAGTGACGGTATCGCAGAGGCAGACGAATTTTCTAACATTTCATTCTTTGCGACACTTGATGCTGACAACATGTATGTAAGTTATACACAGGATGCTGATTTTACAACAGAAATTAGCTATACAATTAAACGCTGGTCAATGTAAGGAAACCAAATGAAAGATACTGCTACTCTATTGTATGAATGGCGGCAACACAGACTAAAATTAAAAGATAATTTTAATGAAGAAAACTTACAGAATGCGATGGATTGGTGGAATGCGTTAAATCCTCGCGCACACGGCTTCGACTTTGATCACTTGGACACTTGGCCTGATGTTTGGGAATATATAACGGAAGGGTTCTATACTGTATCGGGAAACGGACTCGGTATGTTCTACACTGTTTTACATGCAGATGAAACGAAAGACGTAGAAATATGGGCAATACACGATTTGCTAAACACTGATATGTATCTTATCGCAGTAGTTGACGGATATGTACTAAACCGTACGAGTGGTAAGGTTGAAAAGCTAGAAGATGTAAAAAGTGACCTAAACATTTTAGCAAAGCACACAAAAGACGAAGTAATAACAGAATTAAAATACAGCAGAGGCGAATAATGTTAACAGAAACAAAATATAAAGCAAACGATATAGTTACAGTTGCACTAATTACAGGGCAAGAACTTATTGGTAAGTTTGTAAGCGAAAACGAAAAAGAAATAAAAGTCAAAAAGCCACTATCATTGATAGTAGGCCCTCAGGGCGCAGCATTCCAGCCATTCACAATGACAGGTGACAGTGATAACGAAGTATCAGTTCGTATTACTACCGTGGTTTCGGTATTAAAATCGCGCAGTGACGTTGCAACTGCATATTCCGGTGCAACATCAGGTCTAGTAGTACCAGAACAACAAGGATTAATTCTCTAATGGGCAAGCCAGCAGCACGAACAACAGATCCAATCTCCGCACACTCACCTTGCGGTCCTGGCCAATGTGGTGTTGGCTCCCCAACTGTTTTTATTGAAAACAAAATGGCATATTGTGTGGGAGATACTACGTTCCCACACGATTTTCCAGAGCCAGCTGCATTTGGTACATCATGCCGACCGCACACAAGCACTCTAGTAGCTGGGTCGTCTAAGGTTTTCGTCGGCGGCAAGGCTCTAGGTAGAGTTGGAGATGCACACGGCTGCGGCGCCTCTATCACGGCAGGTGCGTCTAAGGTAATAGTAGGTTAAAAATGGCAAGCGAAGCAGAATATGAACGATTATATCAGGAATTTGTTTTAAGAAACGGTGGTACGTATACATTTGATGGCGCAAGTATGACGCCAGCAGAGTACTACAATCTCACTAGCGAGAGCGATTTAACTCCTGAGCAGGTCGCACAGCTAGAAGCGGCACAAGAACAATTTAATAGACAGCAGGCGTTGAATACAATCGCAGCAGAATTAGCAGCAGCATCTTCTGGTAGTGGTGCGACTGCATTCACTAATCCGTACATTTCTGTTTCAACCGTGGGCATTGCAAACTACACTACACTGCAATCTGATCCGGGTTATATCGCGTTGTCAGATGCAACTGCTAATTTGCAGTCATTGGGTAGACTTGATGTTCTGCACCCAACAGTAAGCACTGATGGTTCATTCACTCCAAGTGAACACGGTGCTTATTATTTGTTAGAACAGCCAGATCCTACGATTGCAATGTACAATCAGCTAAGAACTCACACTGATGCACAAATTGCCGATCTTCCAAAGATAATGCAAGATGCAACAAACTTAGCAAACATGAATAAGCAGTTTAGTGAACAAGGTGCAGGTAACAGTTGTGATTTGTTTAATCAGATATTGGGCATTCTAGCGGGTAAGTTTAATATATCATTTGACTTTCTTAATGATATCACCAAAGTAATTAAAGATTTACTTGCGCCAATTACCGATGTACTGAATCAACTTGCATCTGCGGTTGCAGGTGCGATTGATGCTATTCTTGCACCAGTAAAAGCCATGTTTGACAAGATTATGGCAACTATTGGAAACATAGCTGGACAAATTGCAGGATTAGTAAAAGGGATTACAGATCAAATTTTAGGTGAATTGTCGGGATTGCTCAATCTTGCAAATGATCTACTTGCAAAAGCACAAGCATTGATTATGGCTGCGTCTGCATTTGACCCATGCCAACTAGCGGTACTATTGGCTACCGGTAATTCTAATATCACGGGTGCGTTGAATACGTTACTAACACCACTGTCATCCCCTCGACCGGCAGTACCTACAAGCACTGATAGCCGTGCAGATCCATCGACAGTCATGTCAACTGTTGCTGCCGCAGGCAGAGCAGCATTTGCAGCACCTGGCGTACCACAATCTCCAATGACCGCAGCGGCAAAATTATATCAACCTATGAGTGCATACTTACACGCCGCCGCAGCAGAAGTTTCTGGATTCTTGAATAATGCGCTTGGTGATTTACAATCAAATCTCAATATCGGAAATATCATCGGTGGCGCACTTAGCGGAGTGACTGGAAGTAGCACATCTACATCTGGAAAATCATCGGTTGTCACCAACGCAAAAGTAGAAAGTGCGGCATATAGAGATTTTGAAATTGTATTCTTGAACGATTTGCTTTCTAGTAGAAATAAATTAAAAACTCTTAGACTTGAAATGTCTTCTGGCATTAACAACGTGCGTGAAGAAAATTATAGAGACGTACAGGTATTGATGGAATCTTTGCAGAATGAAGAAACAACGATAACAAATCAATTGTCTTATGCACGTGAAAACTTAATTTATACAGCACCTAGTAACGCAAACAAAGACGAAACAAAAGAATCTAAGTGCAAAGAAATATACAATGCACGTATCAAACCAAACGCAACGGCTACAGTTGCACGTTCGGCACAGTTGTTATCTAATACCACAGCGACATGGAATGGTCTTAAAGGTGTATAACGCAAAATAAAATAATTACTCCCAATGATAAATACATATAACATTGGGAGTAATAACAAATGCGTATCGAAGAAATCTTATCACCCGTAGAAGAAGGTGTAAATGATCCCCACATTTTTAAAGCAGTATTCATGGCTGGTGGTCCCGGCTCTGGTAAATCTTTTATTGCCAGCAAACTACTTGTCGGCACAGGTCTAAAAACTGTAAACAGTGATGAAATTTATGAATGGCTAATGCAAAAAGCAGACATGCCACTTGATCCAGAGACAATTGCAAGTCCAAAAGGTCAAGAAACACGTAATCGTGCAAAAGAACTTACAAAGAAGCGTGAAAATCATTATCTTGATGTTCGTCTAGGATTAATCATCGACGGTACTGGTAAAGATGTAGCAAAAGTTTCAAAAGCAAATGAAAAGCTAAAAGAACTTGGCTACGATACAATGATGCTATTTGTAAACACAAGCGAAGAAGTAGCACAAGAGCGCAATCTTCAACGCGCAAGATCAATCCCAAAAGAAATGGTAGCAAAGATGTGGAATGCGGTTCAACAGAACCTTATGAAATTCCAGCAAGTCTTTGGTGCTGCAAACTTCCACGTTGTGGATAACTCAGGTGGTCTGGAAGATCCAGATCGCAAACAAAACTTCATGAATGTTGATAAATCAATCAATAGATTCTTATCAACTCCTCCAAAAATGCCAGCTGCAAAACAGTGGATACAATCACAAAAAAGATAATTGACTTTCTTAACAAAATATCGTATTCTTATATAGAGTGAAGGAGAAAACGATGGCGACAATTAAAGTTACAGATTCAAAAGGTAAAACTTGGAATTGCGATTTTGAAGTTGATGGTATTGTCATAGTAGTTAATCCAATTGGTTATAACAAACAATGGCCATTCAAACTAACAAAAGATAAAACGTTTGTAAATAACGTTAAAGAAGAATTTAAAAAGATGGGCATGACAAAGAATGTTCGTCAATATAATAAAGATAGCGAAGACAGTATTGGGTTCATTGGTGATGGTGTTAAAGAACTTGCCAATGTGTTCAAGAAAAAATCGAAACCGTCATTTAGGGACGTTTTCAAATATTAACAGGGTAGAACATGACAAATTTAATGGATCAACTTGCGTCTTATCGTAAGGAAATCGATCTAGATTTTATAAAGAACACACATGTACATTACTGCACACCATGTTATGGTGGACAAGTTACAGAGCCATTCTTCCGTTCGTGGAGCCGCGCCCATATGATGTACACAAAATACAACATTCCATACTCAGTAACAACTAGTGCCAACGAGTCTCTTATTTCAAGGGCTCGTTGTCACATGGTTGCATATTTCCTAGCAAATCCAAAAGCAACACACTTGATGTTCATCGATGCGGACATCAATTTTGATGCTTTGGACATTTTGCATATGCTACAACACGATAAAGATATTATTGTCGGTGCATACCCAAAGAAAGAATTGGATTGGCGAAATATCTATAAACGTGCAGATATGGGAATTAAAAATGGTGATGAACTAAAAGATGCAGGTGCAAACTATGCATTGAACTTTGAATGGAATTTCAAAGAAGATAATACTCGAAATCTAAAGATTGAAAACGGACTAGTCAAGCTGAAAGACGCAGCTACTGGTTTTATGTTAATCAAGCGTAGTGTATTCGACAGAATGATTGAAGCGTACCCAGAACTATACTTCAATAACGACTTGAACTTAGATGCAGAATTTGCAAAGTGGACATATCTATTTTTCGATTGTATGCACGAACAAGACACCAAGCGTTATCTCTCGGAAGACTATGCGTTTTGTCGTCGTTGGCAAAAAATCGGCGGTGAAGTATGGTTAGATCCACTAGTGAAACTAGATCACGTTGGTCATTACACTTTTAACGGTAATGTCAGTAAGATTTTTCTATCTTCTGATGATACTGATTTGAGTTGACACGAATCGCAAATACAAGTATTATTAAAACATCATAGAAAAGCGGAGAATATATTATATGGGCGTTCTAGAAAAGTTTACCAAAGTTTATGCTAGTAAGCAAGAAGATGAAATGTCAATTGCTGAATACTTAGAACTTTGTAAGACAGATCGGCTTGCATATGCTACAGCGGCGGAGCGTATGCTACAAGCAATCGGTGAACCTGAAATTGTTGACACAAGTTCAGATCCACGACTAAGCCGTATCTTCTTAAACCGTACTATTAAAGTTTATCCAGCATTCAAAGATTTCTTTGGAATGGAAGAAACAATTGAGCGCCTGGTCGCTTATTTCCGACATTCTGCACAAGGTCTAGAAGAAAAGAAACAAGTACTTTATCTTCTTGGTCCAGTTGGTGGTGGTAAATCATCACTCGCAGAGCGTTTAAAAGAACTAATGGAAGTACATCCAATCTATGTACTAAAAGCAGGCGACGAACTATCGCCAATATTTGAAACTCCTCTAGGATTGTTTGAACCAAAGCAGTTCGCAGCAGACCTAGAAGAAGAATATGGTATCTCAAAGCGTTATATCAACGGTCTACTTTCACCGTGGGCAGTAAAGCGTCTTGATGAATTTAGTGGTGATATTACAAAGTTCTCAGTAGTCAAGATGTACCCAAGTAAGTTGAAGCAAATTGGCATCATGAAAACTGAACCCGGTGATGATAACAACCAAGACATTTCATCACTAGTAGGCAAGACTGATATTCGTAAACTAGAATATTTCTCACAAAACGATCCGGACTCATACGCATTCTCCGGTGGTCTCTGCCGAGGCAACCAAGGTATGATGGAGTTCGTTGAAATGTTCAAAGCACCAATTAAAGTGCTTCACCCACTACTTACTGCAACGCAGGAAGGCAACTACATGGGGACAGAAGGCATTTCAGCTATTCCATTCAACGGTGTAGTAGTTGCACACTCTAACGAAAGCGAATGGGAAGCATTCCGCAACAACAAGAACAACGAAGCGTTCTTGGATCGTGTTTACATTGTTAAAGTTCCATACTGCTTGCGCACAGATGAAGAAACACACATCTATGCAAAGATGCTACAGTCTTCTGGTCTAGACAATTCGAAGTGCGCACCTCACACACTTGAAATGCTTGCACAGTTCACAGTTCTGTCACGTTTGAAAGAACACACAAACTCAAATCTTCCAGCGAAGATGCGAGTGTACAATGGCGAAAATCTACAAGATGTTGACCCAAGAGCAAAGACGATGCAAGAATATAAAGATGTTGCAGGTGTTGATGAAGGTATGAGTGGTATTTCTACTCGTTTCGCTTTCAAAATTCTGTCACAGACATTCAACTTTGACACAAATGAAGTTAGTGCAGACCCAGTACACTTGATGTATGTTCTAGAAACCGCAATCAAGCGTGAACAATTCCCAGAAGAAACGGAGCAACGTCTTCTTTCATACATCAAAGACTATCTAAGTGTTCGTTATGCAGAGCAAGTAGGTAATGAAATTCAGAAAGCATATCTAGAAAGTTATAACGAATATGGACAGAACTTGTTTGATCGTTATCTAGATTATGCGGATCACTGGATTCAAAATATTGATTACAAAGATCCCGATACCGGTAACCTCTTTGATCGTTCAATTCTAAATGAAGAACTTGAAAAGATTGAAAAACCAGCTGGCATCGCAAATCCAAAAGACTTCCGTAATGAAGTCGTTAATTGGGTTCTTCGTGCGCGAGTTAAATATGACGGTAACAACCCACCTTGGACTGCATACGAAAAGATGCGTGAAGTTATCGAAAACAAGATGTTCGCAGGAACAGAAGAACTACTTCCAGTTATTTCTTTCGGCAGCAAAAAGTCAAAAGAAGAAGAACAGAAGCACAACGACTTTGTTTCACGCATGATCGAAAAGGGTTATACCGGGCGTCAGGTAAAACGACTAGTAGAATGGTATATGCGCGTACAAAAGTCTAACTAAGGACTTATAATGGCAAACACTATCATTGATCGAAGAAAAAATCCTGGCGGAAAAAGTTCAGGTAATCGTCAAAAGTTCATTAAAAGAACTAAAGATGAAATTAGAAAAAGCATCCACGAGTCTTTAGGCAAACGCAGCATCAAAGGTTCGGGGGACGATCAAGAAGTGGTCATTACTCGTAAAGGTATAAGTGAACCGCAATTCAATCACAAGAGCGATAGCGGTTCACGTGATATTGTTCTCCCAGGAAACGAAGATTTCGTAGAAGGGGACTTGCTACAGAAACCAAAAGGTGGAGGCTCTGGTGGAGGCTCTGGTGAAGGGAAAGCAAGCAATGAGGGCGAAGGCGAAGACGAATTTGGTTTTGCTCTCAGCAATGACGAATTTATCAATATACTTTTCGAAGACCTAGAACTTCCTCACATGATTAGCAAAGAGAACAAAACAGTAGAACGTTTTGAAATGTCTCGCAGTGGCTATACCAATGAAGGTAACCCCGCACAGCTAAATCTAGAACAGAGTATGATTAATTCAATGGGTCGTAAGATCGCATTGAAAACGCCAAAGCTACGTAAGATACGTGAACTTGAAGCGATACTTGAAACTGAGGAAGACGAAGATAAGCGTTTAGAACTTGAAGAAGAAATTCGTAAACTACGAATTCGTGCAAATTCGGTAGCATTCGTTGATCCAGTAGATTTACGTTACAATAACTTTTCCAAGAAACCTAGACCTACTTCACAAGCTGTTGTGTTTTTTGTTATGGACGTTTCTGCGTCTATGACAGAGTTTCATAAAGAACTTGCAAAACGCTATTTCATGCTATTGAACTTGTTTATTTCTCGCAAGTATAAGCGAGTAGAATGTGTGTTCATTAGGCACCACATTACTGCACGTGAATGTTCCGAAGAAGAATTCTTCAATCTCAGGGAAAACGGTGGTACAACCGTAAGTAGTGCATTTGAACTTGCGAAAGATATTCTTAAAGATAGGTATTCGCCAAATGAGTGGAACATCTATTTCGCACAAGCAAGCGATGGTGACAACTGGAGTGAAGACAACGAAAAATTGAAGAATATTCTGTCAAAAGATATTCTACCAATCACACAGTATTTTAGTTATATTCAGGTTGGTGAAATGCGTAAAGGTAGCTATTACGCGTCTGGTAACCTAATTGACGAATACAAGAAGCTAGAAAGCACACACAAAAATCTCATATCTAAGTATATTGAGAATAGATCAGACATCTATCCAGTATTCCGAGAAATATTTAAGAAACAGGACGCAAAAGCTAAATGAGTAATCTACTATACACCGGTACACATTGGGACTTCGACAAACTTTATAGCGTCATGGATGCGTGTGAAGAAATCGCAGTCAACGATATGGGACTAGATTGCTTCCCAAACCAAATTGAAATTATCACAGTAGAACAGATGCTTGATGCTTACAGCAGTGTTGGCATGCCGCTAATGTATAATCATTGGAGTTTTGGTAAGAGTTTCATCGGAAACATGCAACAGTATCGCAAAGGCCACATGGGCCTTGCATACGAACTTGTTATTAATAGTAATCCTTGCATCAACTATTTGATGGAAGAAAACTCTATGACTACGCAGGCACTTGTTATTGCACATGCTGCATTCGGTCACAATCACTTCTTTAAGAACAACTATTTGTTCAAGCAGTGGACATCGCCTGATGCCATTGTAGATTATCTTGTATTTGCTAAAAATTATATTCGTGAATGCGAAGAACGTTACGGTGAAGCACTCGTTGAGGAAACTCTTGATGCTTGCCACGCAATTCAATATCAGAGTATTAACAAGTATAAGCGTCCTACGAAGTTGAACGCAAAACTTGAAGCAGAAAAACAACGTGAACGTAGTCAATATCTACAATCGCAGGTGAATGACCTTTGGAGAACAGTACCAAAGAAAGAAGAAGATAAGAAAGCAGAAAAACGAGTATGGCCAAGTGAACCAGAAGAAAATCTACTTTACTTCTTAGAAAAGCATTCTCCGGTACTTCGTCCATGGCAACGTGAGATTTGTCGCATTGTTAGACGTATTGCACAATACTTCTATCCGCAATATCAAACAAAAGTTATGAACGAAGGTTTTGCAAGTTTCACGCATCACTACATCTTCAATGAACTTTATAATCAAGGAAAAGTTGACGATGGTGCGATGATTGAATTCTTCAAATTGCACAGTGCGGTGTTGTATCAACCAAACTTCAATTCAAAGCATTACAGTGGATTCAATCCATATGCTCTTGGATTTGCAATTCTAAAAGATGTACAACGTGCATGTGAGACACCTGACAAAGAAGATGAAGAATGGTTCCCACATATTGTCGGAACTGATTGGCGCGAAACTATTCGTGACATTGTTGCGAATTATCGTGACGAAAGTGCAATTCGTCAATTCTTAGGTCCAAAAGTAATTCGTGATTGGAAATTGTTCACTCTGCACGATGAAGAATATTTTGACAACTATGTTGTTACAAGTATTCACAATGAAAAAGGATATCGTGATGTTCGTAAGAGTCTTAGCGCACAGTACGAAACAGCAGCGATGATTCCAGATATTCAGGTCACGGAAGCAGATATCACAGAAACACGTGAGTTGACACTTACTCACCACAGTTATCAAGGTCGCAGATTGAATAAGAAAGATGCAGATCAAGTTCTTATCAATATTCAAAAGCTGTGGGGATACGATGTTAGATTGTACAGTATGTACAACGATGAAACGTTAGATGTATATGAATGTAAACGTCTCATAAAATAATAATAAAAGCCGCTTCAAAGAGCGGCTTTTATTTTTATCCAAAAATTATGTTCTAGTACTGGTATGGCGAACAACCAAGGTTTTTTATTTGGTAATGAAATAAAATCCCATTCTTCATCATTATAAGGCCACATTAGTCTCTCAAACTTTTAACTTGCATCATGCAGTTTTTTGCTTCTGCATGATATCCTAGACGGGTTAGCTCACGTGCTGCACGTGCGTATCCTAGAATTTCAAATGCAATCTTTACTCTATGCCAAAATGATGGCTTATTGGAAATAGATGTCATAGTTTTACTCCAGATACTGGTTGTTTACCATTGATTAGTTGGTAGTAAGCATACTGCCAATCTTTACCATATTCTACTTTAGCAAGATTCATCAATTGATGTTCACGCATTTTACGGTCTTCTCTAATAAAACTCAAAAACTTTTTAAACATCATTATACCCACCCGTTTAAATTTTTATTTTGTTGTTGCCATGGGGCTTGTCCACGATCCATCTGACGCACACGGCGTTCAAGATCAACTAGGTCTGTCGATTCTGCCAAATATGCTTCTTTTATATCTTTATAATAATCACGGGCTGTAAACAGTCTTGAGAAAAATCTTTTAATCATTTGTATGCCTCCATTGCTACTGAACGGATCATACTGCGTGAAATGCCAATATCTGCAAGTTCACGGTCTGTTAGTTTGTTTAGTTCTTTAATAGCGATAGCAGTTGCACGGTCTGTGATAATTTTGTCGCGTAGTGACTTGTATGAGGATATGATTGGGTCGAACACTGAACCCAGATCAAGAATTGCTACCATTGCTGTAACGAATTGTGTCATTTTTTCTTCCTATATATATGTGTGTGTAAATAACGTATGCTGCATCGCAGCGTCTACTATTATTTATTACAATATAGCACTCCAAAACTCAATTTTCAACTGTTGTTAGCGCAATGCCGCCATGCGAGAAATGCATAGCACAATTAGTACTTGTAATACGTGTAGTGTTATGATATAATGTTTCTATTATTATGGAGGTAGACATGACTACAGTATTTTGCGCAAAGTACAAGCAAGAACTCCCCGCGCAATCAAAGGCGCCGTTCCCAGGTGCGGCAGGAGTGGAAATTCTGAATACAATTTCAGAGAAAGCATGGAATGAATGGCTATCATTTCAAACAATGGTGATCAACGAAGAACGTCTTAATATGATGGATCCCAACGCACGTGCGTTTTTGACGGAATTACGGTACAAGTTTTTCTATGAAGATGTTGAATTAGAAACACCAGAAGATTTTGTTGATCCTAACATTCCAAATTTGAGGTAATTGATGCAGCTAAAAGGTAAAGTACTAGTGACAGGCGGCGCCGGGTATATCGGTACGGAGTTAGTGTCACAGTTAATAAGAGATGGATATCAAGTTTCGGTTCTTGATAAAAAAGAAAAACCGCAAGGATGGGAGCATATCAAGTATATCAAAGGCGATATACAAAATGCAGCAAAATGCGTTATGGCTTGTGCCGGCCAAGACTATGTTATACACTTAGCCGCAAAGCCTCGTATCCCTGAAAGTTTCATCAACCCAGATGATTATTACGACAATAACGTGACTGGTACGAAAAATATGCTAACTGCCGCAGCCGCAGTTGGTGTGCGAAAGTTTGTTTATGCGAGTAGTTCAAGTGTATACGGTAACAATCCCGCCCCGCACAAACCGTACCACAAACCTGACCCATTGAATTATTATGCTATGACCAAGTTGTTTGGGGAGCATCTTTGTAAACAGTACAAGAATATGTTCGATTTGAACTACAATGTGCTTCGTTTCTTTACCGTATATTCAGAAGATCAGCCCAACACAAATGAAGGTGGTTTGATGATTGGTAAGTTTGCTCGACTAGCAAAAGAGGGTGAGCCTCTAACAATTCATGGTGAAGGGGATTACATGCGAGATTACGTACACGTGACCGATGTTGCACGTGCGTGTATTGCAAGTATGGAAAGCAAAGTAAAGAGTGAAATTTTCAACGTTGGTACTGGTACGAATATATCAGTGAATGCTGTTGTAGAAATTCTTCGAAAGTATGCGCCTAATCTAGAGACTATAAATATAGATAACCCAAAAGGGTATGCTAAAGAGACTTTAGCAGACATATCAAAAATTAAAAAACTACTAGATTGGCATCCGACTGTTTCAATCGCAGACGGAATAGACAGGACTTTTAAGAATCTATTACAATGAAACATGCAACATATCACACTAGAGAAAAACATAAATCAGAAACCGTATTGAAGTGGTCGATTGTACTACTTTCAATATTCATAATAATAGAAGTGTGGGGCTGGGTCATCACAAACTCACTTGCCCTACTAGGAGATGCTGGGCATTTGGCAACAGATGTACTTGCCTTGTGTGTTACTCTCTTCGGCTTCTATGTAGGCAAGAGGAAACCAACCGACGAATATTCTTATGGGTACAGACGTAGTGAAGTACTCGCTGCACTCTTTAATGCCATAGCGTGGTTTGTTCTATTCGGGTTTATTATATATGAATCAATACGGCGAATAGTCCATGTTGAGGCAGTTGATCCTCTACCGATGATTGGCATTGCGGTTATTGGTCTACTAGCAAATATTGTAGTATTTAAATTACTACATGCCGGGCATTCGCATGACAATATAAACATGCGTGGAGCAATATTACATGTTCTCATGGATATATTCGGAAGTGTTGCAGCTATTGTTGCAGGTATAATTATATATTTTACAGATTGGTATTATGCTGATCCTATCATGTCTGTCATACTAGCAGGTATTATTTTACGTAGTGGTTGGGAATTATTACGCGACAGTGTAAACATTCTTATGGAACGCAAACCGGATAACATAGATATTAAAAAACTCAAAGAAACATTAATGACATACGTAGACGATGTTATCGATGTTCATCATATACATATATGGGAAATATCAAGTGGTCAGGTTGCGGCAACACTACACATATCGCTAATTGATGGTGGTAGCTGCAATGATGCAATTTATAATGCAAAGAAAACATTACATAAAGAATTTGGAATAGTACATGCAACTATTCAAGCGGAGCATGGAAATTGCCCAGACGAGGAATTATTTTATGACGTATGAGTTAGTAAAAGAAACAGATCCAATATTGAAGCAGAAATGTCAAGAGCATATTATTTCAGAAGAAACTAAGGATTTAGTTTACAGTATGATTGTTACTATGCAAGAACACGATGGAATCGGTCTAGCGGCACCACAAGTTGGTGTAGCAGAACGCGTATTCGTTATTGGTCATCGTGACACTGGTTATGTTGTATGTATAAATCCAAAGTGGGAACCAACCGAAGACAGTGAGGAAGAACTATTCCTCGAAGGGTGTTTGAGTTTTCCACATTTGCAGATGAAAGTAAAGCGTCATAACAAAGTGCGTTGTGAGTTTACAGACGTTAACGGTGTTAGAAAGACTTCTGAGTTTGTAGGTGTATGGGCACAGGCAATCCAACATGAGTATGATCATCTTGAAGGAGTCACATTCGATGAACGTGCGGGTTCTACTGCACTTTCTATTGCAAAATCTAAACGCAGAGAAAAGTTGAAGCGAATTGGAAGAAAATCAAAAAAATGAATTGGGACGATTATACACTTTATAGTTTTGGGGATAGTTTTACATTTGGTCAGGGGTTAGTTGCCGAAAAATTTATTAACAGTGGTTTTTCTGAATTTGATGATTATGCGGCAGAAACTCATAAACTTGCTTATACCAACAAGTTGAAAAACAAACTTGGCTTTAAAGCTGCTTATAATTTTGGAATACCTGCAGGTTCGAACCAACGGACGTATCAAGAACTGTTAAGATTTGTGTATAACACTCCTTCGGTATCAGCCGATAACAGTTTTGTTCTTATTGCACTTACATATCCATTGACAAGAACAATGGTGGGGCACCAGTATGATGATAACCACTATTATGCAGATTTTACACAGACCGCATTTTTGCAAGGATTTCATCAATTATCAAAAATTGGTGATAATCGTATATCATTGTCGAAGAATGATTCATTTACAATATCTGAAATTTTATTTGACAAACTTGCCATGTTATATACATACGTACAAACTGTAATGTCTATAAAAGTTCTGTTAGAATCTAGGGGATTAAAATATTATATGTTTGACCTGATGAATGACTTCGGCGAACATGACTATATAGAAAAATATAAAAATCACAGCCTGCCTTCGAATTCATATCATAAGTATCAACATGATCGTGATACTTTGTTGAATACATTTAGTGATATGCTACAGCGAGGTGATTTTAAATATTACGATTGTTTCAAATACACACTACCAGACAAACCGGGTATATATAATTATTTGTATTACATGTTCGATTATGCATTGCAATCCGGAGATGATTTTGTGTCTAAATACACTGTACCTGACGGTCATTGGAATGAGTTAGGACATGAACTTGCAGCAAATATAATATGTGAACGTATGAATTTATACGATTACTCTTAGGAGACAGAATGAACCATATTTACGCACAGTATGCGGCATACGCAAAAAAAGCAGTAAAAGAAAAAAACCCAAACAGAGTGTTGGGTGGGCTACGTGGTAGTGGTACCGAATCACTGACGATGGTAGCAGAAGATGGCAGCGAACAAAAGTTACCGTCAATGAACTATGTCCGAGGCCTGGAATCAAAGCTACGTGAGCAAGATAAAAAAATTCAGCAGTTGGAACGACAGGTTCAAATGCTATTAAACGGAGAGAAACGATGATTACATCATTGATTACTAATTGGATAAAAGAGCGCCTAGCAGAGCGTTCAACTTTTTACGGTGCAGTAATGGTTGCAGTAGGTGCAGCGATTATCGTCTTTGGTCCACTAACGAAAATTCTTGCATATTGTGCTATTGCATATTGTGCTATTGCATATTGTGCTATTGCGTACGGTGCATACACAATGTGGCGTCAGGGATGAATTGGTTAGAAATAGATCGTATTATCCTTAACTATATGTCATTGCATACTGACAAAGATAAGTTGTATGCAGACATAAAAAAGAAGTTCAGTTGGACACAGCGACAAGCAGAAGTTGCAGTGGATCCACTATTGGTCAGATATGACTGGTTCAGCAAAAAAGTTGATAAAAAAGAAGCACCAAAAAAGAGCCATGTTCGCGCAAACAAACAGAAGTCTAAGTAAATATCTTTGTTAAACGGAGGTGAACAATGTCACCAGAAGAATTCAAAGAAGCAAACAGACTAATGTGGATAGTCAAAGGCCATCTAATACCAAAAGAATATAGCGAAAACGATATTGAATCTGTGCTTAGAAGTTATTTCGCAAGATTGTGGCATAACGAGGAAGCATATGTAAATGAAGAAGGGTTCGAAGAGGCCTGGGAGAAACGTTATGGTATCAAGCAAAATAAACAATCTGAGCGTAGAGGAACTAGAGTACCTAGACAAACTATTACACCGAGAACTACTGGAAACATATCCAAAGAACGCAGAAAAGATCAGACGGTTACTGTCAGCAGTACACAGTCAAAAGAATTTGCTGAACATCGGTAAGTGGTAAATCTGTTACATTTATACAACACAATAACTTATAAATCTTATTTTTGTAAACAAATCATTGAAATATAGGCTATAGTGTATTATATTAATATTAATGAAGATAAGTATATCTTCTAGAGAAGCCGAAAGGCTTCTCTTTATCATGTAATATTAAAGGAAATATAATGATTAAAACACTAATTACCGCATCAGCATTCGCACTCGCAGCAGGCGCAGCATCAGCAGCACCTCTTTCATTTGGTATTGAAACAGATTATTCAACAACCGGTGGTGTATCTTCAACTTCCGTAACTGCATCAGTAGACGGTAACGTTGATCGTTTCGTAGCAGGCGTAAAAGCAGATGTAGAAACACAAGACCTAACTGGTTGGTATGTAGGCGCGCACGTAGGCGAAGCAGTGCTAACATATGGCGACCAAGACGGTGTATTCTCATTCGGCGGTGGTCTAAACACTGTAGGTGGTTCAATTCTAGCAACTGCATCAACTTCTGACCGTACTCTAACTGTAGATGGTCTTTACGGTTTCGGCGTATCAGTAGGTCTAGACACTGGCACAGACGTACAAAACATCCAAGCGACAGCACAATACGCTGGCGTTGTTGTGGGCGTGGACTATGACGTTGATACGAAAGATTACATTCTAGCTGCATCATATGCACAGCTAGTAGCAGAAGACCTTTCAATCGGCGGTATCATTACTTATGACACTGACGTAGCAGTAGAACTAAACGCGTCATATGCGACACTCGGTGGTACTGTAAACGGTTTCACAACCGTAGATACAACTGGCTTTGATGCTCTAGGCGTTGGCTATGATCTTGAACTATCAGCAAATGCATCTGCGTATGTAGAAGGTGCACGTGATCTGAACACCGATGCGAACACTATCGCAGTAGGCGTTTCATTCGCATTCTAATTTATCGTTAAAGATAAAAACAGATATCAAAGTGCGCTTCGGCGCACTTTTTTATTGACATCTAATACTTTATATGCTATAAATAAACTGTTAGCGTTGAAGCAACGTGGACACATACTGGACTCGGGTGCGAATCCCGACAGCTCCACCACAAACACACTTTGAAAGCGTATGTTATACAGCAAAAGCAAGGTGGTCTAGGAACGGTAGTACGATGAGGAACCCTAGTACGATTACAGGTTCAAATCCTGTAAAGTGTGTTTTTGATGGGGCTGAATTAGGAATCGACAGGTGTGAAGATAGAGTGGAGTTAACCGTGGTGACCTACGTTATTCGGTCAAACTTTATAACTGCAAACACAAACGCAGCGCCAGCAATGGCAAAACTAGCGGCTTAATAGCACGTGGGGGTTGGCAACTTACCTAGCAACAGAAAAGTTGCAACTTAACGGAGTTTATATATGTCAGAAGAATTTGGTATTGGTCCAGATGAACTTAGAGGTCTAATTGGTGGTATTTTGATCATCGTTGATATTCGCGACGAGGATAATGTTGATGCCCAAGGACGCATTAAAGATGCGTTCGAAATAGAAGAATACGATCTTCCAAATCACGTTTCTGCGGTACCGATGTACTTTAGAACTGCAAACTGTGTTATCATTTGTGAAACCGGCGAGGTTGCACGTAAATGGGTAGAAACATATCGTAGTCAAGATGATGATGTTCAACTTCTTCGCTACTATATTGGTGGTTCTGCCGCACTCTTTGAGGAAGTACCGGAGTTAGTATCGTAATATGGAATTGATGGGTAAAGCCAATCGCAGAAGCCAAGCGAACTATTACGAGGCATGGTCTAAATCTAAAGGCAAGAAGTATGAGCCTACCGAAGAAGATTTAAAATGCGAAATGCAACTTGGCGCAATTGGTTCGTTTGAACCTTTGATGTGGAAATTCGATATTAATCAATTTAAACGAGAAATTGAACCTTGGAATAATAGTTGGGTTCCGTACTTACAGCGCGAAGGGTGGAGCAATAATCGTGAAGGTCTATGTCTTGTGGGTCTTGAAGGTGACAACCCCAACGACAGTTTGAGCATGCCAGAAGCGGTGTTCCGTGCAAAACGGAAATTAAAAGAAACAGACTTCAATGCGCCGACTGCACTATATAATGATTTGCCAGTATTGCATGATATGTTAGATTACTTTTCTCCTCTCGGTAGAACAATGCTAATCAAATCAAACGCTGGAGGTTGGTTCCCGCCACATAGAGATAACCCAAGTCTTACAAGAGAGACATTTAGAATTGTCGCATTTCTTTCAGATAATACTACTCATGAATCATACGAGTGGGAAATGGAAGGTCGCAAAATGAATATCGTTCCGGGCAGAGCGTACTATGTTGATACACGAAAAACACATAGAACATCTAGTTGGATGGATAACTCAATTCACTTGATAGTGAATGTTCCCAAAACATGGGAAAACGTTCTAAAGTTGATTAGTTCAACTGAGAACTATTAATACACACATACACAGGAGAAATATAATGTTTGATGTAAAACAAATGACAGAAATGGCAGAGAAATTTGCAGAACTATACACAACGACTGGTGTTCAACCGGAAGCATTTGCAGAAGCATTCACTAAGATGATGCCAAAAGCACCAGAAATGCCAAAAGTATCATTCAACAAGAATGGTTATGAAATTCGCGCACAGATGCTAGAAATGGCACAATCACAACTATGGCAAGATTATCATGCTAAAGTTGGCGAGTACGAAGCATCAGTTAAAAAAGAAGGTGGCGAAGTTGTAACTAAAGTTGCAATGCCAACCGTCCCAGGAACTGAGGCTGTTCTAGACGCAGCAGAGAAGTTCTACAACTTTGTAAACGGTAAAAAATAATAACAATAAATACTATAGGGTGGTTCGACCACCCTATTCTTATGGAGTAATAGTGAATGACATATGTAGTAACACAAGATTGTATTAAATGCAAATATACCGACTGCGTGGCTGTTTGCCCAGTTGATTGTTTTTATGAAGGCGAAGACATGCTAGTAATCAATCCTGATGAATGTATTGATTGCGGTGTTTGTGAACCGGAATGTCCTGCAAACGCTATCATTCCAGATACGGATCATAAGTTCACACAGCGACTATATGACATTAATAAAAAATGGTCTAATGTATGGGACGTTATCACAGAGCAAAAAGATCCACTTCCTGATGCAGATTCTTTGAATCCAGCAAAAGGTTATACAGAAGACAAAACAAATCTACTAGACGACTATGACTAATAAAGATAAATAACTTACTAAGTTATTATTAATTATTTCGTTCTGGACACTGCATTTCATTCCAGAATTTTATAAAGCACATTATATTAAAGAAAAGGCTTGTAGATCCTCTGCGAGTCTTTTCCATTATGATAAATACATCTATGAGATACAGCGAACTAACTGAAAAGAAACTAGAACGTAAAGACTTGTTAAAAAGTCAAGCAAGACTTGCCAAATTCATACAGAAGTATGAAGCAGGTGAAGCATTTGTTCTGGCAGGTCAAACAGAACCTTCAGTCCGCTTGAAGCGTGACGAAGATACACTTGCACGTTTAAAATCTGGTTATATTCCAGACACGTTTGAAACCGAAGATGGTCGCACCGTTCGCTTAACTTCACTAGAAAAAACTGGCGAATTCGGTGGTAAAGGCGCAGGCTTTTCAACACGCGACGAAGATGCTGCACTAAACGCACTTAATGAAATGTTCGCTAAAATGAAGGGCAATCGCCCAGAATTAGAAATTCAAATCGGTGATCGCACTGTATCAGTATCACAATTTGTCACAACTCCAGGACCCCCAAAATCAGATTTTCATGCAGTAGATGCAAACGGAAATGCAGTTGCTTGGATCTCACACAAAAAGGGTTCTAAAGCAACCGACTTCGGTCAATGGGGCGGTATGAGTGATAGAGAAATGAAGCAAGTATATGCATCATTCCCAGAAGCAAAAGAAGAAATTCTTGCATTTGCGCGTGATGTTATCGCAAAGTATCCAGATGGTGCAATACCAAATGCAACAACGCTTGCCCGCAAAATCAAAAATGGTAAACTTCGTGGTATCGCAGTTTACGGTAATGGCTTCGGTGGCGAACGCAGCGCACAAAACGTTGATCTAGTAATTCAGGGTGATCCAGTGTTTAAAGGTAATCAACTTGTAGCAACTGGCTCGGTACATGCAAATGGCGACCGTGTAGAACAGGCATTTGAACCAGTTCTAATGGCAATGTATAAAGGCGACCGTGACAACTTTGGTGTTAAAGGTGCGCGTTTCTCAATCTACCCGGCAGGTGGTAGAAAAATATCCGAATGGATATAATTTTTCCTTGACATAATGGACGAATCACTCTATACATATATATGTAAGTGATAAAGGACATGAAAATGAACACTGTTGTAGATACCGTCGCAGCCATCGCAGATTCATTCGAATACTGGGGCAAACAGCAATCCGCACTGGGTTATGAATCAATCTGGTCAATTTACGATGCTGGTAACGTAGACCTCGACTTTGAAATTTTCAATAACAAAATGCGTCAAGTGCGCTATGAATATATTCGTCCTGATGCAACGACCGAAGAATTAATGACAGACCTACGCGATGGTGGAAAGCGTTCATCAGCAGAAGTTACGATGTTTGCAACAGACGGTTCTGTTAAGTCTCTTTGGTTCGCTGCCGAATCTTGCATTCGTCAGAGCGGTACACATCATCGCTATATCGAAGATTTTGAAATGCAAGAAGATGGTTCTCTTATGCTAATCACAGGTTCGTAATGAAAATCATACATTACTATCGCTATGACTCATATGTTGCCGAAGTTTATGGTCTGCCATTAGCAGAGATTGAAACTCGGTATATTCGTGGTGATTATCCTATTGCAGATGATCTTAGTCGGATGGCGTCAATGAGTAAAATGTACAACGCAGGCAAAGTATGGCGAAAGATTGATAACGAACCTATAACAATAATTAAATCGCGTGATGGAAATAATGAGTTTGACGAACACGAATTCATTCAAATGCTATTCCTTGCAGAAATTGCAGGACCAGTAAGCCTAGGTGCATGATGGAAAAATGGCAGAAGCAACTTATCAACGGTATGTATGGTATAAAAAAAGGTGAGATGAATATTGTGTCATATGGTGGGCGTGGTTCTGGCAAGTCGTTATTATTACAAAAATTCATTGAATCATTTCAAGCACAAACCAAACTTATGGAACAATGTATCGAAAAAGGCTATACAACAGTTGTCATTAACCCATCCCAAATGACCACTGCAAATCGTAATGCAATGATTGAATGGTGCAAACAAAACTGTGAAAAAGATTTCAGTTCATTTGTAGCGGCTTATGGATTCTTCTTTTTTGAAAGCCAAAAGGATGCGGAGTTCTTTGCACTAGTTTGGTAGTTACGATTTTTTCTCCTAAAAATGATAAATACAGTTGAGGTCTGATATTATCAGAGGAGATTAAAAATGATATTTCCAATTATTACCTTTATGGTCGCAATTTGTATTGCGTTCATCGCAGGATGGTTTTCAATCGCTGGTCTTATGGCGATTTTTGCCGCCTCTGCAATACCAGTTGCCATCATGGCTGGCGCACTTGAAGTAGGTAAACTTGTTTCCGCTTCATGGGTATATCGTAATTGGAAGAGGGCACCGTTTCTACTGAAAAGCTACCTAACAATGGCTACAGTAGTTCTTATGTTCATTACATCTATGGGCATTTTTGGCTTTTTGTCAAGAGCGCACTTAGAACAAGCTGCACAGGGACAAGAAAATGCAGCACGTATTGAACGTAGTGAAAATGATATTCTCAGAAATGAAGAATTGATCACTCGCACAGAAGCAAAAATCGAAAAACTGGATAGTGAATCTGCAAATGATACAAGTGCAGTACAAGCACAAATCGATGCAGAACAAGCACGTATGGATCAAGCATATGCACGTATCCAACCAGCAATTGATGATCAAAATGCTATCATTGCAAGTGAAAACTCAAACGAAGATGTTCAAGTTTACATGGACCAAATCAAAAGAGTTGACGAAAAACTTGATTTAATTCAACAGTATGTTTCAAACAATCAAATTCGTGAACTTCAAGGTCTAGTTGGCGTTCCTCAAGATGGGAACTACGGTTCACAAACTGCATCCGCAGTTGATCGTTTCCGTACAAATCAACTTGCAGAAAAACAACGTCTACAAGGTGTAATTGAGCAACTACGCAATTCAGTTGATAGTGATGCAGTTATTGCAGCACGTGCGGAAATCGCACGTTTGCGTTCTATTGCAGAAGTTGAAGTTGCGACTTCACAGGAAACTATTAGTCGTTTGAGACAAGAGCTTGCATCAAGTGCAGAGATTGACAACACAGCAGAGATTGAACTTCTAATTGCTAAAATTGGCGAGACAGAAAGTGCTATTGGCGTTCTACAGGACGAAAAGTTTGCACTAGAAAGTGAAATTCGCAAACTTGAAGCAGAAGTTGGCCCAATCAAATACATCGCTGAATTAGTTTATGGTAATACAGAGCGTGATACTATTGATGCAGCCGTACGTTGGCTTATCATTGTGTTTATTTTTGTGTTCGACCCACTAGCTGTTCTTCTACTAATCGCAGCAAACTTTAGCTTCCAGAACCGCAATGAAGGCGGTAGACAGGAAGAAATTTTTGATGTTCTTTTTTCTAAAAATCATAATAACGATGAAAAATCACTTGACAAACCGACCTCAATGAGTGATAATATAGTTATTGAAACACCAAAAGAAACAGATGTGGTAGTGGAAAATAAAGATTTAGCAGAAGTTCGTGCAGGCAAAAAAGAGTATGTACTTCGTGAAAATGCTGCAAAGTCAGTAAATATCGAAGACGTAGTTGACAGTGCATCACCAGAAGCATTAGAAAAAATGCAGAAGGCGCTTGAACGAAAGCTAAATACAGAAGCAGTTAAGAAATCTGGTTGGCTAGACGACCTAAACAACTAATCGAGGAAAAATGTCAGAGAAAAAAGAGTACACGTGTTCGTTTTGTGGGAAACATAAAACAGACATTAAAACATTGATTGCAGGACCTGGAATATATATCTGTAATGAATGCGTCGATCTATGTTATGAGATTATACACGATACCAAATCTGATGTTGATACTACACACGTAGACGGCATCCCAACGCCTGAGCAAATTAAAGACCATTTGGACAAATACATTATTGGTCAAGATGAAGCTAAGGAAGTGTTGAGCGTTGCCGTCTACAACCATTATAAGCGTATCAACTCAAAGTCAAAAGATGTCGAACTAGAAAAATCAAACGTGATGGTTATGGGACCGTCTGGTACTGGTAAGACTCTTATTGCAAAATCAATCGCAAAATTGCTGGATGTGCCGTTCGCACAGGTGGACGCAACTACTCTAACAGAGAGTGGTTATGTGGGCGAGGACGTTGAAAACGTTATTCAACGTCTACTTATGGCAAGTGACTTTGATGTAAAGAAAGCAGAGCGCGGAATTGTGTATATCGATGAAGTCGATAAGAAAGCAAAAAAAGGCGAAAACATTTCAATCAGTAAGGATGTATCCGGAGAAGGTGTACAGCAAGCATTGCTAAAGATTGTCGAAGGTACTACTGTGCGCGTCCCACCTGGCGGTGGGCGTAAGCATCCGGGGCAAGATATGATTGAAGTCAAGACTGACGAAATTCTGTTCATTGTCGGTGGGGCTTTTGTTGGTATCGATAAAGTGATTGAAAAGAGACTAGCCACTGGGGCGTCTATTGGTTTCGGTGCAGATGTTAAAACTCCATCAGACAGTAAAGTCAACATTCGTGAAAATGTAACTCCACAAGATGTTATCAAATATGGTATGATTCCAGAATTCATGGGACGTTTCCCAATCGTAGTTGGACTTGATCCACTCAACGCAGAACAACTTGTTCGGGTTCTAACTGAGCCAAAGAACAATCTAGTAAGTCAGTTTAAACGTCTTTTTGATCTAGACAATGTTGAACTAGAATTTACACCAGAATCACTACAAGCAATCGCAGACAATGCTGTCGAAAACAAAACTGGCGCCAGAGGACTTCGTAGTGTAATTGAGAAGGCGCTACTTAAAATTCAATTTAAACTTCCGACACTAGCCAAAGATGGTCTAGAAAAAGTCGTAGTCACACAGGAATTCATTCAACATGGTGGTGATCCTGTGCTAGTATTCAAGCAAGAAAAGGAAATGCAAAAATAATTACTATGGATAAGTACAATCGTGGATCGCGCGGCAATGATCAACCCATTGCAAACGAGCGCATTAGATACAATGAGTTAAGAGTTGTCGGTGATGATAATGAACAACTTGGGATTATGTCAAAGCGTGACGCGCTTGATCTAGCGATGCAACAGGACAAAGACTTGGTAATAATTACCGAAAAAAGTAGTCCTCCCGTAGCAAGAATTGTTGATTTGAATAAATATAACTACGAACTTAAAAAGCGTGAAAAGGAAGCCGCTAAAAAGGCAAGAGAGAACGCTATTGAGATTAAGGAAGTAAAATTCAGACCCGGCATCGGTGAACATGATTTGGATATTAAAGTAAAACAAATCGCTAAGTTTATTGAGAAGGGTGCAAAAGTAAAAATAACAGTCCAGCTTAGAGGCAGAGAAATCACCAAAGGAAATGAGGTTAAAGCTAATCTCGTGTCAGAGTTTTCTGTACGTCTAACTGGATTTAAGTATGAGCAAGTACTAACTCAAGCAGGCAATAGAATAACAGGTGTAATTATAAAAGATGTCTAAACACTATCAAAAAGGTAACGACGAAGATCGTTTCGCGAAGTCAGGCACCACAGTAAGTGTTCGTGGTGGTAATATAGAAAAAGCAATCAGACGCTTTAAGAAAAAATGCGTCGAAGAAAATATCGTGATGGAATATCGCGAAAGACAGCATTATGTTGGTGGTTCAGAGAAACGCCGCACAGCAAAGGAAGCTGGCCGTCAACGCTGGTTGCGTACATTACGTGAAATGTCACGCTGGTAAAAAATAAGAGGGCGGTGCCCTCTTATTTAATTTAACGATGGGAAGATTTTATTACAAATCTTCTTTGGTTATGTAAATTGCGACATTATCCACATCGCTAAACACTGGATCTCCGTGCAACTCGTTTTCTGCTTCCAAACCATCTTGCCTAGTATTGTAGATTACTTCTGTGATTAAGCATAACTTGTCGTCAGATAGTTTTATGTTATACGCAATACCTCTACGTATGCTAAGATCATGTAAAAACTGGTAATAGTTTCTGAGACCGTTATTGTCGATAAAATCGTCGGCTGATGAATGTTCTCTGATTAATCGTGGATAATATTTAAGTGTTTGCTTGTACATATTTTACTCCATGGTGTATTATATAATATATTTATCTAAAATTAAAAGGATTGCGTAATGACAATTGATGTTGAAACACTAGACTTGCGAACACTACAGCGTGAAGCAACTAGAGCATTAATGACAATGGATAGTACCAGTCATGGTATTTCAAAGTTTAACAAAATGGCACATCATAATTCTCAGTTATGGTATAAAGCAGTAGTACAGCATTATATTGATGAACATGGTGGATTACCAAAAGATATTGGTCCAGCAAAAAATATTGTACTTTTTTCTGAAAAACTTGGTGTATGATACTTGACATTTTGAGATAAATACACTATATTAAAATTCAAAGGAGTAATTTGAATGGCACAAGTACAAGAAGCATCATTGTCACGTGTTTGGCAACATGCCAAGTCAGACAGACCTATCGCACTACTGACTGCGTTCCGTGGCGAGTATGGTCGTGAAGAAAATATACAACGTAACAAAGCACTAGCAGCGACTATTCGCAAACTAGGTTACGGCTTCTTCTTCGTAGATGGTTACTGGATTGAAAATCAAGGCACCGACAATGAAGTACATGTGTCAGAGGATTCACTTTTCGTTATTGCTCCAGAGGGAACAGACGAAAAGTTTCGTCAACAGATGATTGAACTTGGTGGTAAGTACAATCAAGACGGCGTGCTAGTCAAAGATAAAGATGGTGCAAAAGTCTATGATAAATCTGGTGGCGTAATGTTTGACGTGGGTACACTATCACCAGGCAAAGCGGGTGAAATGTACACCAAGTTGCGTAACAACAAAAAGTCAAACACTTTTGTTTTTGAAGGCGAACGTGATGATACAGGCTTCATCGGTCGTCTACAAAAACTTGCAGGTGTTGCTAAGGATCAGTGACACTTGACAATTATGTGCAGCAACCAAAAGTTTGATGCACACGGGTTGCCAAATGGGACCCATCATTCTTGCTTATTAAAGGAGAAACAACATGACAAGAATTACAACACTAAACCTTCCTGATTTTCACCGCTCACTAGTAGGATTTGATCGTCTAGTTGAGGATTTCACAAATCTTAACAACAGTGGATACCCTCCATATAATGTTGAGACAGTGGGTGAAACACAATATCAAATTACATTGGCACTTGCAGGATTCAAACGTGATGAATTGAACATCACTGTAAAAGAAGGCCTGTTGACAATCGAAGGCAACAAAGCAGAAGTCGAGTCAGAAGACCGCAAGTATTTGCATCGCGGCATCGCAAATCGTAACTTCACACGTTCTTGGAAACTTGCAGAGTACGTAGAAGTTCTAGATGCAACTATGGAAGATGGTATGCTTTATGTACTTCTAGAGCGTAAAGTTCCAGAAGCAAAAATGCCTAAACGTATTGACATTCGCTAAATGTTTTGATATACTACAGGGAGAGGAGAGCAATTCTCCTCTCTTTTTGATAAATATGTTACCAACACGAAACGGATTAAATTCAAACATGTCAATTATAGACTCACAAAGCGAATCAAAGGTATCAGTAAGCAGCCATTCGCTAATTTCAATCGATGAACCAAAGCGTTATTATGTATTCATGCATAATGATGATAAAACACCTTTTGATTTTGTTATTGATGTTCTGATTGAATTGTATAGACACGATGAACAAACTGCCGCAGATTTGGCAAATAAAATTCACGTAGAACAACGTGCAATTGTTGGTATGTACAATCTCGAAATCGCAGAACAAAAAGTTGAAGAAACAGTTAGAGTTGCAAGAGCAAACAACTATCCATTAGCAGTTACATTGGAACTCGCAGACTAACGAGGTATAAATGACAGTAGGTGTAATCTCGGCTATTCCCGAGGAATACTCAAAACTAGAGTGGGATTCCCCACCGCGCACAGAAACAATCAATACAAAAATATTTCAATTTGGATCCATTAATGGAGTCGAGGTTGTAGCAGCAGAAAGTGGCATTGGTAAAGTAAATGCCTCCATGACTACTAGCCTGCTATTGGGGCACTTTAATTGCACTAGTATTGCATTTAGTGGTGTTGCAGGTGGAGTTAATCCAAAATATAAAATTGGCGATGTCATTGTTGCAGAACAACTTATTCAACACGACTACGGTGCAATTGTCGAAGGGCAATTGATCAGTGCCATTCCTGGAAGTTTCCCATCACTGACAGATGATGATACAGATGTTGCATATAAAATGTCTCCAGAATTACGCGCAGCAATCAAGTCACAAGTTGGCGATCTAGTACACTTTGGTAGAGTTATCACTGGTGATACATATCTTGCGTGTAGCGACACACGTTCTATGTTCTTTAAACAATTCAAAGCAGATGCAGTCGAAATGGAAGGTGCTGCAATCGCACAAGTGTGTTGCAACTGGCACAAGCCATTCGTAGTTGTTCGCGTATTGAGTGATCTTGCGGGTGATGAATCACATATTGACTTTGACGATTTCGTTGATGACAGTAGTAAGAAAGCAGCAAACATTGTGAAGCGTTTGCTACCGGTACTTGACGCATGGGAATAGACAAACCAAATATAGAACGCTTCGAAAACTCTCCGTTTGAAACTAGCGGACAAGAGAAAGTAGAAGAAAATTTCTACTATGCAGTGTTCAATGACAGATGGCCAGTATGTGACGGTCATCTGTTGTTTGTACCAAAAGAAAATAATATTAAATTTATAACAATGGCACTTGAAGCAACTGTTGAATATGGTGACAGACTTCGAAGTGAAGGAAAAATAGACGGATACCATTTTGGAATGAATATCGGTGGTTGCGCAGGACAAACAGTGATGTGGCCACATATTCATTTTATTCCAAGATATCACGGAGATGTTGATGGATTCCCGGGAAGTGTAAGACTTGCACATCGAAATGGTCGCGGTGCAAAATACTACATGGAACATCCTGATTACAAAGACGAATATATTGAAAAGCATAAAGAACACACAACCATAAAAGGATTTAAGGAATGAGCTACGAAACAAACTCTGCGATTGTTGTGCTATACGATTCGAAAGAATTTAAAGCACTTGATAAGAAAACTTCTGGTCAGCTATCAAGTGTTGCAAAGATGAAGAAGTTTGATGAAAATGAAACTGCGGAAGTTACAATTTCATTCCCATCAAAAGTAAATGTTGATAGCATTACTGTTGTAAAAACTAATGCAACATCGGACCAAGACTGGCGAGATTTCGGCGGTAAGTATGCAAAAGCATATAAAGGAAAAGCAGACAATCTTTACTTTGATATCGACGGTTCTCACAATGAAAGCATTTATGAAGGCGCAATGCTGGCACTTTATACTTTCAACAAATACAAAACTGTAAAGAAGGATGATGCAAACCTTGCAGTGCATATTGATGCAGTCGAGGAACACTCAATTCACGAAAGTGTTTATTTTGCACGTGATCTAATTACAGAACCCGGTAATGTATTATATCCGGCAGAATACGCGCAACGTATTAATGACACTCTTACTCCGCTAGGTGTAAATGTTCGCATCTTCCACCAGTCACAATTGGAATCTATGGGTTTTGATTTGCTACTAAGCGTTGGCCAAGGATCGACAAAAGACAGTTATGTAGTTGTGATGGAATGGCTAAATGGTGGCGATGAACGCCCAACTGCACTTGTTGGTAAAGGTGTATGTTTTGACACTGGCGGTATCAGCATCAAGCCTAGTGCAGGTATGGGTGATATGAAATATGACATGGGTGGTTCTGGTGCAGTAGTTGGCGCAATGCACGCCATTGCATCGCACGACATTCAGTCAAACGTAGTTGGTATTGTAGGTCTTGTTGAAAACATGCCAGACGGTAATGCAGTGAAGCCGGGTGACGTTGTGACTTCTCTATCGGGTATGACTGTAGAAAATCTAAACACCGATGCAGAAGGTCGCCTAGTTCTTGCAGACATTCTAACATACATTCAACGCGAATACGATCCTAGCCGAATTGTTGATCTAGCAACACTAACTGGTGCGATTGTAGTTTCACTTGGTGAGGAAGCGGCTGGCTTGTTCACAAACTCAACCTCATGGGGCGAAGCAGTTAAATCAGCAGGTAAAAAATCTGGCGAAGATTACTGGCGTATGCCAATGGGTAAAAACTGGAACGCGATGATTGATAGTGATATCGCAGATATGAAAAACATCGGCGGTGGGCGTAACGGTGGTTCAACAACTGCGGCAGAGTTCTTATATCGTTTCGTAGATAAAGAACGTGCCTGGGCGCACCTAGACATTGCAGGTGTGTGCTGGGATGCAAAGGGTAAAGTAACTGTTCCTGCTGGTGCAGTGGGATTCGGCGTTCGCACGTTATTCAATCTTGTGCAAGACACAACAGAACATTCAATTGACGAAGATATGAAGTATTAATGGGTGCTAGGTTCTACAAAGAAAATCAATACATTGATCAGTTTATCAGTACCTTTGATTTTGTTGTAGACCTAGAAACATCTGGTATATCAAGTACAATTGTAGACTATTGTGATGAAACATATGGAAGTGCCAATCCCAATTGGCACTTCAAACATTTAGACAAAGACACATCGAAAGTATTTGTAAGTTTTAAAAATGAAAATGATGCTTTTGAGTTTTGGTGGTGGTATCAAATAAATGGAAACGAAAATATATTCAACATGCCAACGTAGAGGATATGAATTGACTGACATTCAAATCTGGGAAGTTACTAAAGGCAGAGAACACTTGGGGTACGAGCGGTTCGGAGAACCATGTGATCCGCCCCAATACATACAAACTGACCCAACTGAACATGAACGAATTCTTCCAAAAGGTGCAACAGTAATTGCGCAAAGGTTTACTAAAGTGACAAAAACTACAGGTAATATTGTCGAACAAGTAGCAGCACTCGTAGAAGAAAATGAAAGATTAAAAGCACAAGTAGCAGAACTAAAGAAACAACCAAAAGGGCCAGATGTTGAATTATTTGACAGATGGCGACTTGAATACAGTTGGAAAGGATCTGCTGGAGACATTGTGCAAGAATGGGGATTTCATAGTTCTAAATCAGCAACAGAACGAATGGAACGAATACAAGAAATGTGCAAAGATTTCAAGTTCGATGACGTAAGAGCAGTCCCATATAAAACTAACGAATCATAACACACACACACGGAGAAATATTATGACTAAAGTAGGAACTCACGTCCCAAACGTGACATTCAAAACACGTGTCCGCGATGAAAGTATTGCAGGGCCAAACCCATATCGTTGGCAAGATGTAACAACAGCAGACTATTTTGCTGGTAAACGTGTGGTAGTATTTTCACTACCTGGCGCATTTACACCAACTTGTTCAACATATCAGCTACCTGGCTTTGAATCTATGCAGCCAGAATTTAAAGAAAAAGGCATTGACGAAATCTATTGTGTAAGTGTTAATGATGCATTCGTTATGAACAAATGGGCAAAAGATCAGTGCGTAGAGCGTGTAAAAGTTATCCCAGACGGCAACGGTGAATTCACTGAAGGCTTGGATATGCTTGTAAACAAAAAGCACCTTGGCTTTGGCTACCGTAGCTGGCGATATGCAATGATTGTTGATGATGGTGTAATCACACATTGGTTCGAAGAACCCGGCAAGAATCAAACTGGTGCAGACACGGATCCATATGGCGAAACATCACCTGAGAATGTAATCGCTGTACTATAATAATTGAAATATAAGATACAAAGCGGGGCAATGCTCCGCTTTTTCCATATGCAGATAAATACCACAGAGTTGAGGAGGTACTGCTATGGTATGGTTAATACAATACTTGTTGCGGTGGTTTGTGCAAGGATGGATTATTGCACAACTTGCAAAAGCGGCGCGGAGATGGCTGGTAGGTAAATACGCACTAGACGAAACATTTCAGCAGAGTTTCACAAAAGACCATGAACCTGATTGGAATACAATACGATGGTTTGCAGAGTTCGCGAGATACGCATACAAACGAGACCATTCAGTTATTAAACAACAGTATCAAGGTTATGACATTGTTTACGTTAATACGATAAACAAAATACAATATATCCTTCTAGCGGATCAAAGTAACAAAGTTTACTATATTGCTATTCGTGGAACGGATAATTCGCATAACGCGTTACAAGACATTCATTTTCTAAAAGACAAAAGTTTCAGATTGGGCATAGAATTGCACACTGGATTTCACAGAACTGCGGAAATGATTGCAGACGATTTATTAAGTCGTATGGATAAAACATGGACTTCATATATCACTGGTCATAGTTTGGGCGGCGCATCTGCATTAATCGTTGCATGGTATCTAGATTACAGTGGACATAATATTTCTGAATGTATAACTTTTGGTCAACCTAAAGTTACTGACTCGCATGGTGTTCGTAAAATGCGCGGAAAAATTAAGTTGACACGTGTAGTCAATGAAACTGACGTTGTTGCTCTTATACCGCCAGCTGGTACGCATATGAACAGATATGCACATAATGGTGAATTGATAAAGTTGCTTGATCATGGAAAGTATTGCTTCTTGGAAGAACCAGATAGTTTGAACTTTGGTGTAAACAGTTTCTGGTTGTGGAGTGCAAGAGAAAGTTTCTCATTCTATGAAATGGGAAAAGAATTACCAGATCACTACATGGACAGTTATCTAGAAAATATTGATAAAATCACCGAAAACGGAGAAGAAGTTCCGTGGGCAGATAGATTGCAATATATTGAAGATGGTGGCATTCTGGGTGAATGGGAATACAAAAAATATAAGTGAGATAATTTATGTATGAGTATAAATGTAAAATTCTTCGTGTAGTAGACGGAGATACAATTGATGTGGACATTGATCTAGGTTTTGGTATTTGGAAGCGAGGAGAACGCGTCCGCGTCATAGGTATTGATACTCCAGAAAGTAGAACTAAAGATTTAACTGAAAAGAAATTCGGTATCGCAGCAAAGGACTTTGTAAAAGGACTGCTTCCGATCGGCAGTGCGCAAATAATTAAGACACATAAAGACGAAACTGGTAAGTTCGGAAGAATACTCGGAGACTTTGTGTTACCAAACGATAAGCTACTTTCCGCTCATATGATAGAAAATTATCACGCAGTTGCATATAATGGTGAAAATAAAGAAGACGTAAAAGAGTTACATATGCTAAATAGAAACAAGCTACTGGAAAGTGGCATAGTCAAATTGGAGGACTAAAATGGCGTACAAATTAAGCAAGCGCAGCCTTGCAAGATTAGAGGGCGTAGATGAAAGACTAGTTCGTGTTGTGAAACGTGCGATTGAACTTACAACTGTTGATTTTGGGGTAGTTCAGGGTTTAAGAACCGTCGAAGAACAGCGTGAACTTGTTGCAAAAGGCGCATCACAGACTATGAAGTCAAAACATATTGACGGCATTGCCGTAGATTTAATGGCATATGTTGGCGGCAAGGCATCATGGGAACTGTCACTATATGACAACATCGCAGACGCGATGAAACTTGCAGCTATGGAAGAGGGAGTTGCAATACGTTGGGGCGCGGCATGGCAAGTATCCGATATCAGAGAATGGGACGGCACCATGCAAGATGCATCTAACGCGTATATCGACCTAAGAAGAAGTCAAGGAAAAAGACCATTCATTGATGGCCCGCATTTTGAATTGATGTGATAAAAATTACAAATAGAATACTAAAAAGGGAGCAATGCTCCCTTTTCTTTTATGGTCTGATATTTTGTTTTCGTGGGTTACCCCAAATTTCACGTGCATTGACCCGAATGAACTTACGATTGGTTTCATTCTTGTTTGGGTTCTCAATAGTTAGAACAACGTTCTTGCCTTTTGCCCAAGCCGCACGTTGATTAACAATGCGTGTACCTGGAGTACGAATACTAGTCTTCATTGATCCGCCATGAACACCCTGTGATGTTTGCGTAGCTCTTTGCTTTTTCTTGCCCATTTTGATTTCCTCTTTTAGAATTTTTTATTGTTTGGGATTATTTTTTGTTCTTTATTTATTTCTTCTGGTTCGTTGCATTTGTCACAACTACAGTGGTTACATACTTGTATTTCTCGTAACGCACCACCGTCTACCGAATAGTCTCTTACCGTCATAGTAGTGGGCCCACCACAATGTGATGGGTGCCCGCATATTTCACAGTGAGTAGCAGTTTGCTTTGTTGATAGTGGGGTTATGGTCATTTCTTACCCATAAGATTTTTTTCAACCCACTTGATTGCTTTACGGTACATGCCATCATAGCCTGAACCACTAACATCGACACCATCCTCAAAATCTAGATTTTCTAAATGGTCCACAAATTTCGCAATGTCTTCTTTTGAATACTGTGACCAATTTACTTTTGGTAGATTGTTGAAGTCGTAGTCGATTCCGTTTGGTAGATCACCACCTAGAATATCATGCCAACTTGCACTTTCTTCTTTAACAGGAATATCTCGTTCATCTTTCATGCCACTGTAGTCTGTATCCATCTGACGAAATTCTTCATATGAAAGATACATGTCGCGGTCTTTGTCGTAATACTTTCCTTCTTTTGGATCGTAATAAACAACTGCACCGTTTAGTGTGCGGAACGGACCTTCTAGTCCATTGATTTCAGGATACTTGTCGTTGTCGATTTGTGGAAGAATTTTGTAACCTTCCTGTAGGTCTTCGCCATCCATATAGTCTGCAACAGCCTGAAGATAATCTTCAGCCATTGTAATCTTTGATGCTACCCAACCTTCGAGGCCTTCTTCTTCGCTTAGATTTTTTAGATGCTTTGCAATACGTGTTGCACTCTTTACTGTTGACAGTAGTTGCGACTTTGCCATAGATACTTCGTGATCAGTGTAGTCTGTGTCTTCTACTGGATTTTCAACGATAGCTTTGCTTGCACTTTCTATAAGCTGTTTCCATTTTTTCATATCTGACATGGTGAATTCCTTTACAAAATATTTTATGTATTTATCTATATGAAGCGAAAATACTCAATCCGGTCTTTTCCATTATGCCATTCCTAGTAAACGCGCTTGCACAATGTATTCTAGCGCAATCAAAAACAATAACATCGCCGGGAACCCAGTTGCAAGTCTTTTCTATACTGAATCCTTCTAGCCAACGTTTTTGCATAAGATGCTTGAAGTTTCCTTCTGGCTTTCTGCAATCTTCGTGTATACCATATATGTCTGAATAATCGTATAGTGGAATGTTAAACGGTGAGTCCATTTCTGGTCCACCTTTGTAGCATTTCACTGGACCTTCAACGTACATTTGATCGAATACATAAAACTGTGCATCGTCATCTCTGTGTTCCCAGTCATCTCTGTATATCTTTTCCAGTGGTATTACAATGCACTTTGCTGGAATAGTAGAATGATCATCTTTTGGTACATCGTTATGAATGCCATGTGGGACTTTGACGTTGAAATAGTTACCACCAAATATTTCAAGTTCGACATTCATATCTGTGCATACACGATCAACTATACTTTTGAATACTGCATCGTCCCAAGGAGGGATACCATTGACAGGTCCACTCGACTTGAAAATCTTTTCATTATCTCGTTTGAAGATGCCGAGCAAATGTGACACTTCGTCGGCGGTCAGATACTTTTCAAACACAACTGTTTCGCCAGTCCGTGAGATTATTTCATCAATTTGTTCTTGTGATCTTTTCATAATATTTTCCTTGACACGATGCTATTTATTTCATATAATGATTGCATATAAAATATTGGAGTATGCCATGACACATGAATTTAAGTTTGCGTTCACTTCCCGTGATCAGTTTTATGCTGTTGTTAAGTTTCTTAATTATGAATGTGGAAAGGGAAACTGGACCATCAAAGGGAAAGTTTTGAAGGGATTGAAACGTATTGAACAATATAGTCAATATTACAAGAGTTACCACAATTCAGTTGAAAAAGTGGTTGTAATTCCGGAAGATAAGAGCTATGTTGAAGCTATGATTCGTTTTGTACATGGTGGAGAATAATATGACAGTACGCAAAGTGGGTTTTGCATGTAAGTACATGCACGCCGATCGTTCCCTACAAGCAAAAGTTCTAAAGGAAACAGAGCAACCACTTAACTTTCGCGGTACCACTATCAAGTGGCTACGCGAAAATCAAGACGAAGCAGAGCGCCGTGTCTATGAGATTGTTGAACATAATTTGAATGCTACTGAGCGTTTGGTGGATTATGTTAGCACTCTTCCGCTAGAACAGCGTATGCTTCGTCTTGGTAGCGACATGCTCCCTGCTTACACTGAAAAGCAGTTTGGTAATTTGACTAAAACTAAATATATCACCGATCTTATCGAACGGCGTCTTGCATCAATCGGCGATAAAGCACGGTTGAATGATGTCAGACTATCAATGCATCCCGGACAGTTTTGTGTGCTTGCATCAGATAATCCAGACATTGTTCAAAACAGCATTGAGGAATTTGAATATCATGTTGATATCGCAAGATGGATGGGCTACGGCAAGCAATTTCAAGACTTCAAAATCAATGTCCACATCAGTGGCCGCCAAGGTCCAGCCGGTATCAAAGCCGCGCTTAAACGTCTCTCACCAGAGGCAAGAAACACTATTACAATCGAAAACGACGAAAACAAATGGGGAATTGGAGACAGTCTTGAGCTTGCAAACGATCTCGCTCTGGTGCTAGACATTCACCATCATTGGTGTCATTCAGGAGGCGAATATATTGAAGCAACGGACGATAGGGTTAAACGAGTTATTGATAGCTGGCGCGGTGTGCGTCCCGTTATTCACTACAGCGTATCTAGAGAAGATTTACTTACCGAGCATTCGACAACAGACCGTCCAGACTTTGGATCCCTGTTTGATCGAGGATTTAAAAAGGCAAAACTTCGCGCACACAGCGACTACATGTGGAACAGCGCAGTCAACGAATGGGCTGGAACATTTAGAGAAACATGCGATATCATGGTAGAGGCAAAGTGTAAGAACTTGGCTAGTATTCCATTCGAGGAGGCAACACGGTAATGAGTAGAGATATCTGGGTAATCAGCGACACCCACTTATTTCACAGCAACATTCTAAACTTTAAGGACAAAGACGGCGTTCGTTTTCGTGGTGAACTGTTTGACAATGTTGACCAAATGAATGAGTGTATGCTTGAAAACTGGAACAGTGTCGTTAAGCAAGGTGATATCGTGTATCACCTTGGCGATGTCTTTATGGGCGATAAAGAAGACTTCAAGAAACTGTGGCCCAAATTCAATGGCAGCAAACGTCTCATTGTTGGCAATCACGATGATATTAAGTTTCTATCAAGTGGTGGGTTCTTTGCAAAAGTTCAAATGTGGAGAATGTTTCCAGAATTTGGTTTGATGTTTAGTCACGTCCCCCTTCACGAAAGTGGATTGCTACAACAGACAGACAAAACAAAAGTGTGGCCTGATGGATGTGAAACACTGCTAAATGTTCACGGGCATATTCACCAACACGATAGCCCAGAAGGTCCATACCGCAACGTATCAGTTGAAAAAATTAACTACACACCAGTAAACATTGAGGAACTTCGCAAATGGTAGAAAAGGTTATGGTTGCTGCGATTAGCATTGGTCTTGATAAAGAAATCAGAGGTACATGCCGTAACGTTCTGCTTGGCTTCTGTAAGACGGAACCGGGACAATATTTGGTAGAACATGCACAACGGGTGTATGATTCTTTTTGCGCCATCGGCGATTATGAAGGTGGCACAGTAAACATCTGGGCGGAATTTGAAAATATGAATGATGCAATGATGTATGTAATGAGGTATGGAAATGATTGATCCGAACACTTTAATTGAACTAGCAGAGACCATGGGAATACAAGATTCTATTGATTGGGATAAGTCTATGCTAGACAAAGAAGTGGCATATGAAAGTATGTCCATAACTACGCTTGAAATGTTTGAAAACATCCAATCTTCGGATGACAAAGAAGTATTGCTACTTGCGACTATTCTAAAGTTGATGGTAGAGAATTTGGCACTTAAAATTGATGCACAAAATCAAACGGATAATTAAAACATTCAACATAAACGATGGATCAGAAGATCCAGGTATGTATGCAAGTCTAGCAATACAGGATTGGGTAGAAGAAAACGAATGGATTCGTGAAAAGATTTCCACTGGTGACGTGGAACTAGATATGGTTCGTAATCCAGCAACACTTCAACTTTGCTATCGTATAGTGTTGAATGCAACGCAGGAGGAACATGCTTACTACATGTTTACAAACGAATGAAAAATAATGACACATATCATCCAATAACAAATGAAATCAGAGACAAGATAAAACTCTTGTTGTCTGATTTTTCCCATTCTGCACTAGGGACTATAAACGCAGAATTCCCAATGGTGACCAAAGTAGTCCCAATGATATTAAACGATGAAATCTATTTGTTGCTTAGTGATCTAAGTGAACACACACGAAATATTTCAGATAATAAACGCTGTAGTGTATATTTTGCTGGTGTAGAATTTCACAAAACAAAAATGAATAATCCTCGCGTTACATTTAGCGGCACGATTGAAAAACTTTTGCTTGATAAATCGTCAAATGAATATCAAAATCTGTTAAGTGAATATTGCAAAGTAGATAGCGGTGCGCAGATGTGGGGAATGTTCGGGGATTTCAACTTTTATAAACTTACAGTTAGTCGTACTCTTTATGTTGAAGGTTTTGCAAAAGCATATGTAGAATAAACTTGACATCCTCGCGAATCATGCTATAACTAATATGTAAGCAAAGAGAAGGATTGGAAGAATAATGCTGGTAGTATTTGACATTGACGGAACCTTAGCAAACATCGAGCATCGGCTGGATTATGTTCGCAGCAAACCAAAGAACTGGAAGGCGTTTGACGCTGGCATTCCGAATGATGTTGTGAATCCACATGTGGCAGCAGCGTTCTTTGCTCTGCGTGATGCTGGTCACGACATTGTGTTTGCCAGTGGTCGTAACGAGCGTAGCGGTGATGCTACTGTAGCATGGCTGGATGCTAATGGCTTTTGGAGCGTTGATTCGCATCTGTTCATGCGTAAGGCAGACGACTTCCGCAGCGATGACATTGTCAAGCAAGAAATCTTGGATCAAATCATTGCGGACTACGGTAAAAAGCCTGACATGGTGTTTGATGATCGTCCACGTGTTGTGCGCATGTGGCGTGATAACGGTATCTTTGTTTTTAATGTATATCAAGGTGAAGAGGACTTCTAATGTCACTAATTGAAAAACTTAAATGGTTCTGGAACCCACAAACCGAAGCAGAGAAGGCTTACGAAACCGACCCTCTTCGTCGGCGTAATCAATTATTGAAAGTTTATATCAAAGGAGTTGACAACCCATTTATCAGAGTGTATAGTCAAGAGGATGTTAGGGGTCGTGATTGGGTGTTTAGAAACGCTAACGAGAATTCGTTTAACTCTGATCTTAATAGTTGGCTTGATAAACGTGGTAGTGACGGAATTCGTATTGGTAACGTTTGGCATGCTCCAGAATCAATTGATCGAATCGAACTAGGTCAACAAACTGTAGAGGAACTGTAATGCTCGGAGTTACACTAGCTATTATGTTTGCGGGCTATATGATTGCTGACGCTATTCTATTCGTGAATGGATATAAAAGTTGGATCTTTTACGCCAAAACTGATCAAGAAAAAGCAGTTCGCCAGAGGTGGTTCCGAGACCGAGAAATTCAATGGGATGAAGAACAATGAGTGCTTATCCTTGGTCTAGAATACAATACACTGATCTGGCAACCGAAGCATATGTTCTTATGAATGAGAACGAAATCAACGGTTGCGAGTATCACAACAACAGTCATATTGAAGCGATGTATCAGTATCTTGAAGATACAAACGTTCCATACGATTCCAATCTTGATTGGGCAGTAATGTTTCACGACATTGTGTATGATAATCAACCAGATAAAGAAGAACGTTCTGCATTGCTATTCTACGATATGTGTAAACAATATAGCGGATTTAGCAATTATGAAGTTGATTTGATTGAGATTGGTATTCTTATCGGGCAGACTATTCGCCACGAAGTCACAACTTGGTCAAAAGATACTCATAAAGCACTTATTCGTGCAGACCTTCACGCATTGACTGACAAAGTGCAAACAACAAATAACTTTGTAAGGATTATGAATGAGTCTATGAACTTGTATGGTTGCACGGTTGAAGAATTTGCACGAAACAACATTTCGTTTATGCAAAAACTCAAAGAAACTATGATGCTGAATATTTTGGTTGACAATGTGAACGAATCATTCTATAACAGTGTCATAGAGGGTATTGACACAACTCGCAAACTAGCACAAGCATTGGAGAAATAATGTCTGAACCTATTTGTTATGTAATGGTTGGCTTGCCTGGTTTGGGCAAATCCACTATTGTAAATGGTATGTATAAAGATGTTGATACTTTCATTTACAGCACTGACCAATTCATTGAAGAAGCGGCCGCCAACTTTGGTAAGACTTATAATGAAGCGTTTGAAGATAACATCAAAGCAGCAACAGAGTCCATGAACGCACTGTTAGATGATGCAATTAAAGAACAGCGAGACATCATCTGGGACCAAACCAACCTTGGTGAAGGCAAGCGTAAGAAAATCATCAACCGTATGAAGCAAGCGGGATACCAAGTTCGTTGTGAATGTATCATTCCACCAGAAGCAGGGTGGTTCGATGATCAAAAAGCGTGGGCCTATCGCTTGCGCAATCGTCCTGGAAAAACTATTCCACAAAACATCTTGACTAATATGATCGAATCATTTACTGTCCCTACTGTAGCGGAAGGTTTTGATATGATCACTTTCTACAATATGCATGGTGCCTTGCTTGGCATTGATTATGGAGTTGACGAATGAAGCAGTACATTGTTGAAGTTTACGTTGCAGATCAAAAAGTAAAACAGTTTGTAACTGAATCCTACGATATTGCCGAAACCATCGCAGAAAACATTGCTGACGATATTACTGACACACGTATCAAAGAAGTAGAACTAGGAGCATAAGATATGCACTACAAGTTTCCAGAAATTCGCCATCTTGACGATGTTCTGCCTTACATTCAAACTCGCGGGGAATTCATTCTAGCGGAGCGTGAAGGTTACAAGGTAGTAAACTACGTTGTTGCTATGGCTGATACGTTTGATATGACTGGACCTGATGATTTAGGTGGTGCTATTCGCCGTGAATGCCGTGGCCTTATTTTTGACCGTGAAGGCTATATTATTTCGCGTCCATTCCACAAGTTCTTCAACATCAATGAACGTGAAGAAACTCAATCTCACGTGGTTGATATGTCGCAAGATCACATCATTATGGAAAAGATGGATGGTTCAATGATCCGTCCTATCGTGGTTGACGGCTATCTTCGTCTTGCTACCAAGATGGGTGTAACCGAGGTTGCGATGCAAGCAGAAACGTGGCTTGCTGCACAAGACCCCGCCAAAAAAGAGTGGATGCGTGACGCTTTTGACCGCAATGAAACTCCTATCTTTGAGTGGATTAGCCCGTTCAACCAGATTGTTCTTGCATACGAAGAAGCAGACCTTGTTTACCTTGGTAGCCGTAATAACTTTACTGGTGAATACATGTTTGACGAAGCGGCACCGTTCACCAAGGTTCCTCGTTATGGTTCGGTAGAAGGTAATATTAGTGACTACATTGCCCGCCAGCGTCAAGCAGAAGGTCGTGAAGGTGACATCATCCGTTTTGCTGATGGACACATGCTGAAAGTTAAAAACGATTGGTATGTACGTATCCACAAGACTGTGGATCGCATTGTGTTTGAACGTAATATCGTTAACTTGATTATCAATGAAGAAATCGACGATGTTATGCCGATGCTGCCGGTTGTTCAAGCTAACCGTGTTCGTAACTTTGAAATTCGTTTCTGGAAAGCGTTTAAGCAAACTGAAAACCGTCTCTATGGTCTTCGTATGGCGTGTGATCAATCGTATGAGGGTGACCGCAAAGCAATCGCTACGCAGTTTGTTCCGACTGTGGAAGACAAGCAAATGGTTCCTCTGTTGTTCCGTGTTCTTGATGGTAACGATGTTCGTGATGTTCTAATGCAGCACGTAGAAAAGCAACTGTTTACTAACGTCAAGTGGGACGCTTGTGCAAAATGGATGGGGATGTAAAAATCCCCATCTTTTTCTTGACATCCTTGCGAATCATGCTATATTAATAGAGTAGTCAAGAGAAGGAATCAAGACATGATGCAGTTCAAAGTTGTTAGCGAAACTGTTGCTGTTGCTACTAACAGCATTAAACCTGTTCGTATCGAACGCTTTGTTGATACAAACAACTATGATCGCAACCATTGGATGCTGTATACGCCAGAAGGTGGACTTGATGATGCGTTTACGTCTCGTGGGCCGTTCGTTTCATTTGATGCTGCAAAGCGCAACGCCGAAATGAATGTTGGTGTGACGATGACCTGGGAGGCAGCATAATGGCATTGATGTCGCAAAGGCGAACTGGTTGGATACGGGGTTGTTCCAAGTAGCAGTTATGACCCACGTAAAGATTCACACACGTATGTTCCAGAACCTCCGAAATCAACAACTAAAAAACCTGACGCAGAAGTCATTCCGTTCAATGTGATTAAAGGCGATAAAGTATGAAAGTAGAAACTCCTGCAACTGGCATCCTCAAGCAAGGAGACTTTGGTGATGCAATGTTTTATTACGTGCAGTGCGATTGTGGCAGCGAAGATTGCGCACATACGATTGAAGTAGAGGCAGATGATAGCCACGTACAAGTTCACTTATACCACACGCAGCATACCAAGTGGTGGGAAAAAAACCGTTGGAAACAGATTTGGCAGATCGTTACCAAAGGTTACGCCGAAATGCAGACTACGATTGTGCTAACCGAACAAACTGCATTGAACTACAGTGCAGTATTGGAAAGTGCCGTAAAAGATGTATCAGATTTCCGTGATGCAAGAAAGAAGCAATGATTCAAGGCTGTTGCGATAACACAGATATTGTCCGCGAAGAAATCAATGTGGAACTTCGCGGGTTTACCTTTAAAGTTATTATCACATTCTGTAAATCTTGTGGTAGCAAAAAGCATACTAGTGGAATAAGCGATGGTAAACATATCAGCAAATGAATTAATACTTGAAAGTTTGATGTTTCAGATAGACGCAACTGAAAACTACCTTAGTTATCCATATGATGATGTTGTGACAGAACATACCACCAACGATGGTTGGAAATATTGTAAAAACTCCAGAAATGAGTTGCATAATCGTAAAGGACCTGCTATAATAACTAGTGAAAATACTGGAACTTTTTACATCAACGGCATTGAACTTGATCCACATGACTGGGTTCGTTATGCTGAGATTACAGATGAAGAAAAAGCGTATCTATTATTTGTTGTAGATGCACAACCTGTGAAGTTAGGACCATGAATGAACACATATCAAGAATTATTAGCACTCACCGCAGAAGAATGCGGGGAACTTGTACAAGTTTGTATGAAACATCTGCGTAAATTTGAAAAGAAAAGTGAGGTTGATGAAAAATGGCAATCCAAACTTATCGAAGAAGCAGGTGATGTGTATTGTATGCTTGAACTACTGGTTGAACATGGACTTGTCACAAACAAACAACTTGAAGATCGCGCAAATGTAAAGCGCGAAAAACTAAAGGTATGGAGCAAACTAGTAGATTAATGTCAAATAGTAAAAAGCCAAACCCGCTGAACAGTTTTAAAGTTACGCGCACTGCGGAAGAAAGTAACTTGACAACTGACGATTTTGCGTTTATATTTGACATGAACGGAAACATTCGTTGCGTTCAAATGCCAGCGTTCCTAGCAGACGACGACTTGCTTCCTGACGATATTTCAAAGATGTTGGAATATGTATCTGCTATGGATTTGATGAAGCCAAAGAAAGTAATGCATTAAGATGCTAGAAATTTACGAAATTTTAGACAGATTTGAAATTTTATATCCAGACAACGAAGATATCGCAAATCTTCGCCGCGCGTATGTGGATAAAGATTTGCCGAGTATTTTTAAAGTTGTTCGCGACGATGAAGTTGGCGATTATGGCGATTTGGATGAATTGCGCAAAGCAGTAGTTGAAGAAAATCTATATAGTATATTTCGTGTTCTAGGTCGTTATGTTGATGATGAATTTGTAGAAGAACTTCGCAGCGCCGCGACAGAAAACAATCTACATAGCATTTTTAGAATTATGGAAACGGTAAACGGGGATGACACCGCACTTGACAATTTACGCCGCGCCGTTACAGAAAAGAACACGCGCTGTATATTCAGACTGGTGGCAAAGTTCAATGTGCCAGAAGTAGAGGACTTACGTGCGGCTGTAACAGAGAAAAACTTACACAGTCTGTTTAGATTAATCGATGATGAAGACCTGCGTAAAGTTCTCCTAGAAGACAACATGTGGTCATTGTGGAAGTTACTAGAGAGATATGTAGACACGCAATTCGTACCGGCATTAAAATCTTTGATTTCTGTGAATGAAGTCAAATTCAGTCCAGACTGTATGGCACGTGGTCAACTCGCAAGTAAGCGTTGGCTAGTTCGCACAGTAGAAGATTTTGGCATTGATCTTGGTACTGTATTCTTGTGTGCAGGATGGTATGGTATTCTATCCACTATGATGTTTGAAAGTAAAGTAAAGTTTGACAAAATTCGCAGTTTTGACATTGACGATACATGCGTAGACATTGCAGAAGTATTTAATAAGCCTTGGTTTAAAAACGAATGGCAATTTAAATCAATAACACAAGATATTATGGACATTAATTATAATGAACATACTTGGCAGTATTGGAGTAATGCAAATGATAGAATGAGCCATCCAATTACGGATAATCCAAATACTGTAATCAATACAAGTTGTGAACACATTGAAAATTTTGACGCATGGTGGGAGAAGATACCAGCTGGTATGTTGGTGATACTACAGAACAATGATTTTGTCGAACATGATGATGATAGTGTGGTGAACACAATCACAAATGTTGACGAATTCGCTGAAAAACTAAAACTATCGCGTACCATCTTCAAAGGTACACTTGCACTTGAAAAATACAATCGATTCATGATCATTGGAAGGAAATAATATGTCTAATAATATTTTTGCACAAATAGAACAAGCAACATGGGAACAGGACGACAGAGACCACACTGTCAAAAATCGCAGACAATTTAAGGTTCAGGCTGATCCACTTGCACTCGTTGTATATTGGAGAAAGACAAATATTCTTGAGACGTTGATGGGAACTGATATGCATTACACTTATGACATGTGTAGAGCATTAGAAGGCAATCTGTTTCGAATCACAGATGACTCTTACATTTCAGAATTGTATAAACCTGACGAAGAAAGTATCGCAGAAGCAAAACAAATTCGTGATAAATTGTATAAACCTGACGAAGAAAGTATCGCAGAAGCAAAACAAATTCGTGATTATTATAAATCACGTCTCGGTTTTCGTGCAATGATGAATGAACGTGTCGGTGATTTTGATAAAAAATTGTCCGAGTTTTTGGACCAAGATCGCGGTTACATTCTTGAAGATCAACTTGGTATGGTAGTTAAATTGCCAGAAATGTATCAGACTGATTTGGTGTACGATAAACTGCGTGATGAATACACAAGCGTTGCAGTAAAAAAGAAAAACAAGTTTCATGCATCGTCAATTGGACCAACCGCTATGCGTCTTCGATATGTGACTAAAACAAAGCACAGGGAAAAACGCCGAAACTATGTAATGTATTGGTTTAGCTATGATGGCAAACTTTACAATCTACCAGTAGAAGCGAATAACTATCTGCGTCCATTTATTGAGCGTGAAATCAAGAAGCCAGAATTCGATATCACTGGATATGTCAGTGTTGCGCATTTACATCCAAATAGCGATTTTTGGGTATTCAGAATTGGATCAGATTTCGAGGTAATGTAATGAAAGTACGCATATGCAAATATACAAATTATTTCGGGCCATATCAACTTGCAGAAAAGTTGATGTTCTGGGTACCAAAAGAAGTAGATGAATACGGTATTAAACGAACCGCGGATCGTGTTCACAACTTTGGGGAATGGCTTGCACACGGCAGTGTTCTTCCAGAACCAGAAGTGGGAGAAGAATCTAACGGGTTCAAAGATCGTCCAGAAACTTGGCTTTACAAATTGCTATCTTGGATTGACAGTAAAAAGAAACGTAAAATAGAAGTGCATATTGATCGTTGGGACACTTGGGGTATGGTGGAAACACTCGGTTATATTATCCGTCCTATGCTAAAACAACTTAATGAAAACAAACACGGCGCGCCATTTGTTGACGATGAAGATGTTCCGGAAGAACTACGCAGCACTAGCGCACCACCAAAAGAAAACGATTGGGATACAGACGACAATCATTTCAAGCGTTGGGATTGGGTGATGGAAGAAATGATTTTTGCATTTGAAAGTCTTGACGGTGGCAGTAACGAAAATTGGGAAGAACAGTTTGAGTCAGGTGTATATGATCTAAAATGGATCAAACACGAAGATGGTAACTTCCGAATGACAAAGGGTCTAGATCACACTGCGGAAACAGATTGGGATGCACGAAAAGCATACGGTGAACGTATTCAAAATGGCTTCCGTCTATTTGGAAAGTATTATCAATCACTTTGGGATTAACATGACTTACAAACTTCCAGTACTATATAGTCGTGCAGATGCGAAACAACGCAGAGAAGTCAGAGAACAATATATACAACAGCAAAATGGACTTTGTTACTGGTGCAATTGTTCTCTTGATGCTGCTCCACCAAAAGAAATAACAAGTAAGAAAATCAATTGGCGATTATTTCCGCCAAACTTTTTACGTTATCCTGTGCATTTGCAGCACAATCACGGCACTGATTTAACAGAAGGAGCGGTACACGCATACTGCAACGCAGTTATGTGGCAATACCACGGAAGATAGAATGAATTTAAACAACTTGAACGAATCTGAAAAAGATGCTATAATTAAAGAGTTCTTAGAGTTCTTTAATGGGAAAGTTCCAAATCCAGTGAACTATCCCAAGTCGTTTGAGTTCTATTTAAAAATGTACCAGTTTCACTTGAAAAACAAAAAGAATAAGGAACGTAAATGATTAGAGCAATTCTAGCATGTGATGATGATTGGGGTATCGGCAAAGATGGCGACCTACCTTGGCCTCACAATCCAGCGGATTTGAAATGGTTTAAAGAAAAGACTGTAGGTGGGGTTGTTGCAATGGGTAAAGCAACGTGGGACAGTCTACCGAATAAACCTCTACCCAAACGTAACAATATTGTGGTCACACGTAGTACTGATGATAAGCGGGGGCCTTATCATTTTCTAACATTCGAACAAGCAGAAACTCATTTGGTTAGTATGAGTAAGTTGCAAAATGTATGGATTATCGGTGGGGCAAAACTTATTGAAGGTTTGTTACCTATCATCGAAGAATTTCATCTGAGTAGAATTAGTGGAACATATGAATGTGATACATTTCTACCCAGCACACCTATTCTTGAAAACTATACATTAGTTAGTAGCGAAATGCAGGGAGATGTCTACGTAGACATTTATCGTCGCCGTGATAATTAATTGGTCAGTTGAAGACATAAAGACTGAAATCGAAAAGATTGCTTATAATGAATCCGATCCTCGTATGGATGGGTTCGTAACTTGGGGATGCAAAAAAGACTTGTATGAAATTCTTTGGTTTGTGCAAGAAAAGCTAAGTAAGTGCAGCACATATACTGGTGAAGAAGATTTCATCAAAAAGCGAAACATTGATAAAATGTGGAAGGTATTAAAAGATGAATGATGAATTGTATCAATTCCTAGCATGTGACTATTATGCCACAGGCGAAGGCAGAAGCGTGATGCTACTGATTACTCGTGCTTATCCGCACGTTGATGATTACGAAACTCGTGGTAGCTTTGATAATGGTGTTTATACACCCGGTACACTCAAAAAAGGCATGTCTGATAAAACTATTGCTGCAAGAGAATTTGTGGAACATTTTGGCGGCTATTATCTACAAGGTGCAGAAAACCTACCACGCGAAGAATTCTTAAAACGGTTTGGACATCACTTGCCCGAATATGTTCATAAAATGTTGAACGCAGAAGGCAACGACCGTCCTGGCAACTTCAACTTCGTACAAAGCGTACACTTTAACTATTCATAAAAGGTTACTATAATGATTAGATGGTATGATTGGGCTGTAGCACTTTTAGCAGCAGACTTACTAATTGCAAATTCAAAAGTCGCCATATTCGCGGACGTTTGGTATATGAGTATAATCGGCGGGGTTGCCGCATACTTTGTTTGGGATTTGTGGAATGATACCTATATTCCATTCAGAAAACGCCAAGAGGAAAACAGATGATATTAGTAGTTGGTTGTGGTTTTGTAGGTGAAACTGTTGCAGCAAGTCTTGAAGCGGACGAAAAAGAAGTTGTTCGCATAGACCCAAAGTATAACAATAACAAGATTTCAGACTATCCAAATGCTAGGGGTGCAGTGGTCGCCGTGCCGACACCAACTGTTGAAGGTAAGTGTGATGATAGTATTATTCGTAGTGTGATTGCAGAAGTTGGCGACATTCCAATTCTTCTTAAAAGCACAGTACCATTCCCAATGATGGAAACATATCCGTCAAATGTGATTTACAATCCAGAGTTTTTGAGAGCGAAAACAGCAGCAGACGACTTTGCAAATCAAAAGTATTTTATTCTTGGTGGCGGGACAAATCTACAGCGTTTTTTCTGGAAACAAACATTTGGATATCTTGATGTAGAATTCATAGATACAGATCGTAAAACTGCAAGCATGGTAAAGTACATGCATAATGCATGGCTTGCTACAAAAGTTGCATTCTTCCATGAAGTATTTTGGCAGATCGGTGAACATTATAATCACGAACAGATGATTGATATTCTTTCTAAGTTTGAAAACATCGGACCATCACACATGGTCGCTCCAAATGATGAAGGGAAACTTGGATACAGTGGCCACTGTTTCCCCAAAGATACAGAAGCATTCTATGATTTTACTGGAAGTAGAATTATGCAGAGAGTTATTGAAGTGAATAACTCATTACGGAAAAAATAATGTTACTTGGTACACGATTAGAATATTGCGTCAGTGATTTGTTACTAAAGAAAATAAACGTGAATGACGTTTATGCAATCGTGGGCGATACTCGTATAAACTTTCACAACACAGAAGATGCAACACATTGGTGGAATCGTCAGTTGGATCCAATGACTTCACACTTGTCACAAGGTAGAAACTCATTACATCTTTATGATTTTGAAGAAGTATATCAATACATTCTTACACTAATTGACAGTGGTAAGTTAGTATTGCGAGATAAAGCATTGCCATCACATGCATTCGATGCTATGATATCTGATTTGAAAAATCATTGGTATCAGATAAATCTGAGAGAAGTTGACATGGAACCAGCAGTCAAGTTGGCGTGGGAACACTATGTGTTGTTATCGGGATTGTGTAAATAATGTCAAAACTTTATTTTGGTATATGCCCATATGGTTCGCTAGTTGATGTGTTCATTAATCTGTTAGCAGGTTGGAGTGATAATTGGTTACAACCCTGCGCCCCAGACATAAACCGCAACGGTTACCCAATACACCGAGTACATGAACCATATGTGTTACAACTGACTAATAATAAACCGCTAACATTCAGGGATATTGATTGGCGCGGAAGAATGTCGGAAATTGAAGATGTGCTAAGAAACGCCAACAATAAAGATGTGTGGATAGGTACGTTTGATCCAAGTCAAGCAGAATTAATCAAAAATTATTTTGATGATAATGCAACTATTGTTGGTATTTCTTATGGGGCAGACCAACGAGAGGTTGTATTAAATAACGCAATATGCTATTATGATTTATCTGATATAGATGATCCTGTATTACGTCAGCCCATGTATTTGCAAAAATATAAGGCAGACAAAGCCAAATGGGATGCGCGTATACCTAAAGAGTTTATACCAGATGCCGAAATTCTATTTGATATTAAAGATTTCTTTAATCCAGAAATTTTTATTGCGCAAGTAGAAGCGTTCAATGGTAAACGAAACGAAAAGCAACTTGCTTACTACTATGATTGGTTTTATAAAAATCAAGGAGATCGAAAATGAAAGTGTCTAAAATACCAGGCTGTGGTAGCTATGGTGTGTTCATAGATGATGTAGATTTTAATACTATGTCAGACGACGAGTGGATGGAAATCGGAAAAATCCATATGAAGGAACTCGTAACTATTATCCGAAAAACAAATTTAACGCGGGATAATTATCATTCTTGGATGAAAAAGTGGGGCGACGACCGCATGACATTCTTTGCACTACTAAAAGAAAAGTATCCAAACTGGGATGGAAAAATATCAAGTATTCCAATGCAATCCGATTGGGATCAAGAAGATATTGATTGTGTACTAGGTTTTAGCAGAGTAGTCGAAGGTGGCGGTAGAACAAAAGGTCACATAATCCGTGTTAGTGGCAAAAAGGATGAGCATGGTAATCCGCTTGGCATGTTTGCAGAGGGGGAACTACTATGGCATAGCAACGAAAGTGGCAACCCTGTATTTGCACCAAATGTATCGCTGCTTGGAGTTGAAGGAACTACTAAAAGTGCAACTGGTTTCCTGACAACAGTGGACTATTATGAAAGCGTAAGTGAAAGTTTCCGTAGTGAATTAAATGACATGGTTTTATTACACAACTTCACTCCCGGAAAAATCAATCCCGGTTTAAACGGGTATCAAGATAATATGATGTATAAAAATATGGCTCCATTCCCAAACGAAGAAATTCCGATGGTTATTAAAAGTCCATACGGTCATGTTGGTCTACACTACAGTTTCAACACTGTGACTGCAATCAAAGATATGTCACAGGCAGAAAGCGACAAGTTATTAGAAAAAATTCGCAAAGAACTTGAAGTTCCAGAATACATCTACGACCATTGGTATGAACAGGACGGTGATCTATGCTTGTTTGACAATAGTATAACACAACACCGCCGCTTGGGTGAAACTGACAATCGTTTGTGCCTACGATACCAATATGATCCAAGTCACCTTCAAACTGAACCTTGGATTCCATATCTACAGCAGCCTTATATTGATCGTTATATTGATCGCATACATTATATTGTACATTCTCTTAAAGGTAACGCATCGTCATATAAACTTCCAAATAAAACTACACAGGAATTGGCATAATGAAAATAGGTCTAAGTTTTTCACGTTGCCTACGTGACATCTATACTGGAAAAGTAAAAGAAGAAGATGTTCTTGTCATTATTGCAAGGACAGACTTTGATCCACATAATGACAATCATTGGTCTTCTATTTGGGATGGTTACGTCTACGGTGGGTTAAGCAATCCAGAATGGTGGGATTTCAAAGATGAACACGACGACTTTAGACGTATGGCAGTAAGACTATATGACACTGGAAAGTTGCACCAACCCCGTAAATTCGGCGCACACCCACCAAGACTTCCATACTATTGGTTAGATTGCGTAGTAACACCAGAAGACACTGAAAATGTTCCTGCTATCAAACAAGCGTGGGAACATTACCAAATGGTTGCCAATCTTTGTTCTTGACAACATAGTGCCAGTGTGCTATATTGACGGCATAAACAACTAGGAGAATAGTATGTCAGGTATGCACTTACTTGGTCCTGCGTATAGCACAACTAACACACGCAAGCGCAAAGCAAAGAACAAGACAAAAAAACTACTAGCAGCCGAAGCAGAACACGAAAAGTTCTTGCAAAAAATGGGCGTTGGCAAATCAACACACATGCTCTATGACAAGTGGGGCAAACGTGTTGGCATTAATGAAATTCCGGACTACCGTGAACATCAATCAACTGCGACATTGAGTAATCGGGTTTCGGCCAATGGCGCTGCCCGTGAACAACAAAAGTATACAGGTGACGAAATTGCAGGTATCGTTGTTACACACAAAAGCAATTTGATGCCAGTTCGTAAAGATAATAAACAAGCTGCAAAAGATGCAGCAAGTATGCGGAGGTAATAATGAAGCAGATTTTGGATTATATTTTTAAATCCTCAAACACAACAACAGATTTGAGTAAGCATCGTGTTTATACAATTCGTTATGAGGACTTGTGCCAATGAAGTATGCAGTAAAGATAATGCTTGCCGCCGATGATTGGATTTATATTACAGAAGATACACATGGTAAATGTTGGGATCTAAACCCTGTTCTGTTTGAAACACAAGAGCAAGCAGAAGATTTCGCTAAGTCATGGCGCAAACGTGGAAAAGAACGTTACGTACAAGTAGTAGAATACGATGCATCCTAAATTTAAAGAAGCAGTGAGTTGGGCATTTCATTCTGAGGATGAAGATGCTATTCGCAATGAACTTGGTTATGACGGTGACATGGAAACCGTATATGTTGTAGTTGCACTTCTGAATAAGTTAAAAGCAGATTATGACGAAGTACACTATTGGAGTGAAAGTTAGTGCCAGTACATGCGATGATCGACTTGGAAACGCTGGGAACTAAACCTGACTGTCAAGTTCTTACTATTGGCGGAATCAAGTTCGATCCAAATACTAAGGAAGAACCTTGGAGTGAGTTCTACATGCAACTTGATATCGATGATCAAGAACACATGGGTAGAAGCGTTGACAATGATACACTTGAATGGTGGGGGAAACAAGAGCCAGAAATCATCGAAGCTGCATTTACTCCGCATAATCGTATTCTTCCAAAAACTATGCTTCAAGAATTGAAGAAATGGTGCGTTGGCGTGGATACGTTCTGGGCGCAAGGAGTTTCATTTGATATTGTTATCATTGAAAACATGTGCAGAATGTATGATATTCCAATCCCATGGCCATTCTGGAAAGTAAAAGATAGTCGCACGTTGCTTGGTATCGTGTCTATGGACCCGCGCAAACGCTACCAGTTTGCTGCACACAATGCACTAGAAGATTGTCGCATTCAAGCAAAGAGTGTACAAGATGCTATTGCAGAACTTGGAATTCAAATCAGATAGGTGAAACATTGAAGACGTATTGAAATTTATATTTGTGTATCTACTTGGCGCATTCACTGCGATTGGACTGACCGCAATATTGCATATTGACAGTTGGGAATATTGTAACGCACGTTACGACAATCCCGAAGATGTGTCAGAATGTCAATGGTTACTACACAATATTTGATTGACATTTATATACGAATCGTATATAAAAATACACTCAATAAAGGAAAACAAATGACTGACAATGTGATAAACATACGAGACTATTTCGGTAAGAAAGAAGTCAAAGATGATGTGGAGTATCCACTACCAAGTCTTCCACAATTCGAATTGAGTGCAGGTACACTTGCATTTATGAGAAATACAATTGGTATTCTACGTGAAGAATCCATTGATCCGATGGAAGATGAAGTATCTGTAGACGTAATACTGCTTTGTATGCTTTTCACTGCGTTAGTGAAACGTACAAGGGGCGAACACGATAACATGTATGATTTTTTTGGCGATATGAAGCTGATGGTATTTGGCGATTTCGACGACGAGGATGATCAAGATGAATAATATTATTATGGCATTCAAAAATGACGACTCTGATAAATATGCTGCAACGACTAATAAGGAAATACTACCAGTGAGCGGAGACATTATCACAGAAGCAGGAAGATCAATGCTTCTTGACAAAATTTCACGACTATTCAAGCGCAAACCCGAAATTTCGGAACGGATTGCTGCGGCAAGATCGCAGGGTGGACTTGAAGAAAACGAAGAACTACACGGCGCTCTGGAAGACATGCAGCGTATTGATATTGAAATCTATCGTCTCCAGTCCATGTTGGATGGTGCTACACTACTGCCAAAAATGAAATCCGGTGATTACGAAACTGCGACACACGGTACAACTGTAACTATTAAAAACTTAGATACTAATCGCATCGTGTCATACACAATTCTTGGTGAGGTTGAAAGTGACCCATCTGCTGGTATCATTAGTTTTAAATCTCCTCTTGGAAAAGAACTACTAGGATCCAAAGTTGGAGATTTCATCGATATTGAACGCGGTGACGATTTCATTGAATATGAAATTCTGAAAATTTTCGTAAAATAATTGTTGACATCCGTTGCGAATCACACTATAAAGATAGTGTAAGAAAGAGAAACGAATGGAGTATTAATGAAGGGTATCAATGCAGCAAGCCTAGCTTTCAATGCCGCAGTAATTATCGGTATGGTAGCAATCACAAATGGCTATGCAAATACTAACAGTCAAGATGATGTTCAATACAATGCAGTGATTGGCATGGATGCAGTCACACCTGATCGTGTAGTAGTTATTGAGCGACCGGTAGTTGTTGAAAAAGCTGTCTACACTAATGAACTAACCGCGGAAATGCTTGCACAACGTGCAGCGTTTATTGCAAACCCAGAAAGCGATGCAGAGCAATTTTGCATGGCACAGAACATTTTCTTTGAGGCTGGTATTGACAATCTAGCAGGTATGGCAGCAGTAGCAAACACTGTTCTCAACCGAGTAGAACATGACCATTATCCTGATACAATTTGCGGGGTAATTCATCAAGGTCACAAAGACGCAAATGGAAACATGATCCGCAATCAATGCCAATTCTCTTGGTATTGTGATGGTAAGAGTGATCGTATTCCAGAAAGCGAAAACTGGGAACGTGCCAAAGCAGTTGCTTGGGACATTCTGAATACTAACGAATATCGTGGTCTCGCAGAAGGTGCAACGCACTATCACGCGACTTACGTAAATCCATACTGGTCGCGTTCGGCCAGTATGGACGAAATCGGACAAATCGGCGCACATCTTTTTTATCGTTGGCAATCATAAAAGGACTTGACAATGGCACGATGTTGATGTAATATAAACTTACTAATTAATATAGAGATATTGGACCGTATGTGAAACAATGTCCAAACACAAATAAACTTTCATACGCATTATAATCTAATACTAAACTTTAATATAAACAGACCATACCGGGGCAACGTCATTAAACTTATGTCCCTCACGAAATTGTCAACATGAGGAAAATATGACAACTTTCAATACTACTGCTGGCCAGAAAACTTTCAATCGCAACAAATCTGGTAAGCCAGCTGGACAAAAGCGTCCGCCCCGCCGTCTCTCGCCTTCGATGGATGAAGCAGTGAAGATGATTAAGAAACTGAATGGGCGTAACAAGATTTACGGCATGATGTCAACTAATGAACGCGGTGATGTGACCGAAGTGGGTGTATACAATGGTATCACTAAAAAGTATGCATTGTATCGCACTGATCTGATAGACAGTGATGCAATCGCTGAATTCAAAGAAATTATCGGCGCTTAACATAATCGGCGGGGGCGACCCCGCCATTACAATTTAAGGTATCGTTATGAAATATTTTCTCCTAGAACCAACTTACAAAAAGTCAGTTGTTGAATATACTACATTTGTTAAAAAGACAGAAGATGCAACAATTCGTGCTACCCGCGAAGAAGGATATCGCTGGGGATCATGGATCATTAAAGTACCAGAAACAGTAGAAGATGCTGTTGAATGGTGCGCAGATATGAATTGCAGTTTCGAAGACGATTTTGAAAATGATCTTGACGCACTGATTGAATCTGCAACACCAGATGTAAACAACGATTTCCATGAAGTAGATGATTACAACAATGAATTTGTAGAATTGTTTGACGGGTGTTGGGCAGATTGGACCATTCACGTCACCGGAGACGGCAAAGACAACTACGACGAAGAAGAAATTCAAGAAGAAGTAGAAAACGCTTGGGATGAAGAATGGAACTCTGGTGTTGAAAATGTAGGATATGAAGAACTGGGTTGTTGGTGCGAAATCCAAGTAGAACCAAAACTTACACCATGTGATGAACGCGGTGCTATCCTTGATGAAGTTGAGGCGTAAATGCGTATTGAAAACGAAATTCTTTTAGACTATAGTGACGTTCTTATTCGTCCAAAGCGTAGCACACTTGCATCCCGAAGTGATGTTGACCTAGAACGCAAGTTCGCATTCCGTAACTACGATCCACATTTTGAACATGAAAGTTGGGATGATCATCATTACGAAGGTGTCCCGATCATGGCAGCAAACATGGATGGTGTTGGAACATTTGCTATGGCAGATGAACTTGCCAAACAGAAGATTTTTACTTGTTTAGTCAAAACATATTCCAAAGATGATTTGATTGAATACTTTAGTACTGATAATTATCATCGTACAGATTATGTTGCAATGAGCATCGGTACAAGTAATGCTGACTATCATAAGTTTGTTCAGGTATATACAAGTGTTGGTGAACAATTAAAATATCTATGTATTGATGTTGCGAATGGTTATAGTGAAGCGTTTGTTACACACGTAGGTGAAATTCGTAAGAGTCACCCACACATTGTAATCATCGCAGGTAACGTAGTTACTGCGGATCAAACACAGGAGTTAATCTTAAATGGCGCAGATATTGTCAAAGTGGGCATTGGTCCTGGTAGTGTGTGTACTACTCGTATTCAAACCGGTGTCGGCTATCCCCAACTATCAGCAGTTATCGAATGTGCAGATGCTGCTCACGGCCTTGGAGGTCATATTATTGCTGACGGTGGTTGTACTTGCCCTGGTGATGTTGCTAAAGCATTTGCTGCTGGTGCTGACTTTGTGATGCTTGGTGGCATGCTTGCCGGACACGACGAAGGTGGTGGTGAAGTAATTACAAAACGCTATCACACTAATGAACTAAGATTAAAAGATATAGCAGACCTTGGCAAAACTTGGAATAGCAGTAACCTAATTATTGAAGAAAAACAGTTTGTACAATTTTACGGAATGAGTAGTGATGCAGCAAACACAAAACATTTTGGCGGTCTTAAAGACTATCGTGCTAGTGAAGGACGAGAAGTCCTTGTCCCTTACCGAGGAGCAGTTGCAGGAACAGTCCAAACGATTTTGGGAGGTGTACGCAGCACTTGCACATATGTCGGGGCCGCGACACTGAAACAGCTAAGTAAATGCACGACATTTGTTCGTGTAAACAATCAATACAATCGGACATATGAGACCACAACTACAAAAATGTAAGGAAACATTATGGAACTTATTATTACACTACTAGTATGGGCAGCGTTCGGTTGGCTCTGTCACGAAATGGCAAAAACACGTGGACGCAATACCACGACATGGACTATCATGGGTCTATTGTTTGGTCTATTTGCAGTTATCGTTCTAGCATTGATCGGCAAAGCGGAATCCAATCAATAAGACTATGGGATCAGGTTTAACTATAGTCTCCTCAAAAACTTACAAAGATGTGAAGTTACCATACTGCATCACAGTGGCGTTTGACGGAGACAGCAAGCAACTAAGAAGTGAGTTAGTCTCCCGATACAATCAGGGAGACTTCTCCTGCCTGATAGAACGTTACAAGAGCCTTGCAATAATAAATTTTAGAAAAGAAGAAGACGCAGCAGATTTTTTAATGAGGGTATCATGAGTAAAAAAATAGGATTCACTGCATCGAGTTTCGATCTGTTTCATGCAGGTCACACTCTAATGCTTGAAGAAGCAAAACAGCAATGTGACTATCTTATAGTTGGATTACAAACTGATCCAACACTAGATCGTCCATCAAAGAATAAACCAGTACAAACGGTAGTAGAACGTTATCTGCAACTACGCGCATGTAAGTATGTGGACGAAATCATTCCATATGCAACAGAGCAAGATTTGGAAGATATTCTTTCTGGTATGCATATTGATGTTCGTATTCTTGGGGTAGAATACCGTGACAAAGATTTTACTGGTAGAGATATTTGCAAGAAGCGCGATATTGACATTTATTTTAATGAGCGTGATCACCGATTTAGCACAAGCGATTTGAGACTGAGAGTAGCAGAGGCGGAAAAGACCAAAGGGAAAAAATAATCACAAGTATGCTATCCACAACTATGATGATATGACTATATATTATCGGTTTGGGAGTATGCATAGGGACGAAGGTCCAGCATAATGTGATCACATAGTCAAGCAAAAGATTTGGTATCAGTATGGAAAGATTCATCGTGTAGATGGTCCCGCGTTTATTCAAGTTGATGAAGAATTTTTCTATTGGCATGATACAATAATGGAGTTTGACACTTGGATTAAATGGACAACTGCTCCAGAAGAAAAAAAAGCAGAACTAATTTTAAAATACGGTTAACAATGGCAATTCAAAAAGAAACGATACTAGAAGTAGAACACTTCACAGACAGACTATTCAGAATTCGTACAACTCGCTCACCAAACATTAAGTTTCGTGACGGTGAGTTTCTAATGATCGGGATCGAAGTAGATGGTAAGCCACTCCTACGTGCATATTCAGTTGCATCTCCCAACTATGAAGAATACTTAGAATTCTTTTCAATCAAAGTTCAAGATGGTCCACTCACAAGTAGACTGCAACATGTTAAAGTTGGCGACGAATTGCTTGTAAACACAAAAGCAGTTGGCACACTTGTAATGGACAATATCAAGTCTGGGAGAAACTTGTATCTACTCGCAACTGGTACTGGTGTCGCACCATTTATGAGTATTACAAGATCATTAGATTTTTATGATAACTTTGATCGTGTTATTCTGATGTGGGGAACACGTGAAATTGCAGAACTTGCGTATCACGATTTTCTAAATACACTCAATGACCACGAAATATACGGTGAAGTCACTCAAGGTAAATTTGTATTTTATCCAACAGTGACACGCGAAGACTTCCATACTACTGGAAGAATTACAGACGCACTTTATACTGGTAAGGTTCAAGATAAATTAAACATAGAGCCGTTCGATCCAGAACACGATAGAGTGATGGTGTGTGGTTCTCATGAAATGAATATGGAGTTGAGAAAATACTTCATTGAAGAACAGGGATGCACGGAAGGCAACGCCAACACTAAAGGTGAATTCGTGCTAGAAAAAGCATTTGTAGGATAAACATGGAAGCAAAGATTTATACAAAAACGCAATGCACCTTTTGTGTGCAAGCAAAGACACTAATGACTATTCGTAATATCAAATTTGAAGAAATCAATCTAGAGACAACTGAGGGCGCACGGGAATCGCTAATGGAAGCATGTGCAGCAGAAAACGTTGTACCTCGCACTGTTCCACAAATTTGGTTAGATGGTGAATACGTTGGCGGGTTCACTGAGTTAAAAGCAAAACTTGATCAAATCTAATAAATATATATAGGGGTCATAGGATCCCTTCGGGGATCCGCTCTTATTAGACCCCAATCTATTAGGAGCGAATAATGAAATTCTCAAACGTGGAAAAAGATGGATACGAAAGAGTAATCCGTGTCACAGATGATGCGTCTGGATTAGATGCATTTATAGCACTTCACAGCACAAAGTTAGGCCCAGCAATAGGTGGCATACGACTGTATGACTATCAGAATGAGCAAGATCAATTAACTGATGCACTACGTTTGAGTAAAGGTATGACGTTTAAAAATGCAGCAGGTGGACTAGATCACGGCGGCGCGAAAACGACAGTGAATGCAAACAAGATAAAAAACAGAGAAGCCGCTTTTCAGATACTAGGGAAAGCGGTTAACCTTTTAGATGGGGCATATATTTGTGCAGGTGATATTGGCACGACAACAGCCGACTTGTATAAAGTAAACGATGGCACGAGTTATGTTGCTGGTATCACACTAGATAGCAGTCACCCAACAGCATTGGGCGTTCACACTTGTATCGACACACTACTAAAGCACAACAACAATCGCATTAACGGTTCGACATTTATTGTCCAAGGACTTGGTAAAGTAGGTTCACGACTCGTAACAATGTTACAAAGAGACAGCGGCATTGTGTTTGGTGTAGACCCGTTCACTACGATGGATACGGTGAAAATGCTATCAAGCCAACATATGTTCTCAACGCCAGCCACCATGTATGTACCGTGTGCGTTAGGTGCTACGCTAAATCTAAGATCACTAAATACTATGAAGCCAAAATTAGTATGCGGTAGTGCAAACAACCAATTCGAAACAGAGAATGATGTTGGTATAGCACAAAATCTTGGATACAAATATGTTCCAGATTTTATCGCAAACTGCGGTGGGGTCGTGGCCGTTGCTCTGGACTTTCAAAAGAAAGACTATCAAAAAGCACTGACAACTGATCTAGCAGATAAAGTAAAAGATATTCTAGACGAAGCAGAACACGATGGAGTCCCTGCACAAATCGTAGCAGAGCGTTTTGCAAATCGTAGACTACAGTGAGGTACATATGTCAGATAGTGAACAGCAGAAATTAATAATGTTGTCTGAGGTACTTGAGACCAGACTAAGAAAACAAAAAGAACTTGACTATTATCAGAAGCAGTTGGAAAAACTAGAACAAAAGATGTTCTTCATTAAGAAGGACATCGAAGTTACCAACTTGATAATCTCTATGATAGAGAGTGAAAAAATAATGGATTTCCAAGAACGTATGGAAGAACGTTTGCTGATACGAAAAGATGATGATTAAAACTTGACATTCGTGCGAATCATGCTATATTAATAATGTAGTCAAGAGAGAGAGACGCAAATGACCAAGTTCGTAAAAGAAAACTTCATCAAAGACGGCGAATATGTTTATTACGGCCAGTACAGCATGAAGAACTTTGTTGCTCGTTTCAAACATCGCGGGCCGATCACTAAAGCAAAGTTCTTAAAAGAACTGATTGCTAACCATTCTGTAGAAAGCTACTTTGCTGGAATGGCTGAAGGAAAAGCTCCTCTTGCAATCCTGCGTGATGCTAACGAAGATTGGTTCTATGGCCTGCTGGGTATGAAATAAGGAATGACTGATATGAACAACTACGACTATGCTTACTACGAGGGTGCGGACCTGAAACAGTACTCCAAGCCTATTAAGCCAACACTTGGTCGCGACCCAAATTCTGAAGAAGCTCTTGTGTATGCTTACGCTTTAGCTGAATATGAACGTGAACTTGAATCATATAAAGAAAATATTGCATACTATACCTCACAAAAAACTCTTCGTATGAAGGAGTTGCGGGAAGCTATTCAAGCCGATTATGATATCAATGAAAAGCAATTTGCAGTGCTATGGGGACCTGCATACGAAGATGGACACAGTGAAGGTCTTCGTCAAGTAGTAAATCGCTTTGACGAATACTACGACATGGCATCGGCTTTTGCCGCGTTGGAGGGTTAAATGGAAAAGATTTCTGCCTTGCTACGTGATGATCTATATGATTCTAAAGATTGGAAACAAGCTGATCTAGCAGGTCGCGTTGAATGGTTGATTGCTATGCTTGAGAACTATCGCGATGAAATTGATATGTGGACTGATATTATTAACAGAGAGTCAACAGTTGGAATGGAGGATTAAATGGCTATTGCTCGTAAAAACAAACTTTACCACTTCAGGTGACTATGTTTTCTACGGTAAAGCAAAGCCTGAAAATTTTGTAGCGCGGTTTAAGCATTGCGGGCCTTTCACTAAAGCAAAGTTCATCAAAGAACTAATCGCAAATCATACTGTTGAAGGTTACTTCGCAGAGCGTGACGCCGGTAAGGCTCCGCTTGCAATTCTTCGTGATGCAAACGAAGATTAGTACTACGGTATTCTTGAAGTATTCAGCGGAAAATCTTTCCGCTAATTTTCTTGACAAACTAAACGAATCACGATATAACAGTTATGTAATCAAGAGAGGTCATCATGAAAGTTACCGTTCAACACATCAACCAAAACGAAATCACTGGTTCAGTAGAAGGGTTTACTGATGTTGCAGAAGTGAACGTGTGGCACACTGAAGACATCGACGAAGCACTTGAATATGCTTACCGTTACACTAACAACGTTGACGGTTCGTGGAGCATGAAGATTGGTGCGGATGCTAACGATGATGTAACTGTTCTTGCCCCGCTTCATGTTGCTAACGGGCGCACTTACGGGCTGCGTAGCACTTCAATGTTTGATCGCATGGTAGCGAACGGTAAGACCTATAAAGTTGCAATGATGGGCTTCAAAGAAGTAGAAACGGTGTAAGAATTTAAAAAAATATTCTTGACATTCACCGCGAATCACATTATACATATACTGTAACAAAGGGAGTTAAAGATGGATCGTCAGGAACTTTTGAAACTTGTGGAAGCGAAATTCGAAGAAGTACATGACCTAGTATATGATGGACTGGTCGGTCGTGAGCCCGAGACCCATCCTTTACTAGTTGAAATGTGGGAAGTTTTCAAAAAACTAGAAAAACTTTCTTGACATTCTATGCGAATCACGATATAAACATACTGTAACAAAGAGAGATACACAGATGAAAATGACTGCAAAAGAAATGGAAACCGTTCTCACTCTTATCGGCAAAGGCGACTTTGATCAAATTGTAAAGGTCGCAGAACGTGTTAAACTTCAACGCACTTTCGTTCAAAATCAAAATCGTCGTACACTTGTGATCGGCGACAATGTTGAATTTGTTGCGCGTGATGTTCTTATCAATGGCGAAGTCACCAAAATCAATCGCAAGACTGTTATGGTTCGCCAAGTGAACCGCAACAATATGACTACGAACTGGAAAGTTCCCGCTGAAATGTTGAAAAAAGTAGCATAAGGATAAGATTATGGGACTTCTACTATCAAAGTTCTTGGTAAAAAAAGTTCTTGACTTTAGACGCAGAATCGACTATATTAAGATTATAGAGATTGAGACAGACACATGAAACAACTACTAATCATCCCAGCACTACTAGGTCTTGCAGCATGTCAGACTACGACTCAACCCGCTAAAGTTTACTATCCTGTACAAAAATGCGGCTATGTTGATGTTCCGGTTTATGGAGTGCTAGATCGCCCAGCATCTGGTGGTGAAGTAGTTGGTGGTGCTGTTGTCGGCGGCGTTCTAGGCAACGTTGTCAGCGAAGGGAACGATGGCGCTACTATCGTTGGTGCAATTATCGGCGGCGCACTTGCAAATCAACGTCGCCAAGAACAAGTAATCGTAGGATACAATCAAGAATATCAGTGTTGGACTGAGTACAAATAACAGTCCAAACTAATGTCTCCTTAGCTCAGTTGGATAGAGCAAGTGACTTCTAATCACTAGGTCGAGGGTTCGAATCCTTCAGGGGACGCCAATAATGCCCGCGTGGTGAAATAGGTAACCACATTAGACTTAAAATCTGACGCGTAATGCTTACCGGTTCGAGTCCGGTCGCGGGTACCAACTCTGGGGGATTAGCTCAATTGGTTAGAGCTACCCGCTCATAACGGGTCGGTTGGGGGTTCAAGTCCCTCATCCCCTACCAAACAAAAAAAAGGTTATACGGAATGTGGGCATTGTTTATAATCACTAATGTATTGGCAGCAGACGGTAGTATGGATGCACAGTACACACGATATGCAGAATATCAAACACCAGAGGTGTGTAGTATTGAAGCGGCGCTGCAAGAAGCCAACTTTCAGAGTGGTGAATCCGCGATGTGCGAATTCATCGGCGACGAACCGGGTCGCAAATGGGTACACGGTATCACAGTAACAGTTTCGGGTTACTAATAAAATTTGGGTGTGTCGTCTAATTGGTGAAGGCCTCCGTCTCATAAACGGATGATTGATGGGTTCGAGTCCCTCCGCACCTACCAAGATAGAGAGTGAACGATGATTAAGATTCAAGGTCGAATCCCACGCAAAGTTGTTGTTGCTACCAGTGGTGGTGTGGACAGCATGGCTGTGGTTGATTTCCTGAAACGCAATCACACTGTCGCAATGCAGTTTGTGCATCATGGAACGGATACTAGCGAAGAAGCGTACCGGTTCCTACGTGAATACGAACTAGACAGTGGCGTTCCTCTCTATGTTGATTACATTGACACAGCCGTTCCAAACGGCGATAGTCAAGAAGAACATTGGCGCAATGAACGTTACAAAGTGTTTCATTCGCTTGATGTTCCGGTGATTACATGTCACCACTTAGATGATTGTGCAGAAACTTGGATTTGGTCAAGTTTGAATGGTATGGGAAAGATGATCCCATATCGCAATGAGAACGTCATTCGTCCGTTTCGTCTAAATCGCAAAAGTGAATTCATTGAATGGTGTGAACGTAAAAACGTAAAGTGGGTAGAAGATAAAAGCAATAGTGACAACAAGTATGTTCGTAACTACATTCGCAATGAACTTATGCAACATGCGCTTATCGTAAACCCAGGATTGCATACAGTAGTGAAAAAGAAAGTGGAAGCATCACTGTGAAAGACGACCTCGAAACCTATTACCTACTAGCAGATTGTAAGGAAGCTATTCACGACCTACTACTTGAAATATATAATCGTGATTTGGAATTAGGCGATGAAGCAATGCGGTATCATGCACTACTAGTTAAACTAAAAAGGATGTTAAAATGAGCGAAGTATTTAAAGTACATAAGGCACACAAGATACTTGATTGGATCGAAAGTCATGTAACAGAATGGGCAAATGATCTTGTCGTTGAACATTTTGGTGTAGAGAATGTTGAAGAACTTTCCCGTGAACAACTAGACGAAGTTATTACACAATGGGAAGAACTATCAGATTACGATGGTACTTTGGCTCTCGGGTTTCGCAATGTGATCGGCGTCTGGGAAAACGAACACGACGAATATATTATTTGAGGAAATAAAATGGAAATTACACTACGTAAAGCAAATGCACTACAGAACGCAATCAACGATGCTGTAAAAGCACTTGATCTTCGTTATGATGTAACTCTAAACGAGTTTGAAGACGCAACAGATCAAATTCAAACAGCACGTGACCGTTTCTTTGCAGAGGCTGAAACACGTGATAAACTTCTAATGTCTCTTTATGACATTCGTGCGAAAGTAGCACGTGCAAACGCTGAATCTGGTATCAACGATATGCTTACAAATGTTGCATATCTTGAAAAACAAATCAGCCACAAGCAGATGCTTGCAAGCAAAGGTGTGCAAACTGCCCTTCGTGTTCTTAACGGTCAACTCAATAAGTTGAAAGAAGTTAAAGACGATGGTTATGGTTATAGCCGCCGTGATGTTGTAACTACTATCTTCACTGAGGAAGAAGTTGAGGAGTTTAAGCGTTCTGCAAACGAGTTTAAGCGAGAAAAGCAGCGTCTACAGGACACTCTGCTTGAACTAAACGTGCAGACTACAATTACACTGGATGATGGCACAGAAAACTTCCTAGTGAAGGCTGGCATCCTATAAGGTTTTGGTAGTTTAATAAAACTACCCGGAAAGGGAGAAAGAGAAGAGAATAAGCAACTCGTATGAGATTCATACATAGTCATGGTTTTAAACACCGTCATGCTATTGTGCTCCAGTTTTATTATAGCGTTATGCTTGCACATTGATAACTGGAAATATGAAGCCTTGTGCATTTTGTTTTTTGTAAATTGTTTTGGGTGCGGTCGAGAACGGCCCTTGCATTTTGTCCTGCTTATTGCTCGCTTTCTTCCGATCCGACAGAACGTGACACGTAGCAGTGTCTAGTATGGTTGGTTACCATATGACGAGAAGTGATGTAGCAATCACAACAACAACCCGAAGCAGAGTAATGCCGCATAGCAGTGTGTGTAAGTGTTGATCGTCTGGACTGGGATGAAGCTGTGTGGCCAGCTACGGCGCACCTACAGTGGACTAGGTAGAAGGAATAAAGATGCAACTGCAAAACAATATAGTCAAGTCTTTGGTAAGTGGGTGTGAGCCTTACCTTAACTATCTGGAAACCTAGTTCCTCAACGATACTAGGGAAGTGTGCTGGTAAAACCGATAAATTCCTCTCACAGGATTTGCACGTGGTAGAGACTTGATTATTTTGGGGAGTTGGCCGAGCGGTCGAAGGCAGCGGTCTACTAAACCGTCAGGCGTGAAAGCGTCTCGTGGGTTCGAATCCCACACTCCCCGCCATTATATAAATAGAATCGATGGGCTGGCATGGTGTGCTATGCTGTTTCGTTAAATCTGGGCAGGCGGATGAAACAGAGTGTTCAAGTTGGGTTCGAACCCCACCCCATCTCCAAGAATATAGAAATGACAAAACACGGCGACTGGGAATTTCAAAATCTAAAAAGAGAACTTCGTTATCTTCGCAAACGCTCCGAGATACGATGCTTGAATCCATTTGCGCGGTGTCAGATATCTGGAAGATTTTTATTTTTGCGAAAATGCATAAAAGATAGAATGTCAGTTGCAGGCCCTGCAGGTGAACCGCCGGTGTTTTGGAACAACTATTACGATCCAGTAGAATTTGCATGTTGGGTATTAGTAAATGATTAAAAAAATTCTAACACAATTAGATGATATATTTGCACTTAGTGACGCAAAACGTGTTCTAATACGTGGTGTTATGGATACTAAATTATTTTGGCGTATCTACTTTTGGTGGGGCATAAGACAGGCACGTAAAAGACGACTTTTAAATGAGGCGCGTGTTGCTGCACTGCCCAGATTATCCCACGAAGAATATTGGGAAAACAAAAATAAATAAATAAGTATACTTACAAGAGTAATTTAGGGATAGGTCGTATGGAAGATGTAAAATTATTAGATTATAAATTTGACATTGATGGGTTAAAAGACGCACTTGATCACACCTTAACACTAACGGGTTGGGAACCACATCACAGCCAAATTGCACTGACGCACTTGCCCGGAAGTGATGATGTTTGGTTCGAGGGTACCGGCAGTCTACACTACAAGTTTGGAACTCAAAACTTCGATGAAAATGGTGAGTTAATAAAGCGCGAGACACACTTAGATACATCCGAATTCACAGAATTCAATTCTGCATTGGATGATACGTACTTGCGTGTTGTGTATGACACTATCAAAGCTGATTATAAACTAGGTAGAGTACGTTTGATGGCATTACCCCATAAAAAATGCATGAGTATTCACCGCGATGCGCAACCTAGAATTCACGTGCCTATCATAACAAACAAAAATTGTAGAATGATGATCGATGGTAACGTGTATCATCTAAAAGCAGATGGTTCGGCATATTGGACAAATACATTAAAGCCGCACACTGCATTCAATGCTGATCATTCTGAACTTCGTATTCACATGCTATTCGACCTTGTAATTTAAGAATCATTTACAAAATAAAATAAATATGATATAAGGTATGTACCAATAGCATAGGGGTTTACGTGGTTGAACAAAATTGAGCAATACATTCGACAAAACACTTTTTCCAGACCCACACTCGTCCTAGACGTAGATCAAGTTGAAGAAAACTACAAACAACTTAAAAAAGGGCTAGGATCAGCCCACATTCATTACGCTGTTAAAGCAAATCCTCAAAAAGAAATTCTAGAACGTCTAGTTCATTTAGGCTCTCGCTTCGATGCCGCAAGCATGGGCGAAATCGTCATGTGCATTGATGCTGGCGCAAAACCTGAACATATCAGTTTCGGTAACACTGTAAAACGCGTAGAAGATATTCAATATGCATATATGCGCGGCATCCGTCTCTTTGCAGTAGACAGCATGGAAGAAGCAATGAAAGTCGCACAATACGCACCGGGGTCAGATGTATTTGTTAGAATTCTTGTAGATGCAACAGAAGCAGAATGGCCATTGAGTAAGAAGTTCGGCTGCGACAAAGGTATGGCAGTAAACGTGTTCGATGCTTCCAAAATACACGGTCTTAACCCAATTGGCATCAGTTTCCATATTGGTTCACAAACACGACACCCAGAAATGTGGGACGACACGCTTGCAAAAATGGCTGATGTTTGGAATATGATCAAAGGTTTAGGGTACAACCTAACAATGTTGAATTTAGGTGGCGGCTTTCCTGCGTATTATGGCAAAGACATTACAGATTCAGACAAGTATGGCGCATATCTAGTTGACGCTGTGGAAAAACATTTTGGTGATGTAGATTATCTAATGGCAGAACCTGGCAGAGGTATGGTGGGCAATGCAGGTTATATGGCTGCGTCTGTTCTTCTTGTGTCACAAAAATCAAATATAGATACACAACGTTGGGTATATCTTGATGTT